TTTAATAAACCTCTATTACCTAGAGGTAAATACACCAGATTTTCAAAAACCTATCATTATTCAAAGTTGCGAATACTCGTTCCAATTGGAAAACGTGGAATACCATCATTAGTATATCCAAAAAAGCGTACAGTTAACATATCTCCCGGCACTATTGTACCGTCACAAAAATCTTCCCAAATTTGACATCGCTCATAATCTGAACCTTTAGGTTTGACAGCGAACGTCTGACCAGTTTGGGTAACACAAATCAACGAACATTGACCCTCTTGCTTGCCCTTATTTTCCTCAGCCCCAACAATCTTAAATTCTTCATCCATAAACTCTTTATATTTCTGAAGATTATATGACCGTGTGTCAATTTCATATGGGCCGATTTTATTTCGTACCATCGCGCCTTCGTAGCCATCTTGAACGAACGCGTCGTGATACGTCTTTACTTCTTCCGGCGTACTAACTTCATACGTTTCAACAGTTTTCACCTGCTTCATATTAGTTAATAGAGAAGAAAGTGTTCGCCGCCGCGTATCAAAATCATACTCACTAATCATATCGTATACATGATACTGAATAAGTGAGGAATCTTTCACCGGCTTATCTCGCCGTATTAAAGATACAAGCTTTTGGAAGTCGTTCTTTAGGGCGTGATTATATAGTTCACCGTCCAGAACGTGACCGACCCGCAAAACACTTCTTAATTCGGGCGTCAGATGTTCCAACGTGTTGAAGAATTTACCCTGCCGCGACATATACACTACTTTTTCTTCTATTACATCATAGTAAGTTATACAACGAATTCCGTCTATTTTCCTTTGTACAAAAGCCGGATATTGTATTTTCTTACTGTGTTCGGAGAACTTTTGAGCTAACATTGGGCGAAATGGTTTTTCTTGTGGAACTGTTAATGAATAGCCCTTTCTATCCTTCTGCTTATTCCACAGCGAGTTGGCTTCAAGCTCAGCTTGTTGGAGCGGAGTTGTTTCATTAGCCTTATCAATATTTTTCCCTTCACTAACAACTGTGGAAGTTTGCTGTATCTTTCCACCTACCTGTCCATGCCTAACTGCATAAATACCACCACTTAGATGAACATCATAACCAATTTGCCACTCATAAACTTTACCAGTAGACGACAACTTATACAATTTTGGTAGCCAATTCATTCTTATTCCTTTCGCAAGAAAGTATCACACAAAATTCCAAAGTAATTCTTAATCATTTCAATATAGTTCTGATTGTAAATTGCCTTTACGATAGCCCTTAATACTCTAAGAGGCCAAGTAAATCCTAAGATTAGGCGGAGTATATAGTATGTTGTCCACACGAAGAATGATAGTAACCACGGCTCGCTGCTTTTCCAGCACCCTTCTAATGGAGGATATCGCTTCCTAAAAGAAGAACGAATTCTATCATAATAAAACTGTGAGTCCTCAGCCGATACAGCTAGTGATATAATTCCATATATAAATGACGCAAATATAATTCCGTAAAACATTTAATCCTCCATCCATTCTGGTTTTTCACGTTTAGTCCACCGACAATCTACATTCTTTAATTTATTCTGCTTATAGTAAAAGCGATAAGCTTCTATCGTATCTGGTAATTGATAGAGAATTGGCATCGCCTTTGGTGGCTCACTAAAGCTAACACTATCCAAATCTATCGGATTTTCCTTTAAATAATCCAACATGTCAGCGCATTTATGTCTTTTTTCGTATCTAAATTGATACTCATAGCATAACGCATAAGCATGATTTTCAAGCCATTTATAATTCATACCATCATTACGAACCCAAATAGAACATGGGTGTTGTTGATGAGTTGACTTATAGATATTTTCTAGATATTCATTATTGTTTGGATAGTAGTGATGAGCAGTACATAGTAACTGTGTACTTTCTAACGCCATTTTAATGACGTGTTTATCACATAAATATTGTGCTGATTTGACTGGACAACTATCGAGATAGAAGATGTTCATATTTATTTGTATACTTTCCAAATTCAATTATACCAGTAGAAAATTCTACTCTAGTAAGAAATATTGGCCCTAACCCTCTAAATTTTACTTCTGATATTTTTGCAATATATTTTCCATGAAATTGACTCCAGAATATTTTGGAAGTAACTTCCTTACTTCCATTATTTATGTATAATGTAGTTGGTACATTCAATGTACCCGGCTCTATAAACGCAAGAGTATAATCATTATGATATTCAAAATGGATACTTCTTTCACGTTTTATTTCATAAATAACTTCAACCGTTAAGTCTTCCTTAACTAAAAGTAAGGAATCGAACTTGGTTGTTCCAAAGTTAAACTGGCCATTCTTATCTAAGGAAAAGAAGTCGTCACTTACTTTTCCATTAAGAATAGGACGCACTTCTCTTAATCCTGCCGAATTTACTTTATACACAGTTGCAGTAGTAGCTGCGGATGCTATAGCATTATCATGTATATAATACGAATATTCTCGTATTCTTCCAGTATCTTCAACATTAACAGTATCAACACCAACCAATAAGCTAATTAATAATACGATATTCATGTGTTATAAATTTCCTTGTAGCTTTCCTAGGTTTATATCTAGCGTCTCTTATATCTTTACTTATAATGTTTCTATCTTCAATTTCAGTATCATAAGTAGTCCAAGTTTCAGTATAGTATTTACAATAAATATATACTATATCACTACCATTAAAAATTGTAAACTTATACTTATAAGGCCCATCATTTTTTGATAAACTAAATGACTTTCTGACAAAGAAAGCCATTGATATATGAGTGTTCTTTTCTTCTACCCATTCTTTTATTATGATTTGGTCCATAAATCCACTATGGATATCATAATTATTAATCTCGACATATCCGTCTACATAATATGTTGTATGTGTTCTTTCGGCCACACGACCGTCAGAAACTATTAATATAGTTAATAGAAGAAAACTAGTCATGCCGCTTTATTACTGGCATACTATCGCCAGTAGCCTTTCTGTGGGCACGAACAGCTTTATGCGTATCTGGCGGTGACTCTGTTTCTTTATAGGCCGCCTTTACCAACCAACCATTAGTCCAAATATCATTTTCTTTTAGTTGAATGATATTTCCCACTTTTGCATATTCTGACGGAATAAAGGATACTTGTGTTGTAACGCCTTCAGAAGTTTCCAACTCTAGTAAGCATTGTGTGTATTTCATAAACCTGATGACCCAAAACCTTTCTCGCCGCGTTCCGTGGCGTCTAATTCATTAACTTCAATAAGTTCACAGTCTTCTACCTTTTGTATTAGTAGTTGGGCGACCTTACTTCCGGCCGGTATATACATTGATGTTTGGCCGTCAGTGTACTTATTTACGATACCGAGCATTACTTCTATTTCGCCGCGAAAGTCGGCATCTATTACGCCGCCGTAAACCTTTACACCTTGCTTGCCGCGACTACTTTTATCCCAAATAAGGCCGACGTACCCTTCGGGTATCTTAATGGCAATTCCCGTTTTGACGGAAACTATTTTTTCGCTGTCTAATCTTACATCCTCGATTGAATATAGGTCATATCCAGCGCTTTTATATGCTTTGGTTGGAAAAGTGGCGGCTCGATTTACTTTTTTAACTTCTAATTTCATGTAGAAACTCACATAATGTAAAGAATGAATTTATTAATAATACTGTTATTATAGCAAATAGTAATAGTATTGGTATAATAATCCATATAGACCCAATTAAGAATGATAGTACAATTATAGATAGTTTATCTATCATATCTTCGTGTGGCATATCAAACCACGCAAAAGTATTATATACGAAGAATGCAACGCTTATCGCGCTAAGAACATAAAATGTAATCATAAGTTAAACCTTTTCAAGATAAAAGTAATTAAGTCGGGTAACTTCCACAAAATTACAAACGGCCATAATGGAATTGTAACTGCTGTCAGTACTAAGGATACTGCAATTTCTTCTTTAGTGGCAAATTTTAATTGTAAATATGCCGTTACTACACTAAGTATCCAGTAAAAAGATAACGGCGAAAGTAATACGCCAATAATTATGTACGCTAGAAGCATATATTCTTCCTCCACTTACTTTGTTTTTCTTCTATTAACTTTTGGAAGTCTTCGATTGTTCCGCCGCTTAGAAAGAATACTTCTAGAGCACAGTTAATAACATCAACACATTCACTTTTGACCGGTTCAGTTACTTTCTTTCTACCTGACAGGCAGGTTCCAACTTCACCAACTTCCTCGGCTAAATCGTAGAACGCTTGTGCTAAACTTCTTCCGTTCAATTTTGTTAGAAGATTGGCGTTTTCTAAGAAGTCTTCTCGCGGTACTATCGTGCCGTTATACGACTTCATTTTTTCTGCTAATTTACTCATGAAATCCATCCAGGTATACTATGTGTGTATTTTCCAGTTTTCTTATTATAAATGTAATACGTACCACGACCAGCTAAAGGTCCATAGTTCCATTCAACCGAAGCTATTACATCATCATCAGTCATTATAGTACTAAATTCGTCTATAACAGATTGAGCTATTTCACATTCAATACTAACTTTTTGATTCTTTTCAAAGAATTTTATTGATGTATATCTGTCTATTGGAAGTATATAGTCGTCTTTTAATTTATCCATTATTCCCATCCTCTATACTTATAGGTAAATGTACCTATCATATTATTATATATAAAGTAATCACATACTGTATCACTTATAATCCTAACTACTACACAATTGTTCGTTCTTAAAGTACAAACTTTCTAAGTACTTATTGCCGTAGATTTTAGCGTTGCTTTCTTCTTGTGTGCAAGGAATTAAAAGATATGGTTTCTTATCATTACCTATGTATAAAAATATTGTCTTATCTAAACCTTTTGGATTGATACCACTACGATATCCCATATCGTTATCGAAATAAAAAGTATCACCTATTTTAGGCTCTTCAAAATATCCAATTGATACTTTTTTAACATCCAAACAAAGTCTTAGCTTAACGGTCCCTTGCGGGACTACACGACTTGTCGCTGCAAGCGTCGGAACGACTGGTAAACTTCCAATCGCTAATAATGCTGTTCTTCTATCTAGCATACTGCTCTCTCCTCATAATTGTGATAGTAGTTCTTTTTAATGGATTTGAAATAGATATTCCTTTAGTCGCCCAAAAGATTCTTGGTTTAGTTTTAACTTTAAAAAAAGTAAGTGGAATTGCAAGTAATAACTGTCGTCTATTCACTTCGTAACCCCTTCGGTAATAGTAACCTAAACCCCACAAACTTCCCAGTCTCTTCAGAGTGATACACTGTTAATTCATTATTTATTTGAGTAGCTATAGACTCACAATCTTCAACAAAATATGTTAGAAACTGACCATCATCAAACTTAGTTAATCTTGGCCTAAAAGGCTCTCTATCTATAAATTTGTATCCACAGTTTCCGCACTCTTTTAATCCTTTTAACTTATAAAAATAACATACTACGCAGAAATCTTGTGACATACCTTCCTCCCAAAGCTAGATTCACATTCAGTATTCCACGTTTCATGCCAGTACGGTTTATATGCATCTGGCATTACTTTTAGGAGTAGTGGTTGCGGCCCTAATGTAGAGTCCCACTGCAAATATCCATCAAAATCATCTATAAATATGTCTAGTTCTAGTTCCTTAATTAGGACAGCCTTACACATATTACCATACTTGTCATAATCGGCACATCTAACAAGTTGAAATCGTTCTTCCATTCCATCAAAACCAATACCATTCATTCGTAATGAAGATATTACGTGCTCTTTTGGATGTTGGTCTGTAATAATGTAGACGTTTTCAGTTCCATACTTTTCTCGAAAAGTTTTAATGAGATTTCTAAAGACTTCAGGATACTTTGAGATTACTCCACCAATATCAATTCCTATCTTCATGCTCTTCTATCCTTATTGTCGATTCATTGTTCTTGGATAACCAAGGATTATGATAGATTGGATACTCTTTACCAATCTCTACTGAGATTGTGTCTGGATTCCGTATCTTTACTTTGAGGCCGCTATTAGTCTTACCAAGCCATTCGTCTCCATCTTTTCCTATGATGACAGCTTTAGTTCCATACGTTTTATGAATCCTATCTAAATCTTCATTACATCCTGCTGCACCCCACATTAAGACTAGGATTAGTACTCCTAGCCAAAAAAATGGAACTACAATAGAATATATAAAGTCGCCTATCACTTCTTTCATTATTTATTCCTAACACTTATAAAGTACCTTAGTACCACCAACCAACTTTCTATTTACAGATGTGGACATAATATATATCTCATACTGAGAGTATGACGATGGAATTACCTTAATTTCAACACCACTTGGCAAGCCAAGTAAATCTCTCGCATCAGTATCACTGTACATTTTTCCACTAACGGTATCTCGAATAACTATTTCCTTGGCAGCTTGCACTGTTTCAGTCTTAGTTAGTTGATAGAAGGCATTGCCCTTCACATAAGATTTCGAAAGTTCCTTTTCAACGAAATCGCGTATCTGCTTACCACTCCAAGAGTTAGTAACGCCAGCAATTAAAAACTTATGCGTAACATCCTTAACTTCCTTCTTTAGTTTAGTAGGAGAAAAATTGGTGTCGGGCTGATAGAAGCTTGCAGTCTTTGTGATTCCTCTACTTCTTCCGGCATAGTAAGAAGAAATTCCGCCCGAAGTTTTTTCCTCTACCTCCTTTAATTCCTTGGCCGAGCCGTCCCAAGTCGCAATATTATCACTTGGAATGCCATCATTAATTAGAGTTTGTCTCATGGAGACTGGACATCTAATTGTTACCGTAATATTCCCAGTCTTATTTACATCACTTAATAGGCGGCCGATAGTTTTCTTATAGACTATTGACTGATTTTCTTCACCATCAGTAATAGCTAATACTAGAAGGGCGTCTACATAACCTTTTGCAGACACATTTTTCCTCCCGTAATCGTCTATTGCCATACCAATAGTATCATATAGAGCAGTTCCTCCCATATTTTGATATTTTAAAGTATCTATAGTGCTGCTATGTAACGGAACATTTAAATACAATTTATTAATGCACGTTCCAAACACGTATACATTAACTGTTGTCGGCACATTATTCTTATCAGCTTCCTCTCGCAATTTTGCAATTTCCATTTTATAGGAATTTTCCAAGTCGCGAGCAATCCAATCCATAGACCCCGAAAAGTCTAATACGAATGATACGGTTTGTGTTTGTTTTGGTGTCACAATTCTTCTACTAGCCATTATTTTTCTCCTATTAATTTTGAGAGTTGACCTGGAACGGCCAACCTTGCTATCCTAATACATCTTTCTAAACTTTTTAGTTCTGTTTTATTTTTTAGCTGATAAAGCCAAAAGGCTCCATTTTCAAATACATACTTCATACGTCTCGCAGAGGCGTGAGACGAAAAATATAAGTACTTTCCAGGTTTTCCAGACATATGTGAAGCAATCGTTCCATCTCTCCTAAGAAGATAGATAGCCCCATCTATATCCTCAATAGTAATGTAAAAAGCCGGTTTCGTTTTAAAAACCGGCTTATACGATGTTGGTAATTTATGTATTTCAATAGTCAATTTAAACATAAAGCTCCTAGTTACATTTTGACCATCCACAATCAATACACTTTTTGCACCCTTCTTCCCTAATTACTTTTCCAGAACACTCTGGACACTTCTCTTTTTCTTCCGTTCCGTCAGGAATATACTTTTTAAGAACTCTAGCAACTCCACGGGCGAACGAGTGAATTTCCTTAGTCTCTCCAACTTTTTCCAATTGTTTTACTACTAAGTGCATATCTGCACCAGAGCGTAGCAAGGCAGACGTTAGCCTGCTAATAATTTCTTCCATCTCAGCCATTGACGCCGTGATTGGACTTAACTCCAAATCATTTTCAAATTCGGCTTTATAGAAGTTTTCCCGCTTCTTAGTTATGGTTCCACTTTTCACGGATTTATCCAATATACCGTTTCGGCACGCGAATACTTCATAGGGAGTTCCATCTTTTAAGCCAACTAGAACTAGGTATTGCGTACCTCCGACCGTCGTATGGTGAACATCACATGGGAGTTCTTTTGGTCTACCCTCTTCCTTGTTTTTCTCAACTAAAACACCACTCCTACATCCATCTCTATAAATAGTTATACCCTTACAACCGCTCTTAAAAGCTTCAATATATATTTTTGAAACTTCTTCTTCAGTCGCACTGTTTGGTAGGTTAACCGTTGAAGAGATTGCATGACATACATGCTTTTGGGCAGTCGCTTGTAGTTTTACCCTATTAACCCAATTTATATCATTAGCCGTACAGTTATACCACGGAGACTTTGCTAGGTCTTTTACTCCAGTTATATTCATCCATTTCTTTACAGTTGGATGATAAACTTCGAATTCTTGCCATTTATCTCCAGACTTATCTACGAAGTCGACTCTGGATTTTGTGTCTGTAGAATTGATTTTCTTTCTTCTGATATATGGTTCTAATCTGAATAATGGTTCTATTCCAGAAGTTGTTTGGGTTAACAAAGATACAGTTCCGGTAGGAGCGGTTGTTAGTAATGCAACATTTCTTCTACCATACCTTTGCATTTTATTATAAATGTCTTTACCGTCTATTACGCCTGGAATTTTCTGACTAACAAATCGCTTTAAAAACTCACAATCCTTTTCTTTCTCTTTATCCCAACCATCAAAATGACCAAGTTCTTTAGCCATCTCAACTGAGGATTCATAGCAACCCAATTTTAATGCCATATAAAATTTGTCGACCATTTGAATAGCTTCATCTGAATCATACTTTAAGTTTAGTGCGGCTAACGCATCTCCAACTGCTGTAACGCCAGTTCCAGTCCTTCTACCAGAATTATTCATTTCTAATATGCGAACCCACATATTACGTTCAGCAGCTTTTACTTCGGAAGTTTCTGGGTCTTTATCTATCTTCGCGAGAATAGCTTCTATTTTTTCGGCCTCAAGGTCTACCATATCATCCATTAAGCGTTGTGCAATAATAGCATGTTCAACAAACAATTTAAAGTCGAAGTAAGCCTTATCAGTAAATGGATGTACGACATACGATAATAAGTTTTGGCATAATAGACGGCAACTATCTAAACTGCACATTGTTATTTCGGAGCATGGATTACTACTAACACTTCTATATTTCTCATAACAATCGGCTGGACCTAAAAGAATATTGTCCCACATCATAAGCCCTGGCTCTGCTCTTAGCCATGCACTATTTATAATAGTATTCCAAACTTCTTTAGCAGATACCATTTTACTTATAGCTGGCGTACTAGTGTCTTCACATGGCCACCGCAATTCATACTTTTCATCTTTTTCTAAAGCATCTAAAAACTCTTTAGATAGACGAATGGATATATTTGCACCAGTAACCTCAGTATCATTATTCTTAATAGTGGCAAACTTTAGAACGTCTGGATGATGGACACTTAATGTGAGCATCAATGCTCCACGACGACCTGAATTGTGAACATATATTCCATTACACCAAAATAAATGTTCACTTTCTAATTGAAGGTCATATGTGTAATCTTCATTAACTTCTTCAATACTTTTAATTCTATCTTGTACTAAGTATGTATTTACTTTTTCAGTAGACTTCAACTTATTAAGCGTAGCAAGAGATAAATATTGAGTATTGTCAGGACAATAACTATAATTATTATGTTTAATGCCAAAACTTTTTGCTTTAAAAGGAGATAACCAACATTCTCTTTTTGAAATATATTGACTCTTAGATATCTTAACAGATTCAATCAAATCTAGCATTAGTTGTGTAGATGTTTGTCCAACAATACCTAATGTATATAGAGTTTGCCATCCTTTATCACTTCTATCTTCAAATGATATTTTTGATAAAATACCAAATGTACTTAAAACACGTTGTGTTGTTTCTAAGAACTTATAATTAATTGAACGAAATCTATATCCAGCCTTTTTACCAGCTACATCACCATCAGCATCAAAGTAACCAGCGATAAACGCCTTTTGAACTTCTGGTGGAGAAGCTAAAATAGCATCTGGAAACTCTATAGCTTCTGCTTTTTGTTTGAGTAATCCATTAAACTTTAAAAAGTTAACAATAGTCTTATTGTGAATAGATACTTTCTCTAAAGCTCCGTCTCCCTGTCTAATTTTTCCTTCATAATCAAATTCGGTTTTTATATATGATAGTAGTTTATATTTTATTTCTGGATAATCATTAGAACATGCTAATTCTAGAGTTTTTCTAGAGTCTACATATCCATCACCATAACTATAACCGAGAATATATGATAATTTTTCTGTTAGCTCTGATGGTAACTTACAATTAGCTGGTTTGTTATTTAAGTTAATATAGCCATTATTTTTTAACTTAAAATAGGAAGAAGTTTGAGAACTATTTCCTATACATAGTACAATACTACTACCAGCTTCTAAGTCAGAAAGTTTCGTTTCTGTTAGTTTTCCATCATCATCAAAAGTTTGATAAATATGGTCTATAGATGAAGTAACTGAGTAACCATTTTCAGTAGTTACCTTAAATAACTTTTTCTTACCATTATTAAAGACTTTAACTACGCGAGTCCAACCATCTTTAGTCCAAACCATTTCTTCTGACTTAACAAGCTTAATCTTCTTAAGACCATTACTAGTAAGTACTAAAGAATCGCCATGTAAACATTGACCAACCTCTCTAATGCTATTTGAATAACGACGCATCCAACTTACTATACCGGTGGATGTTTTAGATGCATTATTAGTTATAGTTCCTTCTGGGCGAAGCTTAGATAAATCTATGCCTACGCCACCTCTTCTCTTACTTATATTTACTAATTGCTTATCTATATCAAGAATGCTATTATATGAATCTTCCGGCAGGTCAAGTACAAAACAATTACTTAATGAGACTGTTTGAAAATTATTGCCAATTCCAAACATTGGCGAACCTTGTGGAATAATATACTTAAAATTTTTAAAAAGATTATATATACTATCTTCTGACAATGGATTTTTAAATTTTCCGCTATCTATTCTTGCAAATTCTTTTGACATTCTTTTATGCATTGCGTCTGGCGTTTTTTCATAGAGATTATCTTTACAGTCTCGTAATGCATATTTATCTAAAAAGACTTTAGCGGCTAAATCATCACCATTGAAATATTCTGTTGAAGCTGATATTGCTTCATCATATGTATATGTCTTCATTCTTTCTCCTATAAATGAATAGGGGCCTCTATACAAGGCCCACCTGCTTATCTAGTTGTCATTTCATATCTATTCAATTTAGGATATATTTACAAACAGATTTTCAAAATTTTAATTGAAAACCTCAATCAATTCTAAGTTATGAGAATTTAAAAATTGTTCCACCATATCTTTTTCCAATTCTCTATCAGCAAACGACTGTCCAGTTAAATAATATATTTTCCTGATATTAGCGTTCCACAATGTTATTAAACAGTTATAACATGGATGACCAGTAATATATGCTGTACATTTTTCGAATGTATGCGGACTAATAATACAATTAGTAATTGCATTTATTTCTGCGTGTATTATATTGTCATATTTTTGAGGGCGAGTATTAGCTAGTATTAAGTCTGTTGACTCTACTGGAAATCCATTATAACCAGTCCCTATAATTTGATTTTTAGGATTGGTAATTACACATCCATGTTTGGTTTGTGCATCATGACTTCTTTTAGAGACTGTTTGAGCTATATTAATAAAATATTGCTCCCAAGTTGGGCGTATATTAGTATTAATATAAGCCTTATTATTTAAGTAAATTTTACCACAAATATCAATAAAATGTTCAAAAGGGTATTCTTGCTTCATTTTATTTACATGCTTGTGTACCCACCACACGTTTTCTTCAGTATATCCTTTGCTACTATCTATCCTATCTAGGGAGGCAGTATGATTTTCAATATTTTTATCTTTCCTACTATCACACATAGTGATGTCAACATTGGATATTGCGCATTTTCCACCCTGTTTTACAAACAAATCCCATGCAAATTCTTTAGTTAATTCAAAATTTATCCCTCTAGATTTCGCTGAATTTTTGATAGAACTCCAAAAATATCCACTTAAATTACCAATACCTCTATAACTATTCCTTTTAATTCCTTTATTATTTAAAAGACATCCGCAAGATTTAATTTCTCCAGAAGTAATCCTTGAAGCAACTACTTGAGTATAATTTCCACAATCACATTTACATCTCCATAAAGCCTTACCATGTAATCTACCTACTATTTTTATCGGTGTTAATAGATTATACTTAGTATTTGTCAAATCCAATATATCAAGGCAACCACAATGAATTACTTTATTATCTTTTATTTTCTTATTGATATAATCTCTACGAGAATCAAATATAGTTCCACAAACACATCTGATTTCAACATGATTGCGACCATTTACAGTATACTCTCTAACAATATCTAGAGATGTTGTCTCATGTAGTTTTATCTTAGAGGGCATATATGTTATTCCTAGTCTCTGCGTCGTCGCTTCTCGTCGAAATTATAATACTCATCATCAAATGAGTATCTATCCACGTCTTTCTGTTTACCGGAATCCGCTCGCCTATTATCGGAATCAGGTTCATCATGGATTTGTCTTTTATGTCGCTGTAATCTTCCATTCTTTAATCGCTCTTTATCTTTTTTCGAGAGACCTCGGTATGTCCTACCCATACTTCACCATAGAAAAATCTACCTCTTGATGACAACCAACAAACTTGTTACTCATAATACTTGTTAAATCTATTTTAAGGCCGCCCATATACATCTTATTTAACTCTTCAACAGACCTTCCATAATACACGCCGGAAGTAGTTATTCCTGACATATTATTGAAAGGAATGTTTACCGTGACAGATTCCTTAAAAGATTTAATAGAAGAAAAATGGTAGCGGTGCCGGAATAAATACGTTTCTAACTGATTCGTTGTCTTAAAGACGTTCTTCGGGCACAGCAATGCACATATTTTTTCCCTATTAAATACATGGAGGTCTAATCCTGTTGGATATCCATAATTGTTATTTGGATGATAGTCCAATGGATTCCACTCTACGGTAGGAATGTTATTGAATATTCCGTTCTTATAACGGTTAAGAGGCGGTTGTACAGCTCCTCTATACATATCTTGAACAATTGTATTTAGTCCAAGACGTAAAGAAAAGACTTCGCCCTCATTTAAAGAAAGTCCTTTTAAAGAAAAAGGTCTTATGCATACCGTATCATCTGTAGAGAAGGCAAAATTCCGATGATTGCATTTTAGAGACGCAACCGTATTTTCATAAAAATCGGTCTCCTTAACAAAGGATACCGTCTTAAATCTGTATGCCACCTTAGAATAGGCATCCTCGAAAAGAGATGAGGACGCCTTATAAATAACTTCAATATCAAAAGATTCGCCCGAAAGCACTTCTAAACTTTCCAGTAGTAGATGTAATTGACAGGCTCTATCCTTAGACCAAATTAGGAGCTTAGTTTCCACTTAAATTAATTCCTGCCGTAAAGGCTTTATACAAAGTACTGTCGTACTCGTTTGTTAAATTAGGTAATCTTCCAAAGTTTGACTCAAACCATTGTTCAAAATATCTTGAGATGATATCTTTGTTTACCATTAGATTAGATTTCTCCGATTTAGGGCCTTTCGCGTAAGTTCGCGGGCCTTCTTAATACCATTTCGGCGTAGTAACTTTCTTACTTCGCCAGCACCGTCTGTAAAACTAGCAGCCTTACTAATTTCACGGTAAGTAGCACCGCGAGCAAATGTTTGTAACTCACCAACATCAACACTACCTACAATCTTTTCCCAATTTGTCATTTCTTAGTCTCCTAAATATCTTTCAGCACTTTCCTTAGAAGTATAACACGACATACTTAACTCAGTTCTAACTGAACCATCCTCATTAAAGATTGGCCGCGCTAACTTCCACACTTTTTCCACTCGAAACTTTCCTTTACCACGACGTAAAGGATTATCCTCGTCCAACTCGACTTCAACCGCCGATACCCACATACTTTTCTCCTATTACTTTTTAAGAAGAGGCTAAGTGCAGATTCGAACTACATACCAGAAGTTTTGCAAACTTCCTCCTCACCATGAGGATTTAGGTTACTTAGCCACACTTTGTGAATGATATATTAATATTTTCACTACCACGTATGATACTTCTATTTAATTTACCTAAGTATTTAGTACCATCTAAGGTAAAATAAAACCAACCTTTATATTCATCAATGATGATTAAATCTACAGCTTTAGTTGGGAGAGCATTTTCTATATACTCTTTGTTTGTATTAGGTTTTGTTCCTGCATCAATTTTAGGATTAGATAGAACAACTAAAATTAGAATAAAATTAACAATACTAATAAAGGTTAAATATTTCATATATCCTCCATTGTGGAGCGTCTACTGAGAATTGAACTCAGTCTTATACCTTGGCAAGGTATCGTGCAGCCAAAACACTTTAAACGCATCGTCTTACACCCAGTAATAGACTATACAAGATAAAGCGGGTTTCAGACTTAGCCAATTTAGTTTAGTTGCTGTCTATATCTTATCTATTACATTTAAGCTAGTGCGTGTAGTCGGTGCTGCCCCGACGCTCTTTGATTGGAAGTCAAAAGTACTACTGTTATACTATACACGCATATATATTTTTCAATATGAGTGAACTATCGAAGAATCGAACTTCAATTTTCTGCTTCAAAGGCAGTCGTAATACCATTATACGAATAGTTCAAGCGGCACTATGTGCCGAAATACATTAATTATTTGGAGTTTTTAGACGGCTTATGGCGACCGTCTCTAGTCTGTCAGATGGACACCAATAACTGTTCGTGGCCTCTATGTCTTGCGACACCAGTATTGGCTAGCATTTAATGGTCTGTAATTTTAATGTCCTCGCCCTCAAATTGTATGACTTCGTTTAGCTCCCGTTAGATAAACTACTCTTGTCATATTTCATTGCCAAATATTGAACACCCACAATACTCATAATGTATCAGGCAGGTCGGGAGGGAATTCAACCCTCTCTGTTTATTTTGGAGACAAACGTGCTCGCGGTACACTACCGACCTGTATGCATCATATTATACGCCATCCTGGCGTTAGATGCAAGTTATTCATGACTAATTTCCTCGACGGTTACTGTCTCATCATGCTTTACTATTAATCGCCCTTCTCCAAGAAATTGAAGAATCTTTTCTGGAATAGTTCCAACGATTGAGGAAATTTTCTCATATAGAGCCTTTTGCTCTTTATTATCCCAATCATACTGTTCACCATTAACTAATATGGAACATGCCCCATCGTGTACAGAAAATTCACACGGCTCACCGTCATTAAAATATGGTGTATATTGTGTCCAACTAATAGTTTGGATAGTTGGATGTTCTATGAAAACGTCGTATAATGAATCAAAAACAGCCTCTTCAGCAATTGCCATCATTGCTTCTAGATACTTAGTATGTTGCACGATAAATTAAACTCCTCATTAAAGTTATTTGGCCTTCACCAAGCGTTTCCAATAATTCATCTGGAACTTTACAAAGTATTTTTGATATACTTTCACACAGTTCTTCAAAAATTTCATATGAGACAGGTTCTTCGCCCTCTCCGAACCAATCTTTGTAATCATTCTCATTACCAATTTCTTGAAATGGACAATCATTAAGTGTTACGCAGTCATAGTTTACGATAAACGTACATGGTTCGCCATCATTCCATTCTGGAGTTTCCTGGTTCCAGCCGATTGACTCAACTTGTGGATACTTATCGAAGACAAGTTCTTTAAATAATAGTGTAAGTTCATTAATTACTTCTTTTGAGAGACGTTCTGTCTCTTTCTTATAAGTATCTAGCGCAACGTGGAACTTCTTAGTTATTTCTTCAATATTTGACATGTTACAAATCCTTGTTCAGTTAATCGTGGTTAATGCATTTACAATGAACATTTAAATCTCTATCTATTTCAATAAATGATTCGCCGAATTCTTCTAGGACGGAGTCTGGAGTTGAATTTAAAATATTCGAAACTATCTCACAAACCTTTTCAAAAGTCGCGGCGTCGAATACTTCATCGGCATCCATATCTTCCAATGCCATTTCATTAACTCTAATCCTGTCCTCATCAGAGTGTACACTAAAATGACAAGGGTCTCCATCATTAAAATATGGAGTATACTGCGGCCACCCAACACTTTCTACTGTAGAATACTTATCAAAAACTTCCTCCTTCAACGTAGAAAGAAAGAGTTTCCTTATAGAATCTTCTTTGATTTTGATAGTACGATAATAATCCTGCATCAATTCGCCCAACGCTTCAAGACTCATACACTCCCCTTATTAAAAATAAAGACTATTTATAGTAGTGGCGACTGTAGGATTCGAACCTACATCTGTCCAGTCCTGAATTTATTCAGGGTTAGAACCATTCTTCCAATTATACCAAATCGCCAAGGGCATAGCCCTTACACTTCCAAGAAGTTCAGGATTTCTTGGTCTAGTGCTATCTTCATCATTTCCAGCGGATTCAACTTACGTTGCTCACCAGTTTCCTTGTCTACTATCTTCTCGCTTTCGCCTTCCAAGATTAGACTTACGACTGAGCCATCCATGCCGGAAATTAACACGGTTCCCGCATCATCCATCTTTGATGGAACATCCTTTCCGTAGGCGTTTACATTCCACCAAATGATTGTCATCTTTGGCAGACCTACAGCAGCTAGCTTACGCATAGCTTCTTCATAGTTTGTATTATCATTGCCTGTAGGATTGAATTGCATATCCGAAACTACTAGGAGTACTCCCGGATAGTCTTCAACCGGAATCTGTGGATTGTGCTTACGCACTCTCACAATCCCATCAATAACACTTTGGAAGTTTGTTCCACCCCAAGCAACAGGCTGCTTCCTCAATTGGTCAACCTTATCACATAGTGAACCAGTCAACTTTATCATTTTGGAAACGGAGTCGAACATTACTACATGGTCCTTAAATGCTCCTTCAATTAAGGATGAGAAGAATATTCCTAGGCCGAGGCACACATCAATGGGCTGACACGCCATATTAGTTCCACTACCTCCATAATAGTGGAAACTACCCATACTTCCAGAAGTATCCAATGCACAAAGGACGCCCTTCTTCAGTAAGTCCTTATTAACATTATCCTTAGCCTTTTCCAATAGACCTTGGAACTGGGCGTCGTATGTAAACCGCTCAACTAGTGAACGCTTAGCATCCTTAGCCTTCAAGAATAGTTCATAGGGGTATCCAGTGAACTTTGCTACTGGCTTGGACTTAATCCATTGTAAATACTTTTCAGTCAATTCATGCCGCTCAATTACGGACTTCCCATCCTTGCCCTTGGAAACAAATTGAGTTAATGCTCTACCAGGAATAGTATTGAAGTTAATACTGTTCCATTCCTTGGCAGCCATTTGACGTTGCCATAGATGGGCGTTGTTTTCTGGAGATGACTTAAACTTTCTGTATTCCTCCTCAGTCCATCCTAAGAACTTACATAGACCCTTCGCCCACGCATTCTTTCTCTTATGACGCTCATTCTTTACGTTCTTTGCAGAACGAATCTTTGGTAGGAACTTCGCGATTAAACCACGATGGCTTTCAGACTTAATACCAACTTCGATTAAGGCATAGACCTGTTCCTTATTAACGTAGTGGAAGTAGTTTGTTGCCGACGAATCATACCACAAATCCTTCCAACATCCAACGATTGGAACTAGGGAAAGATTCTTATATAGAAGGTCTGGCTTGTTATTTTCTAACCACTTTAAGCTCTTTACGAACTCATCCTTCTGGCCCTGTCCCTTCTGGACATTCTCAGTTTCTCCGCCATTAATTCCCTTAGCTCTACGAGTAACCATACGGTTGTAGAATACGACCTTCAAGGCTTCCAAAGGACTTTCGCCGAAAATCTTTGCCATATCTGCATTTACGTCTGTTTCGCTACGACCGCGACACATACCGCTCTTTGCAAAGTAATCCAATACACAATTTCCACTTGTTGAGTTAGAAATAGCACCATTAGCAGTTACAGTATCCTTCGACATTGCAGCATTCAAAAACTTACTCATGTTTACATCTCCTAAAAATTAAACAGATTACACAGTTCCTTGTAGAGAAAAAATTGCTGAGGTAATCTAAGGTGGTCTATGATAGTTACGACCTATCAACTTCGGAATACGTCCGACGTTTTTCTTTAAGACTAATAGACCATATATGCTTTTCCTCTTACATACTTAATTACTGACCGCAAAGCACGTAAGAGTACTTCGCATACTTTGCTAGTATTGTGCTTCACACTCATAGCTAAGTTACTTTAACATTTTTATTAAAATGTTTGCCGTATGCGGTCACATGCCCTATTATACTAGCTGACGACGGGTCAGTCAATAGGGTCAAAAGATTTAGGAAACCTCGACCTTCCGGACGGGGTCTTTTTGTTTAATAGAAGGAAAAACAGGTATGTTGATTGTCAACAGGCCGTTTTCCATTTTAGCGGATACCTTATCCAGGTCAAACTTATCTGATACAGAAAAACTTCTGCTAAAAGCAGATGAATGAATTTCCTTTAAGAAGTGTTTGCCGCCCTTTTCTTCCTTTTTATTACGGGACTTACCACTAATAGTTATAATTCCATTATTTACTGTTACCGACACATCTTCTTTAGTTAGGCCGGGAACTGTTGCAGTAATTTTTAAACCGTCGCTTACTTCTTCCATATCTAGGCGTGGATAGCCGGAGCCGAATGCATTGGGTAATACATCGCTAAACAACCCATCTAATTCATTTCTGAATGCCGCGAATACGTCATCTACCTTTGTTAAATTGTACATACTTTTCTCCTATTAAATAGTGATTTAGCTTTCCACGGTGGATAAGCTTTTAGTACCAGACAAGGGATTCGAACCCTTTCTAAGTCTTTATGAGGGACTCATGCAGTTCCCGTGCAGTCTGGCTTTAAGTTATGGGCTAGGATACTTTACTTGGACAATCTCAATATCTTTATTAATCTCATGCCAAAACTCATCATCCGACATATGTTCAAAATAGAAGTCTTTTTTCCACCTAAAATAGTTTTTTATACCTTTTTTTGCACCATTAATACTATTATAGGAATCATTTTTTAGATGGATTCTAAATCCTTTATAGTATATATGAAATTGTTCTTCGACATAAAAGATACAATCTTCAATCATTTCTTTTACTGATGAATATTTTTGTTGTGTCATTTTAATAACTGGAACCTTTTAAGGTCTTCTGTCCTTTCAATTATTTCAGTTGCAAACGCCGTTAATTCACCATTCATATCGCTCTCATGGAAGGCATATGTTTTATATCCTAAGTTTTGGACATATACAAGAGCCTTCCTAAGTTTTTCTTCCGTCTTTTCACCAAACATAATGATGTATGGATGAACGTCGTAGGTTTGGTCATTCATGACTTCAACTATAGCATGTCCAGCCTGGACAGCTTGTTGTGGCCCCGATAAATCTCTTCTTACGAATACGTATAATGTTGGTTTGTGCTAACATTCTGACATAGAATTTCACCTCATTTAAGATATATCTTTAAATCCTCTAATTCTTCATCTGTTAATGTTTTCAATAGTTGAAGGATTCGTTTGTCCTTGTCTGATTCTATATAGTCAATTTTAATTGGTGTTGCAACATAGTTGTCTAATAAATATACTACACCGTCAACTTCTACTACTTTTCTAGCTTCTACCGGAGCAAGTCCACAAAAATATCCCTTCCCCTTAGAAAAGAATTCTGCATCCTTCTTAGTAGAGAAGAAATGTGTAGGAATTCCCCTACTTCTATCATTCTCTTTTGTATATACGGCGTAAACTATTTTTATTTCATGATACATCATAAATCCTTTAGGAAAGCATACTTAGCATATTCAAAATCTATATTAGTTAGGACGGAATTGTAGTTAGTATAATCATACTTAGTTGTATATTCATTATTAGATACTCTATCTGGCGTAGCTTGAATAAAATCTGCATAATATTCTTGAGTAATTGAATACATAGCATGTGTAGGATTCCTAAATATCATAGCTGCTAACAAATCATGCATCTTCTTACTAGCATGTTTAGCGAAGTATAGTTGCAGGAAGTCTAATAAAAGAAATCCGGCCCTACTTTGTAGGTCGTATAACCATAAATCTTCCTTCGTAAATTCAAAGGCGTGACATACGTTCTTCCCAACATATCTCTTAAACGCCGTCGTATTAAACATCCAATCGGCCGCGCTATGGTCTCCATTAAAGTTAAATGTTGGCATTGATTCTTTACCGACAAACTTTTCAAGTTTTATGGATGGAGTTGCAATCGAGTATGGACAGAATCCGCCCTGTATTACAACATCGGCCATAAGATGTTCTTTCCCGCCGAATAATTCGCGAAGATTAGTCATTGGCCCGATACTGAGCACGCGGCACATATCATTAATAGTTATTTCGCCGTCATCTTGGCAAGATAGGTCCGCCCCATACATCTTTAAAAGTTTATAGTGAGTCCCGCCGCTACTACTTTTACCTATCCTTTTTTCTCTATTACCCTTTGGAATCTTTATATGGAAGTTTAGTCCAAAGTACGTTCGTACAAAGTCGGCGATAGCAATTTGGTCTGTATCACCTGGTGTAATACATACTACATTTGGAGCTAATCCCTTGTGGATTAGGTATAATAATGCTATTAAGTCATCCGGGTCTCTACCTATGTCAGTTTCAAGTACTATCTTCATATTAATCCAAGTACTTTCTTCTCCTCTTCAGTAAGCTTAGCTAGAGCCTTTTCTCTAATAAGAGATGTTGGATTAAACGTATCCAATTCTACAATTCCAACTACCTCGTGGTATAGATTATCTACTTTTAGTAAATTGACCTTTACTATGCTACCACAACCGATTATTGGTGAATTGTCAAGAAGTAGTGTTTGGTAATCAGACGCCAACTGCTCTTTTGAGAAGTAAAAGTATCTTCTTTCTGTCATATTATAGATTTTATATGCAGTTAGATACTTAATCACCTTAAGCTTTGGGGGGTTTACTGTCGCCATCATCTAATAACCTCGTCTTTTCTACCTTAATTTCATCAATTGGAATGTCGTGAATAATGTCAACACTGCCTGGACCTGTTAAGCCCCATACTTCAGCGGTAACCGTTCCATCTTTCTTTTCTATTACTTGGCCGGTTGCAGGATAGCCTCTAGTGTTAAATACTGATTTAAAACTTATTAGGGAACCTTTCATATGGATTCTCCTCTTAATGAAATACAAATTTTATCTTTGACCTGCACTTTATAAACTACTTCCTGTGCCGATGACTGAAACTTAACATCCATACTTTTATTAACTTCATCATATGATAGGAATTCTAAAACTATCTTATCAAAAACTGGTTGTACATCTATTAAGGCATCGAATTCTGGAGTTCTTCTGTATGGAGAACATTTATCAATTGCCGCACAACATCTACGTAATGATACGGCAAGCGGTCCACTTAAGTTTTCAATAAACGCGTTACGCGCTGCAATCCTGTATAAATCATGAGCATACATTCTATCCGTAAGGTAGGATAAACCTAAAGCCTCAAATAACTTAAGTTCTTTTTCTGAATAGTCAGTTTTATAGTCCATTATATTATTAACTTCTTCATATACATTCATCATATCTAGAACGGAATGCTCTATAAGAGCAAGTTTCATCTTGGTAAGCCTCTTTGGCGATTCATCTTATTTACTATTTCTTCAATTAATAGATGGTGTGGCGTATCCACTACAATTTCCTCAATATCAAACCGTTTAAGCCATCGACCATCTTTAGTTTCTTCATAGGTGTATGAAAGGATATTTCCTCCGGTTCCTTCAAGCGGACCACATAATTGTGTAAACTTCTTTATATTTATTCCTAGACTCTTCTCTACCTCTTTCAAGGAAGAAAAGACGCCTAGCATCAATTCATCAATAAATAACTTGTAAGTATCCACTACTTCCAAATGTGTCAGTACGTAAACTGTCATACTAGGATTCCATCCTTATATAAGTAGAAACTATGAGGACGTCCACAACATTCACATCCTTCATCTTCAGAATTTTGTCCAGTAATTTCTTCCCATTCTGCAATAGCTTCTTCTAAGGATAGTCCTTCTCTAGTAGCTTCTTTGGCTAGAGCGCCTAGCCATCGTCCATCTTCACACTTCCAATATTTAACGTAATGTTCATCTTCACGTATCCACTTTACTTTCCATCCGGCAGATTCTAAATTTTTCCAATCATCATCGGAAAGCCACCAGTCTCCACCGCTATTATTACTTGAATATTCCACTATCATTTACAAACTCCTTAACTTTCTTAAGAAAGTGCTCTTTAGAACAATGAAATGCTTCCAAAAGTAGAAAGCCATATACACTACGCCAAATGGTGCAAATATCATTACTAGTGGTATACAACATACCATAAGCATAGCACCAACATTACATGAAAGTTTAATTGGTAAGTCGTCCGTAAGATAGTCTACTACATCTGACGCTAGACATATAAGCGTCATCATACCAACGAAGTAAAATAGTGCTACAAAAATAGTTACTAATGTTATAATAATTGCCATACTATTTTAAAACCTTTTCGACGTAAAATTTAAGTGATGCATGTGCTTCCTCTTTAGATGTAAACACATGAAGTGCTCCTAACATACCAGTTTCATCAAACCACACGTATCCATCTTTATCACACATATAATCCTCTATTCTTTCCCCAACTTTTACCTTATATACATGAGGTAATTCTGCCTTTTCCATTGTTAATCTCCAACATTACATTCTTAAATTTGAGTGAACCCTTCGTATGAGGGTTATTCGGTGTTTGTTTAGTAGAGAAAGAAACATTGGCGAATTCTACTTCTTCCAAGTAAAATGTTTCGCCGCCCGTCTTAACTACCCACATAGGGATTGTCGGGTCTTCTAAGTGTTTCTTGTTAAAGTGAAATACTAGTTCTTTGCAGTGCTAGAGCATTTAAAAATCCATATTGTTAGAGGAGTGAATTCAACTGTAGGTTATACCAATTAATATAACATCATACGAGTTACCACTTTACATGTATGAATGGATAGCCATATCCGGTATCAATACTAACAGTAAAGTTACCTCTATCTTTTAGATAGATTGCTACTTTATCAACTATAAGTTGCTGCTCTTCTTTTGATATAAAAGAACGACCCGTTTCTGATAAGTCTATACAACTTTCTCTGTGACCACACTTTGCACTCTTATATAATGCAGTATCTATTTGTGACATTACATATTGAAGAGATTTGCTAAATCTTTCAGTATTATGAGAGTCGGCAATACTTAATAAATCTTTATCTTTTAAGTTACTAATCATATGCCTAGTTTCCACATTTTTCACATGATACACATATAGTGCATACGATATACCGATACCGACCGAACAACCACAGAAAAATCCAACTATTACCATTATTTATTCTCCTCAAAATATTTTACAGTGGCCTGTACAGTTTCCTTAGTATTATACTATCTATCGACCACCGTGTCAAGGGGTCTTTTTCTTTAATAGGCCCTCTTTTTCTATGAAAGAACGGAGGGACTCGCCGTCCAAATATAAGTCTCCGACAATCCTGTTAAAACTGTTGATGTCCATTAAGTTTACAGGGTCGTTAGATGGGATAAAAGCTATTACTTCCTTAGCATTCATTACTTTATCCATGACTATTTTTTGAACCGTCTTACCCTCTGGGGTTGATAGTTCTGGCGTATCTACGCCGCGAATTCTAATAGAAAATTCCCTAGTAATCAATACTTTTATAGTATCTCCATCATGTACGGATATTGGATGAACTTTAAGTGCTATTCCCAGTTCCATTTAGTTTTTCCCCTAGCTTAAATAAGTAGTTACATGCTTTAGCCGCTTCCACAATCTCTTCATTCGTTAGCTCGATGAGTAATTCCTCTTTAAAGATTGAGGCGACCTTTTGAACTTCCTCTAAGGAAGCCCAGTTGATGTCGCCCAAGAATGTTTTCCCGGCGGCCCTCATAGCTAACGCATCTTTATACGTTTGGATGGCCATCATTTCTACATTAGAATTCTGCATTATCCAACACCAATTCCAAGTATGAACGAGCCATTAAATATAGTTTTCTTTTATTACCTGTAACAGTTTCCAAGTTATGGTTTAAATCGGCAATCTTTACAAGTATTGCGTATGTATCTACGGATAATCTTTCAATATACTTGTGATATTCCTCATCTGGAAAGTGAGTCATACTTTTAACTGCACCACCAATAACCACTCCAAACTTATCATAGATTTCATCTATGGTAGTTGGTGTATCCTCGACGATGTCGTGGAGAAGTCCAACAATACTAACGATTTCCTTAGTACGTTGATAGAAGGCTAGTTCCTGAGCATCTTGGCTTACCCTAACCAAGTGAGTCGAAAAACAATCCGACCCGTCCCATCTTTTTTGTCCCTTATGACGTTCCTTCGCCAAGGCATATGCCTTAGCGTATAATTCTTTATATTCCACTTTACATTTCCTTATTAAATGATGACCAACCAAATACTCGAACTGCCAAATACATCATATAGCGTTTCCATAGAGGAACCTTTAATGTTCGCATAGCATCTAAAAAGATGGCATCTGCCAAAATTCTACTAAACTTGCAGCGTTTACGATACATATAATCGTGGATTACTGCGGCCTTGCCGTGTTGTCCATCTGGCTGAAATATAAACCATAAAAAGCGTGGAACGCTAGCAAAGTCTGTATAGAACCCTGCTGGCACATCAATATAGATTCCAGAACCCTTTCCACCAACTTCATATGAAAACTTTTCCAATACCTTGTAGATTGGACGCCCGCTAACTGTTTTTTCCGTTGCCTCAATACGTAACGGTGACTCAAAAGTACCCATTGGGAACTCCCCTTATTTGTATCCTTTTAAGTCCTTCCTATTTTTTAGATAGCCTCATAGCCGCGATTCTGCTTCTAAAATTACATTTATCTACGAATAAAATTCGTGGGCTAGTATTATCTATTCCCTGCCATAACCCGTTCTCATAGGACAACCGACATCCTCGAACTGTTTATGTTGCTACTTCTGAGGTGTACGGCATTTAGCCTCCCTCATTAGGTTGTGTAGTCGCGAACTTAGCTCTAGAACACTCCAGCGTAATTTCGAGCTATCTACTTATTATATTCACCCAAATACAGTTCTTCTAATTGTTTTGGATACTTCATCTATCGAGGAAGTTGTCATATTTTCTTTTGGAATTAGGTCAATATAGTGAACTTTTAAATCAAGAAGAAGTTTCTCAATTTTCTCATGAATTTCATCAGCTTCTTTTTTAGTTTGATTTCTACCAACCGATTTATATTCCCATGTTCTATGTAATAGAAAGTTGTAATTATTATGTTTAATAAAGATATCTTTCACCGCTTGTCTAAATGATAGAGGCCACTCCTCTTTGGTGTATATTAAAGAGAGGAGAAGAGGAGAATCAGTAATTATAACATCTACTTTGCCAATAAGTCTTTCTATTTTATGTAATTGTTTACCAAAAATGTAAGGTTGGACCCGTAGGTCTTCATGCCTCTTTGACCAAGTAAGGTCTTTAGCATATTCAGTTACAAGTTCACAGTTATATCCTTGTACTTTTAAGTCTGATGTCAGTCTCATAGCGACTGTAGACTTACCACTACAAGGAGCGCCAAACAGGTTAATTACCTTAGAAAGACTCATTTATGGAATTCCTCCACGGAATAAAAGATATATTAGTTGGGATATTCGGTCCTACAGCCGTCAGTATACTTTTCGTAAGTATAGGGCTCATAATACTTTACAAATTCTTGAAGCCAATACTTATATCTATCTGCTCTACAGCATGTAGTTTGAAAAACCGCTTCGTAAATTTACTATCCATTACTGAACAATTCCAGAACAATCATGGGTCATCCATGAGAGATGCTATTGACGCAATTCATAGCAATGTAATTGACATTAAGAGGGATATAAAAATAATTGACGGCCGAACTACTACTATTATGAGTATTATTGGCGACAACCAAATGTCTGTAGGCATGTATGAAACAGATAAGCATGGTAACTGTATCTTCGTTAACGGACGGTGGACAGAAATTACTGGAATGTCGATTGATGATGCCCAATCATATGGATGGGTAAATTCTATACATCCAGACGATAGAGAAAAGGTACAAGAAAATTGGGATTATGCTCTTAGACACTCATCTAAATTCGATATGATTTATTCTATAATAAACATTAAGACACAGAAAACTACCAAAGTCAGAGGATATGCACTACCAATAAAAAGTACCGACAATTCAGTTATAAGATTTGTCGGCGCTTTAATAGTTATGTCTTGTACTGTATGTCCAGTACATAAGACTACTGGATAATTCGCTTGTCCTGACCTTCCAAAATATATCTTGGGCGACCAGAGAAATCAGTAAACTGAGTTGATGGTGGAATGTCCATATGATTTAGGATTGTACTTAGTAAGTTTACTGGGTAATATGGTTGTCCCTTTATTTCAAAGGCATTTCTATCCATTTCACCGATTACACCACCAGTGTATTTTCCACCAGCTAACAGTAAAGGCACGTTTTTTGCCCAATGGTCGCGGCCAGCATCCTGGTTGATTGGCGTTCTTCCAAACTCAGTAGAAACGACTACCATAGTAGTCTCTAGCAATCCACGTTCCTTCAACTCGTTGATGAGGGTAGATAATGCCTTGTCTACCTCTGGGACTAACCGTTCCATTCCATCTTTTATATTGGAATGCATATCCCAACCGCCGTGTGTAACCGTAATAAAGCGGGAACCTCGTTCTACTAACCTTCGAGCCAGCAACAAGTTACGTCCAACATCAGTATTGCCGTACGCGAAACGTACATTCTCAGACTCCGCTTCAATCTTAAAAGCTTCCGATGAAGACCCGAACATAATATCAAAAGCTTGCTTTTTATGTTCATCGACAATCTTCAATCCGTTAATAGAAGAAAAGTTAGTGTCTAAACTTTTTAAGACTTGGTGCCGCTGAGTAAAGCGTTCTACCGGAATATTTATGGCGAGATTCTTTTTACCTTCCGAATCTATTGTGAAGGGGTTATTTTGGGCACCTAGATAGGCCGCGTATAGGCCAGTCATACGCGAATTAGATACATAGTTTGGAATGCCATCGCGGCCGTTCGCCCCATACATCTTATTCACAACACTTCCATATGAAGGATGTGTTTGGGCCGCCCCTTGATTTTCATCATTAAAGTTATAACCCGTTGATACCCATACACTTCCGCCTTGATGGCCAGCATTTTGGTGGCTAAAATTGTGGACTAACGTATAATCGTTGAATTGACTAAGATTATTCCATACGCCGCCCAAATATCTTCCATCTTTTGTTTTAACGTATCCATTTACGCTCTTATAGCGGTCAATAGCATCTGGACTAGCATTAAAACTTTCAGCGTGGGACATACCACCAGCTAGAAATAGGAAAATGATACTTTTTTGGTGGTCTTTAGTGGCCGAGCCGACTAAATTGGGTAATCCAACCGCACTTAGCCCAAGTGCTCCACTTTGTAGGAATGTTCTTCTTAGCATCTCTTATTTCTCCTATACATTTTTTCTTCTATTAACTGATGGCGGATATTTTCGGAATTGAACCGAACCCGGATTTTACTCGCGGACAGCTTAGCAGACTGTTGTAACGAACCAATAGTTACCTAATATCCCTACGTAATAATACGCCTTATTGATGGTCATTATCTCTTGGGTCAAAAGATGGTTTTATCTTTTTATATTCAATTGGTTTGAATTCTGATAGACTATCTATTTTCCAAACAAGAGTACGAATCTTACACTTCTTACATTCATAAAATCGTAGATGTTGGAACATTAGAATTGGAGCTATTGTTTCCTCCTCATTGAGGACACGTACTATTCCACACTTACATTTACATATGTATTTTTCGGTTATCTTACGCATCTTTTCCCCTAGAGCAAAGCATACATACCATTCCATCAAAACGTAAAACGTATTTATAGGTTAAATATCCACAACTATAAAGCAAATCATAAGATTCTGCTATATTTCTTACTTTTACTAATTGTCCACACGTATATGTATAATATGAATTCTCATACTTTACCAAATGTTTATCACAATATCCTTTGTTGAAATCAGTCATAAAGGAAATTATGAGACAGTCGGATGTTTTAACTAACAAATTCTTAATAGTCTTATCCGTTAAGTGCTGGCACACATTGAATATAACGGTAGTAGCATCTTTTGGCAAGTCTGACGGCAAGTTCTTTCCGTCATATAGTTCAGTTCCTAGGGTTCGAAAGACAACATCAAAACCCCAATAGTCAACACTATGCGGAATAAACTTTTTAAGTGCTCCATAGCCACAACCAATGTCGATTACAGTTTTTGGATTAACCTTTGTCAAAAATGATGGAACTTCCATATCTTCCATCAACATCCTATTCATAGTATTACACTTATCTATATCGCCAGTCATTCCACCGCCAACTATTGACGAACTATCAATTTTAGCAGCGGCCGTCCAAAATTCTTTAAATGAGAAAGAGTCGTCATCTTGATTTAGTGCAGATAGATGCTTTTCAGTCACTCCATTTGTTTTCAACATGTTAAAATATTCTGTATTTGAAGCGGCGTCAAATATACCAATTTCATCTAATTCTTTCATTAGAAAACTCCACGAGAACATACTTCAGAATTAATCGTTATGCAACTTTTTATTGCGTCTTGTATACATTTACCACCATTCCAGTCTTTTACAAATTGTTTAGTTGGAACTAGTGTAGTAGCATCGTTTATCCAAATAACTGTATGAATGTCTATTTTTGGACGAACAACACTCTTTCTATCAATCGTATTTAAGATTGTTCTACTATCTATATAGATTTTAGACATAATTCCTCACTAGTCATAACGTCCTTAGACGTTTTATACTTTAAAACTTGTCGTGCATTAGCTATAGAGTCTTCCAAATCCTTCAATTTTTCAAGGATTGGCCTGCCATCCTTATAAAAAAGCTGAAAGGCTTCGCATAAAACGCTATGCGTAGCTATCCATTTTACGAGAAAGCTTTCACTCGTTTCGGAGGAAAATGAAGCAAGCCCCGGCGAAAGAATCTTCATCATCTTATCAAGGAATACCCGCTCATCCTCACGAATTTCCATCTTTTTACTTATATAGCAGTTAAGAAGTTCTTCGGCATTTATCAGTTTTCCATGGTAGAAATTCATAGTTTCAGTAAGCTTTTTTACATTCTTTTCTATGTCTTCACGCTTACAGACATGTTCTACATTATTAAACATATCGGATGTAATATTAACATCACATATATCACATAGTATTAGACACATCCATAACCCCCTATACCAATTTTTAAATCATCTTGCAGTGTTGCTGTAAGCCCAAGTTTATTAAAGTTAAATATAAGAATCCAAATATCTACGTATACTTCATCACAAGCATAAGCATCCAACTTGTAGAGTTCTGGCACTTCAATACCATTTTTCACAGCAAACTGTCCGATTTCAAGCGAAATTACATTATCTTCATAATCATTACAATAGTTAGTAATATCAAATCCGCTTTCTTTGACGCCGCTTATATAAGCCTTCTTAATTAATGATTTTGTAATTTTTCTTTTAAATTTATCTTCAATATCAACAGAAAATGTACTAGTTTTTCCGTGACCATCATTAGATTCATCGCCGACAATTAAAGTAATAACCATTTTTAATTTCCTATATTAGGAGTATAGTCCATATTCACCAATTTGAAAATCCTTAAGATACAATCGCGTCAACAATATCCTGAACCGTCTTATCTAAGACTACATCCGTAAACTTCATAGGCTCTAATGATTCAATACATGCTTCACGAATTTCTTCCAAAATTTCCTCAGGACGTTTACCATGTCTATTTTGGAATAATCTATATGCGTGGAATGCAATATCATAGATTGCCGACCACTTATGGATAAATGAGTCGATATTGTCATATTGAAAAGAACCACTAACAGTATTTAGAAGCATAAGTTCAGACAAAAAATCCTTCAAAGTTTCATCAGTAATCTTACTATAGTTAGAACTTATGTAATTATACAGTACATCTTCAACACGATGCTTTTTTCGAATCGACGCAGCAATCTGCTCATTAAGATTTCCAATGTATTTTCTAACGTCTTCCATATCACAAATATGTGTATCTAATTCATTAGTTATATCTTTATTGCAACAATCGCATCTTATCAGCATGTTATTTTATCCTATTTTGACCTATTCGGCAGTAACAGCACATCATCAAAATCCAATTCTACTTCATTACTTATAATCATGCCTCACCAATAATTCTCATCTTCTTTGCTAGAACTACCTGCGTATTCCTACGGTCGAAACCGTAGATGAATTGGTTACAATATTCAACCTTAAATAAGGTGCCACGTCCGTCATATTTTCTACCATCATCACGGTTCCAAAGTATATGGAATCCTGTCATATAAGTCTGGTTTGCATCACTACGTGCTAGGTCGGCTCGGCTAAATCATCATATGTGTCGATTGTAGAACCACCAGCCATCTTTGTTAGTCGAAGGTCTACTTCCATATTTGGAAGAATTTCTTCGCATAATTCTGCTAATCTACGTGCTGTTTCTCCATAGGCTGGAGCACATAAGGAAAGATGAGATGCAATAAAACTGTGTGTTCCGCCGCCGTAAATTACGATTTTCTTTTTCATTAGACGCTCCAAAAACCTACAGAATTATATTTTTCTGGCAATGTGACACAAAATAATTCACCATTATGGTGATAACTTTTATCTTTAAGCAAATCATTTAATTCTTCATCAATATAAATTTGTTCTTCTTTTACCTTGAGATAGTCCAAGGAATTATACCAATCTGTCATTTTATAGACAAGCGGATTTTGATTTACATAATAATAGCCAGTAATACCTAAATTAATTAGCTTACAAAGCTCTAATTTTGATATTTCTCCATCTCTTCTAATGAAGATACTTTCAGCTATATCTGGAAGTAACTTTGCGAACGTAATATAGAAGTCATTATCGCCAAATTTTACGCCAAACTGTTTCATTTTATTCCCTTGGAATTTCAATTTTAGAAAAAAGCATATTACTCAGTGCTGCAAATATATCATTTACAGCAGTAACATCTTTAATTTCAATTATTTCTTTATTTATACTATTAACTATTTTGAACATTGGAGTCAAACCTTTTCTATATACTATAGAAAATTCATTATAAGTTCCGTGTGTTTTATATAATAAAAATGGGTATAACTCTTTATTGTAAGACCTATAATGATATTCTATGTTATCATCTGCATATTCACGTTTTACAATGGTTATAATAGAAAGAATATCTTTCTCTTTTTCATTTTTACAACAAAAATAATAACCTGGACTATTTGGAAGTCCTTTTGTAAATTTACTCATACATTAATCCTTATTAATAGTGGTCACCCTTGGAATCGAACCAAGATACGTCCATTAGTAGTGGAATTTAAAATTGCTGAAGAAGATTAACTTCTATATACTGCTTTATCCATTAAGCTAAGTGACCAAGGGCGGATTAAACCGCACTAACATTACACCAATACACCGTTTATTATCTTTTCCTAATCATTAACATTTCATCAGCTAAAACTGTATGTCCTCTATCACTATAATTTTGTTTACCAATTCCTCTAATTTTTCCAAAATTAACCTTAACTAAGGTTCCACTTCCATATCCATAATTAATAGCATCTATTCTTTTTAAGAAAATATGAAAACCTGATGTATATGTATGAAAACCTGATGTATATGAACGATTAGAATTACATACTACAGTAGTACGTTTTGCTTTAAGCCATTTATTAAATTGATAAGGCTTTCCAAGCAAGTAAGGTACTTTACCATATATACGGACTGACTTCCATCCAACGCCAGCCGCCAAATTTCTTCTTTCCTCATCATCAAGTTCATGCACAATTTGTAAACACATATCACTTTTCCCTTCTTGCAGAAGCTAAAATCCTATCAATTCCAATATTCTTATCAGACCACCAAGTTAGGCGAATCTTATCACGAACCTTATACGTTTTTTCTCTCGTTCCATCTTTTACAAAATTAACTTCATCTTCATCAACAAACTTATACTTCATACGACGTTTAGACTTACCATTTATATCTCTGTAAGATTCCACATAGTCAAAAACGGGTCGAGTAATCTTACGTCCTGTATATACCTTGCGGTATTTTGGAACTGTTCTAGTTTCACTCTTATTCAGATATTCCAATCTGTATGGAATGTCTTGTCTATTCAATTCACTAGTAATATTCCATTCATAATATGAGTAGTAGTCAAAAACAATTGACCGTTTCTTTCCACGGCCCTTTTGACGTTTAGACTTTTTATGTGGACGAGAAGGCATATCATCCCACGAATTAGGAATATTTCTTCTCTTCCCACGGACAAAGTCCGTATGGTCTTCATCACAGTTATAACGACGCTCTTGAGTAGTTCGTGGGCGTCTATATGAGGAAGTCATATGATGTTTCATAGAAAATTCCTTTACTTTACGGTTTCAACTCCAACAACTTCATAGTCAGAAGTAAGTATATATGGCTTGATTACATATTGTGTGTAGTGAACTTTAACTTCCTTACCAACATTTTCTTCCATCTTCTTACCGACATCTTCAGATGTCGTTGAACATGACCAATAACCAAACATTGGCTTATCAGTACCTTGATTTAGTGGAACATCTACAAGTTGTAGTTCAGCATCATAGCTTTTAAAGAATAAACCCTTTTTTGATACCTTAATTAACTTACCACCCCTTGTTCCCTCAGAATATCCCTTACCAACTCCACCCATACATGAACAACCGCCCACAACACATAAAAATAGTATAAAACATACTACCACACATCCAATGAATTTTTCCATACTTGTATTCCTAAATAATAAGAGATTTTGTCGGTAAGACAATTCCGCCAAATTGGGCACTATACATATCTCGAAGTTGTTCGACAATTGGATATGGTTTAACGATAAGTGATTCCCCACTAACTTCCAATGTTTTTTCAGAATCAGAAATAAATTGGGGCCAAGGTTGAGCGGAAAGCTGTGTATTGCCAGCTCTATCTTGAGCCATTCCAAGTGTTATTGGATTTTGTACGCAATATGTGTCAGTAGATGCGTCATGTGATAACACCTGTGCAATCACAATTTCCCCCGATAAAAACTTAAACGCCCTGATTTCATTTATCATTCTTTAGCTCCTTACCAATTTCTATAATCATTTTATATATTTTGGTATCTAAAACACCAGTAATAATATTTCTTACGTCCGTTAATATTAACCCAAGTTTATTTATACCCCAGTCATCAATATTATTTAAAGCATCTTTTTCGCTATATCCAATACCCCAAATTCTATCAGTTGGACTAGCTTCGACTAGCAAATCTGGATATGTGCCTAGAAGTAAATCTCTTAAATCTTCATGATAAGAAAATTTACATAGACATCCATAAAAAACTACCTCTGAAGATATAGCATCCCATACCTTAGCATCAAATCCATTAACCAATCTACCTAAACGCTTTTGCTCTCTAGGAGAATTAGTATTCATAATAGCATTGAATGATTCCTCGTCATTGAAGCATAGAGCCTTATTAGCCATCATATACTGCTCAACACAGTTAAATGTGGTCGGCTTTTCAAGCCGTTTAATAGGAGAAAAAGCAGTAGTGAATGGCGATTCATGCCAATTACTCAGCGGGCCGCCCCAGAAAAAGTGATACATTAGAAATAGTTCTCCATATATTCCGCGACCTGTTTACATAGGTCATCTATTGACATAACAAGATTAATTTCATCTACAGTTCGTATGTCTTGATTGAATCTTTCTGTTTGTACAATCAAGTCCAACTTTCTAATATAATATGGATGAAATCCAGCGAAAATCTTCTTATTACTTCGTCCAAGTTCCTTACCATACTCAAAGAGAGTTATTGGACAAAGTGTTTCGGCCGGGAACCAGAATAAGATATAGTCGGCAACCTTGATTTGGTCATACTCCCAATGAATCTGGGCGGCTGGATTAGGTAATCCATCACGTCGCGGATTAACAATATTTAATGGATACCCTTTTAAGATATTAAGGAGTTTTTCGGCGACCTCTTCCTGCCAGTTTGGGCAATTTGAAATACCTCCAGCTAAAAATAGACATCCCCAATCATTTTTTGGAACGTCTGGACACTTAAAGTACTTCGCCATACTCAGCCTCCTCAAAAATTTCATCTTGACACGCTTGACATAGGCCAGAAATTTTATACTCGCGAATAGATAAATTATCCCTAAAATCACTCATGATTATATCACACTCGCAAAGTGGACATTTCTTATTACGTACTAAAGACGTTTCACGAATATATCCAACCTGCTTCATAATTTCTTCATTCATGGCTTAAATCCTATTTTTCGCGTAGAGTCGCCGAAAATACTTCTTGGAATATTATGCGGGTGAAAGATACCGTCTTTTCGCGAGCAAAAGACGAATTCGGCGGTTGCTACACATTTTTTCTCTATTAATTTTCTAGATTGAGAGTGTACTTCGACACTTATAGTTATAGCCTTTGTTCTAACATCAGTAATTCGACATTTAATGTAAACAATATCACCCATTTGGGCGGCAGCATGAAACGTGCCGTTGAATTTATGAGTTACTGCACTATCACACTCTGTAAGAGTAAGGATTTGAGATACGCAGCAGGCAGCCGCTAAATCCATTTTAGAGAAGAGGGCACCACCGAAAATCATTGGTTGCATATAGTTAGTATCGGCGGGCATTACAACAAAGTTTGTTTCAAAAGTTAGGAAGTCATTCCAATTTTTATTCATATTATCCCTTTCAATATTCAAAGTTTGGTGTGCCAGAAGGTGCTCGAACCCTTCTCTGTTGCTCTTCAGGCAACCACTTTACCATCTAAGTTACTGGCACCTACTTCATAGGTCGTACTAGTAAGAATCGAACTTACATCTTGATTGTATCAGAATCACGTCTTAAACCATTAGACGATAGTACGTTGGCGGGGAAGTTTGGATTTGAACCAAAATATATAGATTTTCAGTCTATTTTTTACCTTTTGGTATTTGCTGATATAGCATATACAGGCTACATTTTTCTCTTCCCCATAGTACCCAATAAGCGAATCGAACGCTTGCTTCAACCTTGTAAGGATTGCACTCTAACCACTGAGTTAATCGGGCATTATACATCATCAAAAATTTTTGGAGGATTTTTTAACATTAAAGTTATAACTACTGCTCCGCTAGCAAACATTAGTCCAACAACAGATGCGTGCTGTGCATCAATATTTCTTTCAAAGTTCCAGCCGCCAATATACAGCGGAATGAATGGAATAATAAAACAAAAGATAGCATTAAAACCTGCCCAAAATATACCTTTCATATGAATCTCCAATTACATTACAACCTTACTTTCCACAAATATATCTTGCAACGATTCAAAGTAACCCTTCCAAGGTGGATACTTTTCAACCTTCTCGTAGTAAGTTTCATCGCTCACCGAGTCAATGATTGCTTGAGCATCCTTTTCATTTTTGTAAATTCCAACAATACAACCGTGTCCTTCAGAGTTTCCAAAGGAATCACCAGTACTATATCTCGCTAATACAATGTACACAGTTTGTCCACGAACTACATCAAAAGGAACTTCCTTAGTAATTGACATTGGAAAGGGTGCTATTCGAATTTCTCTCAATTCGAAATTGTAGATTGATGTACCACGATACGACCAAGCTCCACCATCTTCCTCTGCTCCAATACCACTTTCTTCACACCATTCATCAAAGTCAACATATAGTGACGTCATCGTATAATCCTTTTACATAACATTGAATAGTTTGATTCAAGTATCTCCTTGCCGAACCATGTAGGAATTTTAACTACTGGAAATTCAATCTCAGTACTACTTAATAATTCTAATTCTAGAATAATCTTACAATTACTAAAAATATCTACATAAACTGAAAATGTTTCATAAAGATGTACTTTACGATTGAATCCTAGATGCCACTCAAAATTATTGGAATCTAATTTAAATCTTGTCTTAAAGAGATTTGCTGTTGGAAGAGATTCTAATATTGTATAGGCGTCACGACTAATTTCATATTCTCTTTCATACTTTTTATACTTCTGTGTTATAAAATATACAGTGTTATTTTTACTTTCAAGTTTTCTTATTCTAGTCTTTCCATCATCTAAGTACTTTTGAGTTAACTGATAAGAATCAACAATATAAGGGACACAATGTTTTATAAAATTTTCAGTAGATAATTCAAATTTTTGCTCAATTTCAAACACTGTTGTATCCTTCTTTATATGCTCTATTAAGAGCACCGTTAAAGTTTAGACTTCGTGGATTTCCAAGTTCTGCATCCATTTTACCCATCTCACGAGTATACTTACAGAGTAATTTTTCTACTTCCAATGTATATGGTTCTTCTGACATATAAAATGCTGTCCCATGAGCGGGACAGTTCATATGCATTTCTTCTCTCTTACATCCAGAACATTTCGTAACTCTAGGTAAGTATGGTGAAGTAACGCTACTACGTAGCGAAAGTTCTCTATGCCTTTTCATACGATTTATCCAAATCAAACGGAGTAATGTGGTATATTGATTCTTCAGTCCATAGGATAGTATCCTTTTCTCTTCTATCCCATAGTTCTTCTTTATAGTTTAAGGCATTAATAGCCATTTCTATAGAAGAAAAAACTCCAATTATACTAGTATCGAAGTATTTTTTACAAGTACGAGTCAAAATATATAATTCCATATATACTCCTTAATAAGTCCAGCCAGCAGAACTCGAATCTACTTAATGAGGGCCACAACCTCACGCATTACCATATATGCTATGGCTGGGAAGGTGAGATAGGATACTATTGAGGTATCATTTCAACGCAGTAGCGTTGCGTTTTATCTGTAAGGACTTTTGTTTATACAGTTTGCCATTAAAACTACTATCTCATTTATAGGAATATACATTTACTTACTCTTCCGAAGGAAGGGAATACTTCCCCAGCGTTCCTTAGTCTTTTCAAGTCCAACTTCTTCAGAAATCTTCTTCGCCTTAAGCGAAGCATCAGTCGAAAGTTTTGTACTTTCCAACTCAACCTTTTTATTGAGATGAATGACCGTTCCAATAATGCCCACTGAAAGAACAATGGCAAGACAAACAATTCCACACAACTTTACTTCATGTGACATTTCAAAACTCCAAAAATTAATAGGAAAAGAAATAGTGCCCTTCATAGGATTTGAACCTACTCTTATACTTTCGTAGAGTATCGTGCTCTCCGTTACACTAAAAGGGCATAGCACACTCAATTGGTTTGTCCAATATCTCTACTAAACTTAAAAAGTAGAAATGTTATGATATTCATGAGTATCATTATTACACCATAAGTGTGTAAGCTTGTTAGAGGTACATATGATAGTTCTAACTTACTCAGCGGAAGCGCAGAAAATCGAATTCTGGACCCTTTCGGGCACTGTTTTCAAGACAGTTTAGCACGCCAACTGCAATCACTTCCTGGTCGCGGATTCTTACGCTCATGAAACGTAAGTTTGCTAGCTTAATCCGCAAGCGTTCCACTGGGGAATCGAACCCTATCCTTCCAACCAACGTATTTAAGGAATCAACTTAGAAGATTGATGTCGGCTACAGTGGAACGTAAACAGACATCACTTTTTAAACAAAAACCATTGTTATTTTGATAGTTGCTGATGATGTCTTAGTACCGTGTACGGGTAACGCCCCCGTCTCATCAGATTGAAATTCTGAGAACCTCACTTGAAGTTAAACACGGCATATTATTTTTGGTGTATACTATATAGGCACCATTTCTGGAAACTTTTATCTATAGGAGAATCAAATGTACACCTGCAAATGTGGGACTATATTCACACAAACAAAACATAATCAAATTTATTGTAGCAAAAAATGTAAATATAAATTTAAAAGATTAAAAGTATTAGCAAATAAAAACAAAAATAATTTTTGTATTGTATGTAATACAAATACATATAATCCAAAATATTGTTCTAAAAAATGTTATTTATCAATAAATAAAATTTCTAGTCCAAAATTAAAAGATGTTTTTTGTAAAAAGTGTAATACGTTTCTTAGAAACGGTTCTACATTATCCCAAATAAAAATTTGTAATAATTGTAATCCTAATTATGTTGATTGGTCAAAAATAACAAAAATAGAAATGAGAAATAAATATAAAAATTCATTGCAATATCATTCAAGACTACGTTCTTTAGCAAGAAAGAAGTGTAAAGATAATACCTGTAAAATATGTGGATATACATTACATATTGAAGTATGCCATATACGTCCTATATCAGATTTTCCAGACACAGCTTTAGTTTCTGAAATAAATGATATGTCAAATCTTGTAGCTTTATGTCCTAATTGCCATTGGGAATATGACAACGGATTAATAAAACTTTAGCAGCGGAACCTGGAATCGAACCAGGGAGGTTAGCTTATGAAACTAACGAGATACCACTTCTCAATTCCGCAAGTTTCACTAGTTGGACTCGAACCAACGCTGTCGCGGACTATTAATCCCGCCGTTCTACCACTGAACTATAGTGAATCCTCCATTATTAGTAGCGATGGATTGACACTCATTTTAGTCGCCGTAACTTTACACCAATAACTCCGACTCAAAGTGTCGTTGTGTTCATATACAGCCAAAGTAATCATATTTTAATTCCCATTACTGGGGAATCGCGCGAGTAGTCCGGGTAGGAATTGAACCTACGACTTCCACTTTATCTTACCACTATAGTTTTCACTACCAATAAATTGTTTGTGGTCTGGACTTTTTCTTTATCATGATATTATTTCTAATATTTTAGATATTTCCCGTAAAGTCTCTGCACTTTTTGGCGTCTTCAATCAAGAATTAGACAAATGTATACTATTGTGTCATAATTGTCACTGTGAAGAACATGCCAACTTAGCTCAAGATTGCCATGATAGTTAGTAACTATCGAAGGTTTCCTTGAATTTGAGAAATTCTACTTTTACCGTTTCCAGTAAAGCACTCATAAATCTAAGAATGGCGCTCTAACCACTGAGCTACCGGACCATACGGCCTATCGGCCGATATATTCTTTACTACAAACTAAATATATTCTATATGAGTGGACACTGTGGGAGTCAAACCCAAAAAACTTCGTTGCAAGCGAAATCCCTACATCGGTAGGACCAGGCCCATTATTTATATCTTCACAAGATTATTAGGTTCAAAAGAGGCGAAAGTCTGTTTATTACTTCGTCTCATATACTCAACTCTAACACGCTTTTCACTAAAACCGCAGATGATACCGCGTTTAAGTCGTGTTGTACAACCAATCTTTACAGGCATTACAACCTCATCACCAAGCGATAGTTCTTTTCCGGCAAAATCTTTCACATTACATTCCTTATATGGGCCTTTGTCTTCTCAATTCTTTCAAAGTTAGCTCTGCCATCATTACATGATAAACAGGCAACCCAAATATCTTCATCATACCAGCCTAGTCTACCATTACATCCAAGACACTCTTTATCAATATTATTGCAATATTCCTCATATTGTTTTTGTGACATATCTCCATCAATGTCACTCGGTAGTCTTCCAGGTTTTGCCAACAGTTTATCTGGTAGTTGTTTCATGTGGTTTCCATTTTTCATAAATTAAATTATCAATTTTAATTTGCATTTCTTTTTTAAATTCATTAATTTCAGTTAATTTATGATGATTAGGACATAATGGTATTAGATTTTTAACGTCATTATTACTATGATTATAGTCAATATGATGCACTTCTACAACTTTATCCCAGTCACATATTGCACATTTATACTCCCAATATTGAAAACAGATATGTCTATAAATAGTTCTTGTTTTAGAACCTTTAACAAACATTCCAGTTTTATACTGACCGTTATTTTCCCCGCTTCTAAAGAATGTATTCGCACACGCTCTAGAACAAACGCTTTTTTCATCCTTATGATTTGTTTTAGTTTGAAATTTAATATTGCAAACTGGACAAACCTTTTCAAGTATTATATACTTTCTCGACCATGCCCATTTATCAAAATGGGAAATATTTAAGTTATTTTCAACAATAATTTTTTCAAGCTTTTTAAAACCATTACCATTTATTGGTATATTTAAAGCTCTAGCAAACTCACTTTTACTTTTTGATTGATTAGCTATTAATTGTAAATTTTCTATAGACTGCATAGTATATCTCCTTAATATACTATACACCAATTTTAGTCTAACATCAAAGATTTCGGTCTAGTAGGTCGGATTTGAACCGACGTAATCTCCTGTTCCCAAAACAGGCGAGATAAACCAAACTCCTCTACTACTAGTTGTTCGCGAATATAGGATTCTAACCTATTCTCAGTTCCGTAAACTGCACTAGCCTCATGCACCAGAAAAGAAGTTCTAATCATCGTCATGACAAACATTCGCGAAGCTCCATCCCTACGTAACGCTCGTAGCAAAGCGGGTGTTAACAGCACCCCGGATTCACTTGCTTCCTCGGATGGAATAATACATAAGTGATTGTTATCTTGAGTAATTAGCTACTTTACTCTCATCCAATGTTATGTAAGCGATGTATACGGGAATTAAACCCGCAGCATCGTGTTCGACAAACACGCCTCATTATCGTTTGAGTCATACACCATTAGTATCGACAACAGGATTTGAACCTGTATGGTATTTTTATAACCGGCACGTTCTAAGCGTGATGCGTCTGCCTTTCCGCCATGTCGACATACTTTCTACCGAAAGTAGTAAAGACAAAATATAAAGCTTAAAATAAGCGAAATAATTATAACTGCTAGAAGCACAAATATAGCAATAATCATTTACAATAAACCTTTACCTCTTCTTTTTCTCTATCAACTTCTTTATATCCACCTTTTCTAGCAACATCAGTAGTTGGAGACTGAACATTTCTATCTTCAAACCAAACTGTGCAGTCTTGCTCGCCTTGTCCTTCAAACCAACTTGCTAAAATCTTAGCTTGTTTAAAGGTTAACCCTTCAAAAATACAACGTGCCATAATTATTCCTTTCAATTTATTGGTGGAACCATAGAGAATCGAACTCTACTATTCTGGGTAAGAGCCAGAAGCATCACCACAATGCTTTGGTTCCAACTACGTTGGTATTATAGTTACAAAACTGACTAGTGTTCCACATAATGGATTGGCCTCCCAATTTAATTGCTTGGAAATTTTTGCTGAACTAGTCAAGTAGGGCCGCAGGGACTTGAACCCTATTCTTCTTGTTAAAAGCAAGAAGCTTCACCGTAAAAGCTTCGACCCCAAATATTGCACATACATTGAATATTAAAACTCTTATTATAGTTTGCAGAACCATAATAATTGCCAATGTCATCTACTGCATTATTAGATGGTGCAAGTGGATTGTGAAGGATTTGAACCTCCATCACCGGCTAATTCGACGGTGCATTTTTCATTATGCTAACAACCCATTAGAACAGACTACGAATCGCATCAATTAACAGTTGATAATTTTATAGTTGCTGATATAGTCTTGGCGGGCGGGGTTGGTTTTGACCAACAACTCTAACTAAAGTTAGTGTATTTCTTTATACTACCCACCCATAAACAGATTACACTAATCATTGATAATTAATGTTTGATTAGATTTTGCTGAGGTAATCTTTAGTGAGCCATAAGGGAATCGAACCCCTTGCCTGCCAACACACATAATAAAGGCAACTGTTTTACAGACAGCCGTGTGTAATATGACTCATTATTTCTTCCAAGTATCGCCGGTGGGATTCGAACCCACAATCCCGAAGGCAGGAATTTTTAAGACTCCTGTGTATACCAGTTCCACCACGGCGACATACATTCTTTTTAGTACTAGTTGTCGGAATCGAACCGACTCTTTTTCCGTTTTACAAGAACGGTGCCTTCCCATTCGGCCAAACTAGTGAAATAGCACTGGATGGCGTATATAGTAGTATACACTTCACATAATCCAGTAAAGAGGTCAAAAAAAATGAACAAGTGCGAACAATGTCAAAACGATTCCAATGGTAGATTTTGTTCTAAACGATGCTGTATTATTTGGAATAATAAAGCTAGAGCCAAACCTAAAAAGGAAAAAGTACAAAAACTTTGCCTAAACTGTTCAAAGCCAACTAAACGTAAATATTGCTCAAGTGATTGTTCACAACAATATAAAAAGCAAAGCTTATGTTTAAATTGTAACAATAAAACAAAAAGAAAATTTTGTTCCACAAAATGTCAAAGACAATTTTTAGATAAAAAAATATTTCTCAATATAGAGTCAGGAGTTAACTTATGTCTACATAGCAAAAAACGCTATCTAATACATAAATATGGTGACAAGTGCTCTATATGTTCGGTTGAAACATGGCTCGATAAACCACTCGTGAAGATTTTAGACCACATTGATGGTAATTCATCAAATAATGATATTACTAATCTTCGTTTAGTTTGCTCAAATTGCGACTCTCAACTACCAACATACAAAAGTAAGAATAAAGGAAACGGTAGACATTACAGACGTGAACGATACAAAAACAATCAATCATACTGACCGTTGCCCTGTCCCACTATTATACTACCTTAGTACCTCTCAGTCAACGGGGTCAAATTATTCAGTAAAAGGTCCGGCGGTCGCCGGTTGTCCGCTCATTATACTAAGTGGAACCCCTACTGTCCAGTGGTCAAAAGTTTAGCCTGTTCTTCCAAAATTATTCTTTCGGCAATTCGTTCTATCAATGCTCGTATCCGATTAAGTAGTCGGCAACGTCCTCTTCTCAATTGTAGGTCAACCGTAGAAGTCACGATTGCACCGCTTTCTCCATAGCTTACATCAGCCCTATAATAAAAGCTGTTTACGCGACCATGTGGCGATAAAGTTTTCACTTCAAGATAGCCAATATTTGTCCTAGTATATACTTTACAAGTAACTTCTAAATCTGCATCCTTAACAATCGGCGGAATATTTTCCCGTATCTTTTGGAAGACCGGATGGTCCTCACTAATCCTAACAGTCTTACTATCTTCGGCTGACGCCTCAGTTAATAGGAAAAAAGAAAGTAGGGCCGCCGCGAATATCTTATACATATTTTTCCTCTATTAACGAAAAAAGGGAAGCCGTAGCCTCCCTTTTATTTGGGTATGTTATAGCTACGCATTAACACTGTGGAGTAGGAAATAATGGTGAGGAATTTATACGGAGCGACGCTTCGACGCAATCTCTCTCATGTTTATAATTCTTTTTATTATTCATAGTTTCTACCTCCACTACTATATACGCCAAGTTAATCAACTTCCTTGTATAATTTAGCATAATCATCTTCTTTTAAGGAACTTCCAGTCTTTAAGACTGCTTCCATAACTTCTTTTCCATGCTCGCGGAAGTCCTCACCAAGATTATCTCTTGTGATTCTTCTAAGTGCTACTCTTTGGAAAACTCCAGGACTTTTAGCTACCTTTACCGCTTCGCCAGATGAAGTCTTACATTCTCTAAATCTTGCAATAATCTCTGAAATAATTGCGATGAATCCACTTATTGTAGCAGGGTCTAAAGCAGCCTGCCTATTTCCAGTTAGTTCGCCATAATTAATGGCTGTTGCCGAAGCAACTTCTTGTAATTTACTCATTATCGTCTCACGCTTCTTTGTACACTTCTAAAGCGTCCGTTTCTTTGTACAGACTTTTCAACCTGTACGTTTTGACGAACTACTTGTTTCTCTACAACAATAGCAGCGCCATGATGGCCGACAACCTGTCGTTCAACAATAATTCGTTGCGGATGTGAAACCTCAATGAATTGTACATGAGGTACTTCTACAAACTCAACAAATCTTTGAGGATGCGCCACAACCTGTCTTTGTACAACTACATTTTGTTGACATACGTTTTGTCTACAATCTGTAGCAGATGCTACACCAACAAAACCGAATGCGATTAGTAATCCTAAGATATACTTCATATTTTTCTCCTATTAATTTTTTGACTTTATTGCTAATGCTTTACTATGCATCCACAGCTTTAATGTCTTTACTTCTTCATCTGATAGTGGTGGGGAACCCTTTGGCATTCTAGCTTCGCCTTCCAATAATAGGGAGGCATCACTTCTATGAAAGACTAATTCTCTATTAGCTAATTCTAGGGAATCATCAGAAGATACTACTAATTTTCCATCCTTAACCAAAGTTAAGTCACCATCTTGTTTTGTATCACCATGACACTTTGCACATTTCTCAACATATAAGGAAAGTACTTTACTTTCCAAAGCATCTACTGGTTTTTGTTCCGGCTCGACTGGCTTAGCTGGTACTTTTCCAGCTACATTACCGAGTGTTAATGATTGTAAGGCAAGCGTCATCTTCTTTAACTCTTCAACTTGCTCACGAAGAATCTTTAATTCTTCATCCTTCTTAGCATTATCTTCAGCTACTAATTTTTGTCCATGACTATAATAGCCTTGAACTCCTAAATATGTATTTGGGTCAAATTGAACAACTCTCTGACGTACAATTACGTCAGTAGCCATAACTGGCATAGTTAGTAATCCAATAAATAATGCTAGTAAGTACTTCATTACTGTTTAACCTCATAGTTCTTATCTTCAATCCAACCTTCTGTTCCATCGGCTAGCTTAACTCTAAGCCATCCGGGTTGAGACTGTCCAGAATCTACAATTGCAGTAACTTTTGTACCGGCTTCAATTCGTTTGATAACGACCGTCCCCTCCTTATAAATATTACACCCATTCTTGATAATTCCAAGATAAGTGTCAAATTTTTCGGTAGTTATCTTGGTAAGACCGTTCAAAATAATCATCGTTTGTTGGAAAAGGCCGGGTACTCCATCAGTGTTTGCATCTTCCCACAAGTCACGCGGAATAGACTGCTTATTTGCAAGTAGTAATGATAGGCGGCCAGGAATCTTATAATTGATATCCTGTAAACCTTCCTTACATTTATCATTCAATTCTTGTTCGGTTACTCCACATTCATGTGCAACCTGCTTAATATCTAATGGCTTATTATACCATTGGATTACACGATAGTAAGCCTTTAAGTTATCTTCAGGTGAAGTTCCATTACTTTTCTTCAATGCTTTTGCGTATAATTCTTGATTTTCCTTAACAGAATCTTCAAAGCGGTCAGACAGATAGGCCCTTTCAACTCTTAATTGGTCTGCCTTATCCTTATAGTATACTAAACCGCGACTCTTCAAATATTCCTTAATAGTATTCTCTGATGGTAGTGGACCTACAGCATGACAATCAAAACATCCATGTGGAGTAATTACGCGGGCATCGCCTAAAACATCACTTAAATGACGAACAATTGTAGCGTCAGCAAAATCAGCAAGATTTTCTTTTGCGTCATATAAATCATACGTCTGAAGCTTTAATTGATTAGTTGCGAATATTTCACCACCATCAAAAGTGTCAGGTGGCTTACCACCAAATGATGGAAATCTCTCAATATAATCTCTATTACCAGCTTGAAATTTTACGTCATAAGTCTGATATAGCCAACCAAGTTCAGTTCTATAGCCAAATAAAATTCTATTATGTCTGGCTACATTCTGTGAGGCAGTTACTATAGTTGCAAACTCGTTACCAATTTCTCTACTCTTAGCAATATCTGGAAGCCCCCAGGCTGCCCTAAAGTCTTGTACTGTCTTGGGTTGCGTAATATTTGCATACAATAATGTACGATATATTGAGATATTTTTAGGGTCTCTATCAGATTGCTTAGTTCCAAGGCTAGCATTATATACAAGCCAGTCAGCACGAACGACAGCATTGCCAGCCATAAGACGTAACAAAGCATTATTTTCATGTTGGATGATTGGCTCTAACATATAACCGTCAAACTTAGTTATTGATTCCCAAGCTTCTGGTGTCCAATTATAATTTCTAATATCTATCCAATACATAGTGTCGGAAATTTTATTAAGCTCGCGTATTTTCTTAAAATCCCACGCTTTTTCTTCTTCGTCATATTCAGCTAATGCTAGAGGATAAAAACTTCCTGCCGATAGTGCTTCACCCTTAGTTGGACCACTCATAGAGTGTAATAGAAAAGAAAGTGTAGTAAGCATCGGCGGCCGCAATTCTTCCGGAACGGCATAAGTTGTTATGCCGCGAATATATTGTCTATCTTCCGCCGGTTCATATTTTTGGAGAAATACTAAAAAGGATTCAACCTCAGAGTTTGGCGTCTTTAGTTTTTGTGGTTGCTCTTGGGCGAGTAAACTTCCGCCGATAAGTATAATTCCTACAAAGTATTTCCACATGTTTCTTTTCCTATTAACTTATTTTAGATATACGATATCCAGGAATTTCTATTTTAGAAATTTGTCCACTTAAAATAATCGTAGTATTTCCTGTTGGAATTGGCGTTGGTGTTGGGTCAGGCTTTGGATTAACTTGTGTTGGTGGCCCATATCTTAAGTCATTCAACTGTCTAATATCTTCTTTCATAGGCTTATTAATTGACGGATTGTAAAATGGGTTAATTAGGCTATTTGGAACGCTTACGTGAGATACACCAATACCATGCATCGTTTCATGACATACTACATTCTCTAAATATATTCCTCGGCCATTTTTTCCAAATGGAATCCATGTTTCATCTAAGTCAAATTTACCAAATAGCTGTCCTCTATATGAGGAAGAGGATGGTAATTGAAACCAAGCTAGTGTTCCACTAGACCCATCAAAATCATCTTGGCGACCTCTACCAACATCATATACTAAATTTGCTTCATTAGCAGATGAAACTTTTATAAAGGTTAAACCGCATACAGCACTAATATTATCTAGTGCAACCCTAATAGTTTGTTCCCAATCTTCGCGAGACATTTCTTCATCATATCCACTTATACAATAAGTAAGAGTTTTCATGCCCCATTTTGGGACAGAGCCAGCCTCCTCAATTAAAAATTCATGGTCGGGCAATGAACATCTTGGAGATTCCATCGCACGTACTAATTTACCATCAATAGTTTCACTTGAAAAGTCTAAACCGGCAGTCTTTTTAAGACGTATAATGCCGCTCGCAATATCTTCGAGCGAAAATGTATCCTTAATATAACCATACTTCTTCAAATATGTATATACTCTTGAAACATCTAAATCCTTATTAGATAAGAACTTACTAATTTTATCTAGCATAGAATTCTCCTATAAAAAAAGCCCACAATTAGTGGGCTTTGGATACACTCAGTTTAAATTATGGATTTGTTCGTGGTTTGTAATTGTCATTTACTGGAAGCGGAGCACCAGTCTTATACGTTAATTCACCTGGAACATCATTTGTACTATATAGAACTGCATGGTCAGCACCAAAGTCAACTGAATCTCCAGCATTAGCACCCTTAGTTACAGCTCCAGTAACAGCATTCCAAGAATCTTCATCTAATCTTCTTGTTGTTGTTAAAGAGTTTACACTCCGAGCACCGCCAAAGTCAGACCCGCCAGATAGTAAAACTGTATTTGCTGTTCCATTGATAGTAGTTGCCAATTTCTTAGCAATGTATACACCAGGAGTATTACCCTTATTAAAAGTTCCATTTGTTAACCCTTTAAAAGTACCAAGATTTCCGCTTGAAGTTGGAGATACAGCTAATACTACTTTTGAGCCATACGATACCTCTCCAGATACATTATCTCTTAGAGTTCTAGCATTTACGGCTAAGTCTGCATTTGCAACCTCACCAGCCTTTACGATGGTACATCCATTATTCTTTTGAGGATTACCACTAATTGCTTTTGTAACAGTCATTTATTTTCTCCCGATTGGGACATTCCTAAAATCCACGCATTGTCCTATCCAACTATATATACACCTTTTAGGAATTTTTAATCTTATTCACGAGAGATATAACTCTTAGTCGCATACCTTCAGTCGTTATTCCATAAATCTTACTAAGTTCTGCATTCGTATATTTCATGACAAACCGTTCATTAAACAATTTCTTTTCTTCTGCTGATAATCCATCTAAAATATCTATTATTTCTGTAGAAAAATCCTTAAAGGAAATATCAATATACTCATCAATATTTTTGTCATGCGGTTTATAGTAAGTTACATAAATGTTATAACACTCCCATTTTATCCTCATAGTAAGGTACGTCTTAAATGACATACCCCTATCATTCTTAAAATGTGCAAGCGCATTCATAAGTCCTATCATACCAGCACTTTTTCGTTCTTCTGGAGATAAGTTTTTTCCAAAAAATCTAGTTACTGATTCAATAGTATGTTTATTCTCAGAATACTTTGATTCGAAAGTAGTATTATCTATCATATTAGATTACATTTCGTTTTAGAAGTTAAAAATATACCATTACTAAACTGATATGCAGTAAGGAGTTCCGATTTTTTCTCCTCATACATTATATCGTTTGATATATTCGTTCCCGTATAATCATACGAGGCATTTGGAAAAATATAGATGCACCAATCCTTAAAATTAGACTTAAGCGTATCTAGTATTTCCGATAACATCTTTCCATCTTTTAATGGAATATTCTTAACCTCTAATCCACATACTCTCTGTTGAATATCTAGTTTTACTTGTGTCGTATCAAATAGACTTCCAATAGCAATTATAAATCTATACCTAGAGATTATTCTTAATACTTCAACACCAGGAGTTTTCTTTATAGTCTCTCTAGAAACTTCACCAATTGAAAAGTTAGTATGACCCATCCAGAATTTAAATTGTTTCATTGGATGCAGCGTATCATCAATCTTCCATAGTCCAAATGGAGTCATTGACATCTCTTGAACTGGAATCATATCATCAAGTTGAAGTAAGGTATCTTCTTCAGCCGTAGAAAAATCAGACTTTTCTTCTTTTAATAAGGTATTTTTAATTGGACTATAGTCATAGTGCATACTTTCCCAGTGAATTTTACGTTCCATCTGTTTTTCCTCCAGTAGCAAAAACTAGCTCAGGGTCAACTATTGGAACCTCTTCACCATTTTCATCTTGATTAATATACTTCTTCTGTTCTTCTATTAGGCTATATACGTCTAGCAATACATCTGAAAGAGTTTTCACAACTACAACTTTTAATGCTTTTAATTGTTTCGTATCTACTTTATCAGCGGCGGCCGTATATACATCAGTAAGTAGTGACGTATTCATAATACGTCTTAGGGCATTACCAAACTTATCTATATCGGTAAACTCTACATCTATCATTATATTGTCTATATCTTCAAAGTCAAATGTAATTTTATTCATTGGCTTCCTTTATCTTATCCAGGCTCTTATTAATTATAACTGAAACCCTGTTTTTTGAAATGTTATATTTCGTAGCAATTTCAGACATAGTAGCATTATCGAAAAAATACATACGAATCATTTCTTGGTCTCTATCAGATAGAGACGAATTATTAAGTAAATAGTCAATATATTCTCTATCTATAATAGATTTCACATCACTACTTTTCGCTTCTAAAAAGTTATATAAGTTTGTATTTTCACTTAATTCAAAGTCAAGACTCTTTATTAAACAATCTTTATACTTAACGTATTCAGACTTTATGTTTTTTACAGCAAATTTATAGTTTAGATTTCTATAAGCATCTCTATCTGCCGATTTTTCTGGGTCATATCTTTTATCGGCCATCATTCCATAATATGCAACGTATGCAATAGCATCACTATCCTTACTTCTTATATTACAATATTTCCTTAAAAAATTTCTAGCATCTCTTAAATACTGCTTTAGTGGAAGGTACTGACTACACATCTTAATATACTTGCACTCCTGTCCCATGTCAACGGGGGTGGTTGAATAGTTTTCGGATTTTTGTAAAAATTACGCATCAACTCGACCGTCGCATCAAAATCCGGCTCTACCCATTCCCCCTGGCCAAAAAACCATTTTCCATCCTGTGCTATTACCTTCTTGGTATATGGAATAGCATATTCCTTTAATACAAATTCAGACTGACCGGCATAATCTGTCATAATAACAGGCTTTCCACAGCCCATCATTTCACACGCTTCCAAATTCCAACCTTCGGCACGCGAAGGAAATATTCCACAATCAGCATGTCTCATTAAGTTTGCTACATCTGAATCAGTAGCTAAACGTGGAATTATCTTTATTTTATGTCCAAGCTTGGAAGCTTTATACTTTTTCTCCCACTCTTTATTCTTCTCATCGGAATAAAAAGGATTATGGTTACACATTAATAATTCAACATCATCTTTATCAGTGAATGCAGCATTAAAAATGTCAACTAATATATCGTGTCCCTTTCTTATTTCCCACTTCCCCATGTTAAGAAAGCGTACACGCCCTATCGGGCGGTTAATAGGGAAAAAATGTTCATTATAGCCGAGTGGCACAATGCTACTATTTATTCCATACTTAAGAAGTACTTGGGCCGCCCACGCTGAGCATACTATATTGTGGTCACACCTTCCTAGTAAATTCGCTTCCTTCTCTGTTAGTCTATCTAGTTCAAATATAGACCAGCCAATATGGGCACCTTTTCCAACAAACATTGACATATCAAATTGATGCCAAAGTCTTACACAGGGTGCGTTTACATCATATGTATCTGCCCTTCTAATCATATCGGCCATTTCAGACTTTTTATATAATGGGACTTCTGGCTGACCAATTGGAAATAATGCTACTTCTTCAAGTCTATTATAGGCAGACGCGATTTCTGTTCCTACACGACCATATCCTAATGTATTTATCGGTGCTATAAAATTTAAGCTCATCCACCAGCTCCCCATAGTGCATAAACGCGGCACTTAGTAAAATCTGTAAGTGTAACATTTAACACATTAATTCCGTAATCTTGTAATTCTTTTCTAAGAAGGTCAGTTAATACTTCATCAAAGTCCTCGTGAGATTCCTTAATATCTGTGTAAGTCATACTAGACATCGCATTTTTAATTGCGGCGAGTGCAAAATCTTTTACAGTATCATCATACTCAAATGATTCGGTGAGAAGTTTTACTACATCAGAAACTTCATAAACTACTATACCACTTACACCTACAGCAATATCATCCTTAGTAGTAACGTACTGTGCAACCAAGTTTACTGTTTGGCGTTTTACTGGCACTACTTCTACCTCAGTAACTATAGGCCAGTAAAAGTGTACGCCAGTCTTAAAAATACCATTTTCGGCCGACATTAGTTGCGGATATCTACCACTCCTAAAGCGAACACCAGAATGAGTACTCCTAACAATCTTAATATGAGGTATAAAAGAAAGTATTGCATCGAAAAATTGTCCTATCCAGTTTAATGCTTCCATTTATACCTCCAGTGGACCATGCGGATAATGAGTCCGCGTCCTTAACGGCTTATAAAAAGCTTCTACACGCTTATTAGGGTGTATTCGGAAACCCCAAGAACCTATGATGTTATAACTTTTCCTCTATTACATCCATTTTGAGTTAAGCACAGACTAATCAGTAGTCTGACAGAGTAATATCATTACCATAGATTTGTTTTTCCGGTAAATCACACCGTCTGCAATTAAGCAGCCAAGGCTAGCGAAGCTTTGCCAGTTAAAAAATTTTGCCTAATTTTTACGTAGATAAGACTTCTACGGCGTGCTACTTAGTACTAAGTAACGTAAGTCGATTCAATTTATGGCCCATGTAATTTTTGGTTCTATAATCTTAGTTTCTTGTCCACATGATGGACACCTATGAATATATACGCCAGTAATAACTATATGCATTGGTGGATTATGTGATGGATGAGTACATATATCCTTAATCCATGTTCCATTTTCTGTTTCATTGTACATAGTAATGTCCATTATAAAGTGCTATTAGAGAAGGATTTACGATGATTTTATATCCCATAAAACGTATCTGATTACATACGGAAATATGTTCACAATCTTCATTAGAATATTTAATGAAATTCTTTGTAAATAGCAATCCTCTGTATATTGACATGCCTCCAAAGGCAGCTTTTACTTCATAATGAGGCTGCCCACGCTTTAAGTCTAGAAGATTATAGTTATCTCCTTTTTCTTCTAAAGGACGGTATGTCCAACTATCATAGTATACCTTTGATTTTGAACCATCATCAAGTTTGGAATATAGTAGACCGTTAGCAGTTACAGCCCCAAAATCCTTATAAATATGAAGTAATCCAAATGAGTGGAATAACCCTTCATACGAAAAGCCGCCCTTAATGTCGAAGTCATAGACTATTGTATAGTCATATGGAATATCTGGAACGTACTTATTACGCATGTCTGCCATAGCAGTTCTACGTAACAAACCTTTACCGGTCATTTTTGGCGTTCCGATATTATACGACTGACCAAGTTGGTTATTTAAGATATATTCCCGCGTTCCATCAAAAGAATCGTTCTCAACAATATCAAAAGTAATATCTATGTTTAGTGCTTTAAACCTTTCAACATTGTCATGTAATTCTTTTATACAATCTCTTGCTAGTCCACATACTAAGATTTTTGGTCTAGTGGTATATAAATATGTATACCCGGCATTTAAAATAGCTGAATATTCTAATATATTTTGTGGAGGAAACATAGATTCTGGAAACTGTATTCCAAAATAATTAATCTGCATATATTTTATCCATATTGAAGAATCTCCAGCCTCTATCGTTTATTGTGCCATCATCAATATTATCTAAATATTCTAACATTTCGTTAAATGTTGAAAAAAATCTTTCGTGTGGTAAAATTCCATATAGCCAAGGTGGAATATTATCCTTACCCTGCTTACATACAATAAGACATGGCTTTTTCTGTTGACTAGCAACAATTAATTCATGATATGTCCCGCACATATGACATTCTTTATTAACGAGTACTATTAGAAAATGTGCCGCGTCAACCATTGCAAGGTCGGCCCTAACAATTTCTTTCATAGTTTCATGAAGTTTATCATACTGTTTTTTCTCTATTAACTCTTTTCTAAATAATACAAATTTTTCATCTTCATTTAGAGCTGGATTATTAATGGTACTCTTATCTAGTGGATTTAAAATGCCGACTCCATATGTTCTTAAATATGAATCTACTAATATTCTCCAACTCTTTCCTCTGTCCTTACAATCATCAATTGGTCCTGCAAGATATGCTATTTGCCCTTTGAGTTTTCCCATATCCACTCCTGTTTATTCTTTTCTAGTGCTGATTTACACTTATCTTCAATACGAGCAAAGAAATAACCAATCATCCAATGATATCTTTTCATATTAAAATTCTCAATATCATGTGATGATTCATGAGGACAATCCTCACTATCTAATCCATCATAATATGCATTATAGCCAGCCTTGTGAGTTTTGTTCATAGGTTCCTTTCATATTGGAAAATAGTTTTATAGTTGGCCGTCCGATTTTGCTTCGGATTAATCGTCTAGAACGGCCAATCTTTTGATATTAGAACTTTGCAACACCTAGTGGTATTGATTGAATATCATAAATATAATCAGTCTTAAACGACCGATAATTGCCTGCTGACTTATCATCTGAAGTCATGTAGAAGGTAAATACATCACAATCCTCATTATCGTGTAGAACACCGCACCGTGTTTCTTCCTCGCCGTCTTCCTTAACATATGTAAAGGAATAGTGCTTGTTAAGAGTCATATCATCTGTAGTCAACTCTTCTACGTATTCAGACTCGTCTACTACGGTAATATCCTTAGTATCGTAATCATCGCCAACATTACCACTATAAACTGGAGCGTTTAACGGAGCCTTATAATCTCCAACTACAGTATATGCACAAGTTCTCAACTTTTGGCAGTTATGGTCATTAGGAACACTAACAACATCCTCAGGAGCAACCTTACAGATGATTACCTTATCTCCACTGGAATGATACCAGCCGGTAGGCCCACTGTAAGCTAACGCTCCAACGTGGAAACCTTGTGAACAATGTCTTGTGAAGTCATCATCCACTTCATTACGCGGCATACGCATAGTAGCTCCAGGCTTATTATCATAAGTTCCTGAATACTTATCTAAGTAGTTTCCACGAACTGACTTATATGCTAGAAAGCATCCATCCTCAGTTAACATTAATCCATTTACTTCCAAGAAGCCCCACAATTCCTTCACACTTCGTGAAGATGGATTTTGTAGAAGCCGCTCGAAGAACTTTACCAAAGGAGTAAAGTCGAAACCGTTAGCCATCATTGACATGATAGCCTTAGAGACGCTATTACTTACAGGATTTCCGTCAACATAAACTCCTGTGGAATCTACAGTTACACGGTCTAACGTCCCAATTCTTTGGTTTACTACTTTCGCGACCTCTTTTACGGTGTCTAAATTCTTCAAGAAAAGGTCTGCATCCTTTTCATTAAAAGCCTTCCGTAGGACCGCATATTGCGGATGGTCCTTAGCAACTGTATATGCTGAACCATCAACAAGAACATTCAAAGTACCATCACCAATAACCTGACGACCAATCATTCTACTCATAAATTTTCTCCAAATAAAAAAAAACGAAATTTACTTACTATCTATCATACGAACATAATTTTTAACGGCAGGCGTCGTATAATTCGACGCACTAACATATTGAAGCATAGGATATAATTTTTCTATCTTATCGTTCAATGTTTTAACTTTAACTTTAGCATCATCAACCTCTTTAATTTTTTCACTAAAGAAAGATTGATACATGTCATATAGATACTTATAGTCACTATCGTAATCTAACGACTTAATTATATCTATTTCATCCTTCGAAAGGTTCTTTGACGGAGTATTAAATAGATTTCTATTTAGTATAGGATATGACGCATCAATTTTGTAAAGATTATTCTTTAATATTGTACGAGTCTCATCTTTTAAATAATCATCAATATGAGTCCATCCAGCATTCTTTGCAGAATCTATTAGTTTTGATTTTAGACCAAAAATTGAGTCTAATACTGCTGAACAATTGTTCAGTTGCTTGATAAGTCGTGACATTGAATACCAATTCATCTTCGCATTTTTAATATCAAAACCGTGTAACTCGCAGTATACACCCTTTTTAGTAAAATCTATCGTTTCAGATACCCAACTTTTAGTTATATACGAACTTTGTTGATATCGCATTCCTTGCGAAGTTTTTGCTCTAGCTACACCTTTCTTTCTAGTTGGCTGATAAGTAACAGAACTTATTGGAAGTATAATTGAGTCATCACAACCTAGAGCATTAATGACAGACTGCTTATCCTCAAATAGATAAGCGGCTTTTCCAGTATTTGCTACATAATTGCGTAGACGGACTACTGACCCCTTCTTCTTAATAGCTGCTAAATCATCATAAAAAATGGTAAATTCTTGATTTAGAGATATATATCTATGATTAACAGTAATCTTCGTATTTGAAAAATTCTTATAGCATTTACGACAATCATTAACTGATAAAGTAAATCCTGAGTCAGGAAATAATTGCTGATTATTATATTGAAAAGCTGAAACATTCAATATTCTTTGCAAAGTATAATCAAGCTTAGAATAATACTCAATGAATGTTAGACGCGATTCATATAAGTTTTTACTATTCTTATAGGACTCAGATGCCATATTCTGAATAGAATTCTTAACCTTGTTCAAGGTATTCTCTATGAATGCTATAGTCTTAGCGTCATAGGATAAGCCCTCGCGAGAAACTTCAATTGATACATCTCCAGTTTCTACAAAAATATCTATTCCGGCAGAAGTAATAGCATTATTTATGCTATGATTTACTACTGGATATGCAACTGATGCCATAATAATGCGGCAGCCAGTACCATCGCCCTTTCTAATACCCCAATTATCTTTCTTTAAAGAATATTCGGGATTTACAATATTCAATTTATTTCCAACCATCTTTGGCTTAACAGTAAAATACTTATATAAGTCTGTTGCCCTATTAGCAAATGCTGATTCATCACCACGAACAGTTGGAAAGCTAATCTTTACACCACTTCTTTCCGGCGAATGAACTTCGGAAAGTAGAGATAATGACGGAACTCCATCCTTGTTTAGGAAGGCTCGCCATTCATACTTAATACCATTATACCAACTTGTAATATTGAATGTTCGTGTATGATATGAGAATGGTGTTTTCGACCCAAGTCCAAGACATCCATTAAATAAGTTAGAATTATCCTTACTAGACATTCCGTATGTGCTGAATACTTTTTGAATCGTTTCTTTGGACATACCAGTTCCAAAGTCGCGAATGTAAAATTCTGGCATACTCCAAGTGGGGATATGTACCTCAAAAGCTTCAGCAGCGTTTCCATTTGCTATATGACTATCAAGAGCATTTGTACTTAGTTCACGGATGCAGGCTCGAATCTTATCAGAATATAATCCATCCGACAAAATATGGAACATTTTCGGCCCCATACTTATGGAGAATGTACTAGTTTCAAATGTATCGTCGTCTAAATTTACGACTCTATTACCTTCATTCAATAACTTCATTAGAATTTTCCTCAATTATAGAATTAACCCAACTGTCTACACTCTTTAATACTTTTAATTGTTCTGAATCAGGAACAGAATTCCTAACCCAGTTTTTAATGACGGACGGCATAAATAGTCTTCCATCTTTAATACCGTACGTTATACATCTATCACAATACTCAAAAACGCTATCTTCATCATAGGATGTAAGTATTAGCTGTGGTTTTCCGGCTATTGCGTAAACTACTACAGCACGCTGTATTCTACCTAAACCAGTAATATACTTTATAAGGAAAGGGTCAACTATCGGCGTAACATCATCTTTTTTCTCTATTACCCTTACTACACTTTTCCCAAATTCATATCCGCAGGGACAAACTTTTGTCCTAACCCCTACAGAGCGTTTACATTCTGAGCATATCTTTTTTCCCTTACTCAAGTTCTATACCCGCCTTCCTGATAACCGATGCCGTATCAAATACCTTATCTTCATCATGCTTAGAAAAACCAATTTCAGATACCACTATATCTTTATCAATAGAGTAGGATTCGTCTAAATATAAAAGTAAAACATTTATTGCAGCGTCTAAGTGATTGTTAATTTTATCGTTACAGATAACTACTCGTAAGTTACCGGAGCTAACATAGTACTTCATATGTAATATACTCTAATTTTGAGTCTCCGTCAACGGGGCGTACAATTTTTCACAGTCTTTTATTATTTCCTCGTCAGTTTTTTCACTAAAATCTTCAAGAAATTTTGGGACATTTTGTATGGCTATGGAAGGTGGAAACCTACAGTTTTGTGCGATATGTAAAAGCCACACAGCTTCTCCATTCAGTCCATCAAAATTAATAGAGAAAAAATCACATGTGCGTGCAGCGTTTACGTCGTGAATGTCTATTCTAGACTTCGTTGAAACGATTATAGTAATCTCTTTTAGTTTCGAGCCGAGTTGTTTGGCTAACCCGCTAGCCCACTTAGCCGGTCCCTTTATAAATACTGCGTTTGGCGACATGCCTACTGGCGGCTTCCATTTATTTGGAGTTATAGACATTTAAGATTATTCCTACAATAATACCAATTATAATACCAGCCACAATCATACATTTTCTAGCTCATTCGAAATCATTTGCTGTTTGATAGAATTATAGATACAGAGGGCTGGCCAAATCATATTTAATTTAATTATCTTTAAATCTGTATCTGATATATCAAGATTTTCTCTCATATCTCTTTCTATAGCATTTATAGTATCTTTAAGAGTATTGAAGAGTTCTAAATTCTCATCTTTGAATTCATCAACTAATTTAATAAATAGCTTATATGGAAACTGTGTATCCTCTAATTTCATCTCTTTTACCGACTGCTCATAAAAACTCTCAAGTAGTTCTTTTTTAACTTTTATCATAAATAGAAGCTCCTTACTGTTATACCCTTACGAACCCAGCAGTCATTGATTAGTTCTTTAATGAAATCCCAATTACCACCTGCTAATGCAGAACCAAAACGTGGACAGACAATCTCATACGTTGCACGACTATCATTCGCCATATCTGTAGATATACTTACAGCTACGCTCTCCATACATCGTACAAGATGATTATAGAATAACGGTCTACCTCCACCAAGTGTTTGGGCACACATGTTAGCTACTACTACCATTCTATACGAATGATTCGTATCCATATGATTTGAGCATGGAATTAGTTGGGTTTTTCCTAACATCTGAAGATACGTCTCTTCATGATATCGTTTTTTAGCTTCTGGATATAAACGTCCTAAAGGGACGACGAAACCAGCTCCCCAAGCATTTTTATTATTCACTATATGTGGAATATATAAGACTTTTCCAAGACTGTTTCCAACGTATTCAAATAAATCACCTTGTGTTTCTGTAAACATATTATTCTGGCACCTTTAAGTTATAGTCTTTAGCTACTAATAGATATTCATACCTAATATCCTCGATATATTCTGGATTACCCAACAAATCTATAAGTCCATCATGAAGACGGATTTGAAACCTGCTTAAGCGGTAAGAATTTAATGATTGCCTATCAATATCAAACCATTGTGGATAATATTCACATAGTGCTGGAAAATCTGGATTACCAATAATCTTACTAATTTGTTCTTCAGATAGAGCTAATCCTACTGCACAATTTCTAACTTCACCATCCACAGTTACTTTATATAAGCATGTATCACCATCACTGGTTGCCGGTTTACCACACTCAACAACAAACTTTCGCCACGCCTTATCAAAAATATCTTGCAAAGTAATTTTCTTATTCATCTTCTTTCTTCCTCAATTGCATCATAGTAATGATTGGGCCGCCAGCACCGATAACGGCCATTACAACCTTTTCCCTTAACTCATCCTCAAATGGAAGTGTTCCTATCATGTAGACCATTGCAACACATACGCCACCAAAAATAGCATAATTCAAAGTAATAGTAAATGTCTTTACGATATAACGATTTAATTCATCATTCATTAGATTTCACCTTAGTATAGTCGTATCCACTTCTTTCATAGTTTCACCTTCTTCAAAATAATGTCGTCGGCGTCACCAAAATTCTTATTTGGGCCAGCAGAGATAGCAGTAATCGTTGTGTCAGTACTGGTTAGCTTTACTAAGGTTCCATACGAGTCGATTTCTAAAATCGAATCTTTTAATGCATTTCTAAGAATTACTTTGGTCGCCTCAACTTTTTCCACATCAACTACCTTAATCTTTTCATTAGCTGCCTTTCTAGCAGCCATAACGGCTGGAAATAGTTGGGCACAAAGTATTCCAACTATTGCTATAAGCACTAATAATTCAACTAAAGTGAATCCACGCTTCATTGGTTATATTCCTTACTAATAATTTTGTAGATTACTCGTTCACCCTTTGGGCTTTTACGTTCATAGAGTGGCCGTACAACTACCCCTTCCATCACATTTGTCGCATTTTGTACACGGCTCTTTCCGGCCGCTAACAAAGTTAATTCTTGGAACGAGTGTGGAAACTTTCCTATGAATGGAGGACGTAATACATTATACGTATTGAACATCTTTTCCCTCTCATCAATATCTAGGAATCTTTCTTCATTACGGTCATATATGTCGAAAGCATAGAAAGCTCGCTTACCACCTTCAAGACCATACTTAAATCCCTTAACATTTCCAGTTGCTTCGCCATACAGCACGAAGTGAGTATTCTCGCGGAGAAAATTCTTACATGCTTCACTTAAAGTGTGGAAGCATGTCCAATGCTCACTTTTAAAAGATTCTTCTACCCAGTGATTTCTAGTTCCTACTTTAAATGTAGTATTTTTACTATCATAGTAAACTCTACAATTAGAGTTATGTACAATAATTCCATTTGCTATAAAATTATTGTTATATTTTACTTCAATATCACAAGCTAAATATACTTCTTTTAAATAGTCTTTTTTATGTAATCTCATATTTTTCTCTATTAGTTTTTAAACAACTATCTGTAAATTTCACATCTTTGATATTAGATAAATCTAAATTATTTGACAATTTACTAATCCAAAATTTAAACTCTGACTCCTGCATATTCCCTTTCATATAATTAATTCTTTTATGTACAATGACTATATTACTTTTAATATAGCCAATTTCTGGATTAATCCTATCAATTGATGCAGTCTGTTTTGTTACTTTATTACTATCTGGATAGAAATTAATATTTATTCCAGAATAATAACATTTAAAATTTTGTTTTTCAAATTGACTCCAAATATCTTCCATAGATATATCTATAAATATAAGTCTTTCTTCGCAAGATTGTAATATTCTTCTATAATATGAATATGATATGTCTTTATATCCATTTTTCCTACATTTAGATATCTTATCACATCCACAACTTTTTGTTAAGTTTCTTTTTAATGAACTTATATTTATAATTTTTTTATTTCCACAATCACACGTACATAAAAATTTAGCCTTATTATGTCTATCTAATCCATGATATGACTCTACAATTAGTTTATTAAACTTTTTACCTATAACAGACATATCTACACCAGAATCCTTTTTTCTTCTTATACCATATTTTTTCATTTTTTTATATATAGTATGAGTAGTTGTGTTTAATATTCTAGCAGTGGCAGTTATATTGTTATAACTTAATAATTCTTGTAATTTTTCTTTTGTTATATGCATAATTTGGTCTCCTTACCAAAATATACATAGTAAAGAAAAGAATCACAAGTGTACTACATCATCTTTTTCTGTTAATTCTCCAGCGGAGACATAACCTCTATTTTTTGTAAGAATAGGATGGTCAACTGTACATATCAGTTCTTTACCATTATCAAAATGTAATTTTAACCAAGACTTTTCTAACCTTTCAAACTTTGTTGCTAATACTACATCTTTAGTGTATGTATCATTTTCTATATCATAACTTATAATATTTTGCCCGGATTTAATATCCTTAATTTTAATATCTCCATCTGGAGTTGATACTAATGTATCCTCATGAACGCAGCCATGAATCTTCTCTTCAACCCACACTAACTCATTATCTTCAAAGTACTTATGGAGTTTTACGCCACTATCAATATCATACTTTGATAGTGATTCTCCGCTCGTAAAATTACCGCCGCTTGAAAGGTGTAGTTCTGGCTCCCAGTGTTTTACGCCAAGAACTTGGGATAAATCGTCGCCCTCCTTAACTGTAAGTCCATCCGGAACTTTTACTAGGCAGCCGTCACTTAAATAACCGCGTAGTTTAACAGCCTTAACGCGTACTTCTTGCACGCCGTCATTCTTGTTTAAGAATGTAAATGGTTCCTTCCAACAATCTACGACCGATTGTGGTTGAATCCAAACGGCTAACTCGCCATCCTGCCAACTATCCGTATTTACGACTACTTGAACAGTCCCCTCAAATAGACGAACTATAGATAACTTTTCGGCGTCTGGATGTTTTTCCTTCTTGACGACTACGACTGGCGCCTGATGTGTAAACTTTGTCATTCTTTCCATCCTTCTTCAATTACTATTGCGTATAACGATGCTGGATTAGTTAATGCTAGCTCAGTAGTTATACTTATCCAAGTACCATCATCTAATTGTAGATGAAGAACATTACATGCTATTGCATCAACTGATATTATTTTTTTTCCTATTAATTTTTCAGGGTCAATCTTCATTTTACATTCCCCACGGTTATATGATATGAATCGAATGGATACCGATACTTTGGAAGACATAACTTACTTCTAATGTCGGCTATTCCATCAGAATAAGCCTTTAGGAAGAAGTATGGTTTCTGTTCATAGATGTATGAACTATAGGAAAATCCTATTTTCCTTCCATTCATATACTTCCAATTCATTCGTCCTGGCTCTTCCTTACCAAGACGAGTAATCGTAATATGTGCTCTGTATGCTTGTCTCTGTACATACCATGCCTTTGGAATTAGGGAATAATAATAATCTACAATTCCTTGGTCTATTTCCAACGTAACATAGTGATTATGATACTTTACGCGACCTACGGATGAAAACACGTTTAACTCCAATCATAATACTGTTGTTTTATCCTTATAAGTTGTTCCATAACTCTTCCACTTGATTGGTGATGAAATTAATGACTCTGAAAAACCTTTCGGCTTCTTATCGCACCAAGTTAAGAATATTCCGTCAGGTTTAACAATTCTTTCAGCATTTTGAAAGATTCTTAAATTGTCACCAAATGTTCCATACTTGATTGGACCTTGATTTTTGTTGAATTTATTATGGTCGTCACCTAAATTAATTCCAATTTCGGATTCGTTGAACGGTCCATCACCATGCCTTGAAAAGAATGTACGAATTACTCCAACAATTTCGGCGGTAATCCCTCTTAGTTTACAAAAATCTAGTGCATATCGAGGAGTTACACTGCTCCAAGTAGTGTACGGAATCATTCCATAAACTTCATCTAATCCAAAACCTTGAGTTCCCTCAAAAATATAACACTTAAAGTGTTCTTCATATGGAGCTTCAAACATTTCAAGCGTTTCACCACACCATGACCACGGATTAAAGCTTATTAGCTTTTCAAGTATTTCATAAGTACCAGAATAATTATAAAAAGAATCTATATATCTCTCTTTCATGAGATAAAGCTTATCTAGCTTATCCTGTACAGAGTCTCCATAAAAGATTGCGTCATTGCCATACTTTAGGAAATATTCCTTAGTCTTTCCAACTCCAACTCCACAACTTAAATATCCATCATGGAAATCCATATATTTTTGGAGTGGAGTAGTTACTAAACATTTAGGATGTATCCTCATTACATCTCTAAAATTTACAAAATTCTTCAACGCTTCATATTCACGACGCATTGCCAATGGTTCTACAATAGAATTCCTATCATGCAATGTTTTCACCCCATGAAATGTTCCACTTCCAAATTGTGAGAAGATATGACTATGACCACTTGGTAAAACTACTCTATGTCCAGCCTGATGGCCACCACAAAATCTGACATTTACTACGTCAGATGGAAAGTGCGTCTTAACGGCGTTAGCCGTAAAATAATCTACTGCTGTACCCTTTCCCTCATCACCGAATCCCATACCAACTACAATTTTATTCATGGTTATGCCTTTAGATAGATATTGTCATACATTTTTTTTAGTAATATCAAAATGTATGCCTTTCATATACTTATTAAGCTGTTTTTCTTGAAAGAAAAAAGTATTTCTTAGTCGTTCTTTAATAGAACTTTCTTCATCAAGAAGAACATAATAGTCGTCTATTTTACTACCATTTTTTATAAATGGAATTACGATTGAAAAAATTTGTAAATTGTTGGTAAGATAATATTCTTTTAGCTCATTTGCATACATTTTGTATTCAAAAGATGGTACATCTATAGTAAAAACTTTTAATGAGCTATTCAATGAATATGGAATATATACGCAAACTCTAGAATAAGAACCTCTTCCAAAGCGAAATCTTCCACTATTCCAAATTTCTAGACCAAGTACTTCTCTTAAAAGCTTCCTATTCGTTGGAAATGACATTAACCAAGCTCCAATTTAGAGACCGACATCTTATTTGTTGATGGAGTCTTTACCTTTACTTCACTTAAAGCCTTACTAAGGCTAGCTGTATGATGAGAGGATAAAGACATTTTCTTTGCCGTATCCTTCACATGATATCCTTCATTAGCTCCAATAATACTGGCGATTGCCTCACATACCAAGTCTGGATTTTCAAGCTTAATTACACGCTCTCCAAAAAGCTTCTTCCAAAAATCATTAACATCCCTATCATCATAGTAAGACGATAGGTTTGGAATAATAAAGTAGACTTCATACATTTCATGTAATTCATTAACTAAATTTTCCAATTTCATATTTTCAGCTAAACCGCCAATATGGTCTACAACATACTTAGATGATACATCGCGAGCCTTCTCATCTCCAATAATGAAAAGATATCCTTTCTTTCCACGCTTTTCCCAAGAATCTAATACTGTTCTACGAGCCATAAAGTACATAGCTAGTTCGTAAGATTCAAACTTTTGCCCGCCACCACCGCCTTCCAAAAATATCTTTCCCAAATCTTCATCAATACGAACATCGGATTCAAACTGCCCAATCTGGATTGGAACAGTATCACATGTAGCATCTCCAATGCCACCAGTAAGAATTTGCGGGCCTTCTACATACTTTTGTTCTAAAAGAATAGAAAGAAGTTTTGGAAGCTTTGTTTGCAATGTTCTAGGAACACTACCCATACTGCCGGTAACATCAAATAATACTGCGACTGGAGTAGTAATAGGATGCTCGTCGCTGTCTCTCGATTCACGAATTTTCCCCTTAATATTTAGGTCATTATGTAGTGCTGATGCCCTACCAGCCCTTACATCAACATCATGGGTAAAGCTAGTACTATAGCCACTACTCTTAACTGCTCGCTGTCTTGCGTCATATGCATCGTCTGTCCAATTTCCACCACCCATATTAAATCTCCTTATGTAGGTCAACCGTAGAAGTCACGATTGCACCGCTTTCTCCCATATTGAATTGTCTAAAAGTTCTCTTACCAATCTTCTTTGCTAATACTTCGTTAAACTTATCATGAAGTTCCCACGCGTCATCAGCAACAATAGTTGTCATATCAAGCACGAACTGAATATCTTCCTTCCTTATAAGTTTTCTTGCTATTTGTTTTACAAGACAAACATCAAAAATTTTGGAAGACATAGTCTTCTTTTCATACTCATCGGAATAATACGCTCTTCCGATGTATTTTTTCGTCAAATATCTTGGCCGTTCTCCTGACGGAAAAATATTAGACCATCCCAATAAAGTTCCGCCGTGCGTCTCACAATTAATTAAGAAGTGTTCCGGCGTTAAGTTCGCGGCGACCAAATTCTTACTATGTAAGTAGCCAAGTATTGTCATAAGACGATTAAGCATCCAAGCGGCGTCCCTAATATCTATTCCTCCCGTGTATCGTTTTAATACGTCGGCCAGACTACATGTTTTTTCCCTATTAAATACTTGGACCGTTAAGTCAGCTCCATAATTTGTATTAATAGAGAAAGAAGTAATGGGTACTGGTAACAGTTTGTCAAAAAATATGTCACCGCGAACCTTATTAAGTGTATCCAGGCCGTCCTTTAAGAATTTATTGGCCGCAGGATGTTTGGCCACCTTTACAACTACATCCAAGTTTCCATACACTGTAGTTAGGTCGCCGTCTGTCATCTTATATACTTTGTACGGCCCAATTACAGTTGGATTTTTCCAACTTTCATACAGTTCTTGTGTCGACTTGAATAGTTCGGCTGAACCACCATGGTCAGGATGATGCTTTATCTTTAAGTCACGAAAGATTTTATCGGCGTCACCTTTTCCAAAGACATCACACGGTAATATATACGTCATAAAATTACCTTTTTATTACAATGATTACAAATTATATACTTGTATGATAATGTAAAATATACATCCTCAATAACCTCTATTTGAATTTTATTATCAATATTTTTCAAACAAAAATTACATAACATGTTTAAAAATTCCATAGTTTTACCATGTTTTTAGCATTACACCATTAGAGCAGTTTGGACATGTAATATAGTTATAGCCACTAGGACATCCACTATAATCAGTGTATGTTTGCTTTTTAACGTCATTTGGAACATACTCTAATGTAGCTCCACAATGTGAGCACACAATACGCTTTACTACACTTTCATGTGGATTTGTACTAACTACTTTAACCATGTTTTACTCCTTCTGAAGTTCCATATATATTGGCGTAGCGAGTAGTCCCGCAGGGAATCGAACCCTAGAAGCCGACTTTATAAGAATCAGCCGTACAACCAGTAGCCAGGACCATACTGCCTTTCGGCAGTTTTAATTTACTTATTACTTGAAATGAAGTTATGTAAATTAATATATAATGTTTTTATTGGGGCAAGAATTAAACTTCTAAGAGAAAGGCATTCTTCTTTACTCATAAGTAAATCAAGACAGCCAACAAAGTCAAGTGAGGATTGACATAATGTAGGTAGCTTTACTACATCATTTTCTTCGTCAATACTAAACTTATAACATTCTAAGATATCTGCATAGTTATGATAATCCTTCTCACGAAGAAAACCAATCACAATATCTAAAACTTCAATCTGATTTTCCTTGCAAATTTGCAATGTACTCATGTTTGTAACATCCTTAAAAAGATAAAGAATTGTAATCCCGAACAAAATAGCTGAAAAAAGAACAGATACAGATATGAATCATATTTGGTCTTTTCATAATTATCATATGCTTGAAAGGCAAAGAATAGTGCCATAAACATAAAAGCTAATGACAACAACATACTACTTATCCTTTAAAGGAAGTTGAATAAATGGAGTTCCATTTGAGCCGCTAACCATAGGCAACTTACCATCCCACTTTTCCATAGCCTTGTAACTTAGAAGTTCCGGCGAAAGACTCTTAGTAATAGTTTCATTAGCTTGAGCTTCTGCTCGTGCTTTTTCCAAAATTGATTCTGCTTCACCTTTTGCCTTAGCAATTGCTTGTGCTGCTTCAGCTTCAATCTGCTTAACTTTATTCGCTGCTTCAATAGCTCGCTGCGAACTTTCAATAGTCGCGGAAATAGAATCCTTTACTTTTTCCGAAACTTGAATCTTTCCTACAAAGGCCAGCATATCAAATGCAAAGCCACGCGGCCCCAATTCTTTGCGTAAATCTGCCAAAACTTCATTAAGTAGAAGTTCACGTTTTTCACCCAACATCTCTACAGCTTTGTACTTGCCGGCGTGGCGAGTAATAGCGTCACGAACCTTTGAACGCATATAGTAATGTGTAATGTACTTTGCATCTTGTCGTAGTTCCTGAAAAATCGTTGGAATGAACTTTTCTTCAATACTATAGGATAGTGCCACATCAGCTTTTAGGACTTCACCCTCTGACGAGTTAAATGAAATCGCTTCATCAATTGGACTCCCCTCATTAATATCTTCAGTCCAAACTACATTTTGGGTAAATGTAGGGAATTCGTAAATACGAGTTGTCCACTTATTGTAAGGAATACGACCTCGCAATAGTTCGGACGCAGTTCCCTTATCGCCACCCCAATAATTTACTTTAACACCAACCCAACCGGGCTCAATTGTTTCACAACCAACACTCATAACCAACATACAGAATACAAAAAACAGTACAATACCACCAACTGCAAACTTAAACTGATTAATCGTTTAGATACTCCTTGAAAAACTTTGGAACGTAATGATATAATAAGAGGAACCATACAATTAAGGTTAAAATTCCACCAGTTAGTGCAAAATCCATGGAAGCTGCCATAAAACTGGTAGATACTTCAATAATTAGTGCAGTCAATAAGACTGTGCCTACTAGGCGAATTAAATGCTTCATAATACACGAGTTACTTTCTCGGGCGATGCCCGCATTAAGGTTATTGGATTTATGTCAGTCTCTCCATTGTCGTACTTCGTCTTAGCCTCGAATAGGAAGTTATTGAAAGGACAATCCTTTATTGCCAACGCAAACTTCTTTCGCGACTTTTCATCCTTAAAACAGAACCAATGATTAGACATTGTTTCCATTATTTTTTGAAGTTTTTCCTCTAAGGCTCGTGCCTGCTTCTCAACATATGGAAAATAACATATTACTTCATCAAGTTCTCCATTCAATATATATTCGATTAAACGTGATTCCGACTGTATATTCCCATTGTTTGCCATCCGGTGGAGCATTAAGTAGGTGGAATTTTTCATCTTGAACCGCAAATTATTGCGGTCGCGAAGAACAAACCCCTCAAAAGTTTTATCCGTTCGCTCTAGATTTGCTATGAACGCCTCAACATCCATGATATCGCCGAAAGAATATTCTTCAGGCATCTCCACACCTATTTCTTTTCCTATTACTTTTGTGATTGGATGAAGTAATTCAACTTCTCCATCAAATACCGTTAATAGGAAAAGAGATGGTGTATTGTATAGGCGAACAACTTGATTATATCGCGAACACAATTCAAAGACATATGTCTTCGTTTTTTCCAATCGTTGGAAGAAGTTTTCCGGGGCGGCTAACATAAATAGTTGTCGCCACGTTATAAAATCATTTACATTCCTGCCGCCAAAACTTCCACGCGTTTGTACGTGCCATTCTCCATTCCAATAGTAAACTACGATATACGAGCCATCTTCCTTGAAAGTTGCTACGCTTTCCTCAAACTGAAATTTCTTCATTTCATTAGGATATTCACCCCAATTAAAGAAACGGTAAAAACCGCGAGCACATAATGACCAATCTTTGGAATCTAGAGTAAGTGCCCGACATTCACGAACTATCGGCTCAAACTTCATCTTAGAGGAAGCTATTTGGCCATAGTTGAGGATTACTCGACTATCCGTTGGATGCTTTATAGCATTTATTCCATAATAATGGTTTAAAAGAGATAAGTCTCCATTATTCTTTATTAGAAACTTTTGAACGTCGAGCATTATTCCTCAACCTTAATCAAAAGTGAATCTTCAGTAGGTTGCGACACAGTCAATCCAAAAGAAGTTAACTCAACATGAACACGACTAATAATGTCAAGATTGTCATGATAAAAGGTGAATGTTGGGGCTTCGCCACAACCATCCCACTTTTCAATCTTTTCATATAATTGGTCATATAGTTCTGACGCGATAGCGTTACATTGCATACCAAATGCCACTCTCCGTTCTTTAACCAATTCTTTAATATCTTTATCCATTTTTACCTCTAATCAGATGAGTCTACATCCCAAATTTTTCCACACACTGTACAAATAAGACGATTATAGCATCGTCCTAAATTTTCCAAATGAACATAGTTATGTCCAGGACATGACTCTTCGTTAGGAATAATTCCACTTCCATGGCATGAAGTACATATACAGCGGAAGTGACTATGTAAGTGACGATTTTTCGAAGTATTCTTATACCGTCCTTTAATTCGATATGCATTTATGCGAAGATTCCACCCGCCATATCCGCGGCATACATGGCACACCTTATGTGTATGTGGAATTTTAAGGCGACGAATTGGAAAATCTAAAAAGGCATCTTTATCATTTGGAGTTAGATACTTCATAACAAATTCCTATGTTTACTTACCACTGATGAAATTTCTTCAAAAGCTCGCCTATACGCATCTTCCTTAGGAACTATTTGTTTTAAGTCTCCATAGTGCATCTCAATACATTGAAAGAGAAGGTCTTTAATTTCAGCTTCTCGTGGAACGTATGGAAGAGTACTTTCTTGATAAGCCTTTTCAAGGCGTTTTTCCGATTCCTTAAAAAATTCTCTAATCCAATTTTCTCCCACATCACCACGGCGAATTGCCTTCATTAGTTCTTTAGCTCTGGTTAAGTCTATTGTTCCAAGAGTAAGAATTTGTTCAACTTCGTCGAGTAAGCGAACTACGTGGTATAAAAATTTTACATCTGTCATGTATATTTTTCTAGATTCAAATCTTTTTGATTTTTTCATACCTTTATTAAAAAGAAGGTAATATTCTATTAATTCATTATCCGTTAAATTTTGCAAGCTCATATTTAGCTACCTTCATACATAAATCTTTAAAATCTTGATTATTATAAACATTTTTTAATTTATTAATATCTTTATGAACCCACTGAACATTCCCTTCAATATAACCTAATTTTGAATCTATTCTATCAAGAGATGCGGTATGATTACTTAAGCTTAAAGAAATATCTTCTCCAGATAAAGCACATTTTTTATTTTGTTTTAAATATAGTTCATAAATATATTTTTCTGTAATTTCAAATATAATATATCTCTGTTTTGCATTTGAAAAAATAGAACGAAAATATGTTTTTGTTAGTTCTTTATATCCTTGAAAGTTTCTTTTAGATTGTATGCCCTTTTTACAACCACATGTTTTAGTTTTTCCATTCCTTAAATCACTTCCACATGCTATAAAAATTTTCCCACAAATGCACTTACATTCCCAATATGCTAAATTTCTTGCCCGTTTTGTTTTAAAGGTTTCTGGAGCAATAACTTTTCTTATGACTATACAACTTCCATAACTTTTACCAGTTTCGTTCTTTAAATTAGATGCTTCTTTTTTCTTTTTTGTTTTCATGTATATCTCCTTTGTATAGAGATACACCGTTTAGGTTATGATATTAATCTTTGACTACGATATTTCGTCTATTTATTTCATTTTTAATATCTTGTAGAGTTGTTTTGTGAGAAACGCCTAATCTTTTTTCAAGATTGTGTATTTCTTTTATTTCTTCCATATCTTTAGTACTAGAAGCTTTATGAATTTGCGAAAATGCGTAACCTTTAAACGAGTGCCATGCTTTCTTACTTAGGAATAAGTCCCTTCTTTCCCTAACTAGATTTCCGACCTGAGTAGAATGGATAACACACTCCAATGGAGTGTATAACGAGTCAACCATGTTGGGATTGCACTCGGAAGCTAAGGCAAAGTAGTCAACAATATTGTATATCGTGACATCATACTGCTTATCTTCATCCTGAATGTGATGAAGTTGATAGGAAGAGAAACGATTATTCAATGTACGCCACTTTCCAAAACCGACAAGTTGTCGGTCAAGATGTGGGAATAGTTCACTTTTTGGAGGGATACAAAATCCATATATGTCGACGTCTGACCCACCATTACTTACATGGTAGGCTTGACTGCCCATAATTGTTAGGTAATGAATATTATCAACTATCCATGCTTCGCATCCCGGCAGTAACTTCTTATCATATAACCGTTTAATCAAATTCACACAATACCTCGCTTAAATCAATTTCTAGTTCACTTTCTATAAATGGAACATAAATAGCACGTTCAAATGTATCATTCCATTGGTCTTCATTGAGGCATTGGATAAAAAATTCATCCAACAATCCATCATCAATATCTAAGATTTCCATACATATTCTATGTCTTGCAGCATACTCTTTACAGTCTAACTTTCCTTCAGCATCATACGTTTCGCCTTCGTAAAGGAAGGCAAAATGCCAAGATGATTGAGGAACATCATTGAAAGTACCAGCAATCCACTTCTTATTACATTCAATTGGATATTCAGTTGACGCAAACTGAATTACCTTGAATGATGACATGTCACAGCCATTCTTTTCCAAGTAAAGATAGGCGGCGTATACACCTACTAAGCAGCCACCATTATTAATTGTTGGAATTTGAGATGTTACTTTGAAGAAGTTATAGAGCATACTCTACTCCGTAATATTCCAAGCTTTCTTAATTTTGGAAACCGTATCTTCATCAACATGTTGAATCAAATAACATTGGTCTAGAAATGCCTCATTAGAGCCTCCAGATTTATGGACACCACCATCTGTCATATCTAAGAATGTAACTACATCAAAACCATAGTCAGCATCAAAATGTGTTTCCTTAATACAGACACATACGTCCATACCGTAGGAATCGCCAGTCAATACTACATCGCCGACTTTACAGTTATAAAGGTTCACTTTTTTGCCCTTCTATTTGAAATCACTTTTAATCAACATTCTATGTTCCTAAAGCATACGAAAATATTTTTCGAAATAAAAAGTGCCCGGAGGTTCCGCCATTATACTTGGAAGGAACCTACCGGGCAAGGGGTCAGAAAAATCAGCAACTGCATGTGAAGAACGAGCCGCCACCGTCCTTATTCTCGTACTTTGTTCCCTTAATTCCATCTAACTCATTATAGTGAGTCCAAAATTCGTCGGGAACAGATTCACCATCAAAGCGTGGGCCGTGATTTACGTAATCCCCATATTCAACATATCGCTTTCCATACTCGACAACCTCATCAAAATCCATTCCATAACATGCTGCCCATTTGGTAATCCAGCCAATATGGCTATCCTCATATCTTTTTTCTAGTTTTTTAGAATATGAATCATGGTCGAAAGAGTCATGTTCCCATGCATGGCGTAATGAAGAGATACTACCGGGATACAAACAAAGGAGGCACGTATCGTCATACGTTTTATCCTTCTCAAATGGATTAACTACTGCTACGTGAGGTCTAAATGAACATGAGACATAGTATGTTCCGTCAATTTTCTTAATGCCAACATGGTCACCGGGCCATACAGGTTCACGAACCTTAGCAACAATGACCGCAATATGTAGAGCATCTCTTACGCCAACATCCTCATCAGTCAACTTTTTCAAAAATAGATTATCCTGCGACATTACTGCGAACCTCCTTTAAAGTATACTCTTTGAGTAATTTTCCATTAAGAAAAACTGGTTGCATAATATTCCACATCTTAAAAGATGCATTATATTCTTCCTTCGATAAATCTTCAACAAGCTCAAGTTTGGAAGTACGTTTTACTCCAAGTAAACCTCTCGCAGACTTCTTAACTCCATCATCAGTCTTTGGGTCTTTAAATACGTTGATAGACTTCCCATCTACTTCTCCATAAGTAGTCTTAACTGCAAATCCAAACGTATCTCTAGTAGTATACCTATAAGTGAATGAGCCAATTCCAAGAACAGGGATATTACTTGCGAAACCCTTACGTTTTAAGCCCTCTAAAATATCTCTTTGACGTTCCAAAGTAATTGAATCGCCATAAATAATTCCAATGTGTGGGTCAAGACTCTTGTAACCCTTACGAGTAAAGGAACCGCCGAAAATCTTATGCATCATTTCAACAGAACCATAATACTCTGGAGTTCCAAATGTAGCATCTTTATCGCCACAAATAATTTTAGTTGGATTACCGGAATCGGGCCTGATTGTAACCTTACCACTCCTATTCATAATTTCATTCTTCAACTTTGGAAGAATTTCTGTAATGACCTTCCAATAGTCATAAGAATCACATACAATGGAAACTATTCCATCTGGATATACTTCAGTGATTAACCGCTTAAACTGTTCGAGTTCTCCAGTCAATAAATCTTTTCCACTCGCGAGAATTGCTATAGTTTGTGTTGAATGCTCTGTAGCAACAACAGATGTTCCAATTAGTCCTGTAGCACCATAATAGTGCTTAAGAAATTTTACGGCAGGAACTGTATCTGTACCAGTAAATGATAATAAGTGGCCAGCTCCACTTAAACATGCACTTTCTAAGCCAGACATCCCTCTATAAGAGAAATCATGCCCTTGCCATTGCACAAAATCTCTATCGCCAACCGTTTCATCGGCATATTCATTAAATACCCGTCTATATTCAGCAGCAATAGTGGCGGAAGTACATGGTTCCCAAAGTACATTCGACATACTTGTTTCTAAGAAGTTTGTTAACCAGAAAAAGTCTGGCAATGTATTATGAATAGTATACATTGGTACACGTAGAGGAACTTTAGTGCCCTCTGGTACTGCACAAATCTTAATTGGAAGATATCCTAATGTATGTAAATCACTTACATGCTTAGATGAAATGTCGCGACCAACAAAATCACGAATATTTTCTTCATGCTCTTCGAGAACAGAGCTTTTCGGTCGATTAAAAAAGTTATCATTCCACTGACGAATCAAATAATCCTTAATGTAATATTGTAATCCAAAAAATACAACCTCATTAATATTTGGAATACGAGACCCACGCGGTGTAAAATTTGAATAAATTCGTTCAGTGTCTTGAGGATACTGATTTCTGTGGTCTAACTTATATGAATCAGTATATGTCAATGGCATCATTTCAATCATTAGAGTACCCCTACCAAAATTTTAATTTGTTTTATTATTTTATACAGCGTATGAAATTTCTAAACATTGACCAACTAGTATGGTATCACTTGGAGCGTCTCCAATATCATTACATAATTGTGGGGCATTGATTTTTAATGTATACACTATATCAATCCTTCAAAATATCATAGAAAAAGTTAATACCGTCCATCTGTTCATCACGGAATGAATTAGTAGTTGCTACCCAATCAATGTTGGGAATGGGGAGTAATTTGCTAAAGATTCCATGGTATACAGCAAGACCAACATGTTTGGCACCGTTTTCCTTTAAGAGTTTTGCAGTTCCGGCAAAAGTCCCACCACCATCACATAAATCGTCTAGAATTAAGCAGTTATTAGTCGGCTTTCCTTCAACAATTGTGAATCCAGTCAACTTACCATTTGGTTCTCGTACTTTTTCACACAATACTGTATCTGATGAACGTAAAAAGTTAAAACGGTCAACAGCGCCCTTATCGGGAATAACAATGGTTGGAAAATTGTCATCGCGTACATTTTTGTATTCACTGATTGAATTATAGAAAAATTCTTGCCCTTGTATTGGAAGAATAGTATTCTTTTCAGCAAACTTCTTATTTACCAACAGGTCAAAAAAGCTTTCACTGTGTGGACAATGAATCCATACATCGGAAACACTAAGATATTCCGATAAAATATCTAAGAATACCTTTTCTGTCCACGGACTTACATACTCTGTAGTTCTGTCCATTCGTTGGGCAGATAGGTACAAAATTTCCACAATTGGTTGTGTAGCACCATTCTTAGTAACTGTATCTAAGAGCATACATAGACGAACTAAGTCATCCCCCGTCTTAATACGGGCGAAAATATGTGGGTCACGCACAATCTTCTTAAGTGTGAAGTGCGGCATACCATCTGGCATTGTTACCCACGAAAGTTGCATACGTCCATCGTCAAAAATGTTTTTATACACTAGATGTTTCTCCAAGTATTTTAAGTAGTCTAAGCTCATGTGTTGAATTAGTTAAATCATGTACTTCATCGAATCCATTTACATTAAATAATCCATGAAGAAATCGTAATGGATAGTCTTGATAAGGAATGATTTCCTTTAGTTCCTTAACAGATTTATTTTGACAATAATCATGCCCATACAAGTGTTGAGCAATTCTCTGTATAGAGTTACGATGACAATCTAAATAGCGGCTATAAAAATAGTTACAAGCCTCATGAATTGATGGAACGGAAAATACGCGGCAGTCAAAAGTGCCGTAAAAGCCCGTCTTATCATTTCTCATTTCCTCCGTAAGGAAGATAGAACATGTAGTAGCGAATAAACTGCATAGTTTGTTGATTCGGCCCGAATAGATTAGCTGAGACTGTTCCTCTGTTGGCCGCCAACAAAAACTTATTTCATCAGATGAAGTGAAAGCATATGGAAAATTATACTCTTCACAGATATATTCCATACACTTTTGCATTACCCAAGAGAAATTACTATCAAATGGCTGAGTTAGTTTATGCCTTTTCAGAACTTTTGAAAAGTTAACTCCATCAACTCTTACAATAATCCACTCATTATGAGGAGCTTGTAAATCGAGTTTCTTTTCATAGTCTTTCATACGATTCGACAAATCGAGAGTCATGTAATTGTTACCTTAAATGGTTTATTACTTGGAATATACTTTGATGTTTCTGTCAACCTAATGAATAGACGTTTACCATCTCTAATAGCAGGAGTCGCACGATGCAAGTGCTCACTATACGTATACACTTGCAAAGGTTTAATAGAAGAAAAAATGATAGGGCGAACCTTACAAGCAAGGCCAAGTACCTTATCCCAATTTACTCGCCCCTTATCCGGCACATATACCGTCCTATCCTCGCTTAAGAATTGTGTGGCCGAAACATCACTACTAATAAATAGATTGTGAATCTCACCGACCGGTTCTTCGATTGGATTTGGTGTACAGTCTATATGCCAAAATGGCAGGGCAGGCACATCATCTTTTTTCAAGTTATGCACTTTAATATCTACAAGTACATACTTATGAATATTAAAAATGTTGATTGAAGATAATACTTCGCGGACATAATCCGTGGTATTCTTCATTACGAAATCGTAATCGCCCCATTTATATGAGGTCGCCGGAAAATCTTCTTCTTTTGGCGGCGGCATACATTTTTTCCCTATTAACGCGGACGGTAGTCCGCTAATTGTGTATAGGGATTGATTTACTTGAATATCCATCGCTCTTCCTTTGGAAGAAAGGATTGAAGCATAATAAAGTTAACAGTTTGTCTTACTAGTAAGTTTCTTACTTCTTCATTAACTTCAGAAGAAAAGATAATTTGAATTGTAAGTAGAGTAATAACAGTAATTTGAAAAATGCTACCAATTTTCAAGAAGTTATAAAGCATTAAGCACCTTCAATACTTCATACTTAGCACTCTCCAAGTGTTCCTCAGTCCCATAAGCAAATACATTGGCAGGACTGTTCTTACACCAAATTTCATACTGTTCATCAGTTAGAATATGCCACGAATAATTCTTTCCATTATTAAAGACTTGTCCGACCATTCCTTTAGAACGAATAGCACATAGTTCATTGCTCAAATTAGACATGTGAAACATTATTGTGCAGTCTCCTCATTGTGATGGTCAACAAAATTGATTGGACGGCTAGCCATAATTTCCCTAACTTCATTGAATGATAGAGGTTTTTTCCAAACGTCCCATCCAATGTCGATAGTTTTTCCGCCAATATCCTCTAATGAACCATGTGAATGTCCATATAAGCACCATGAACCATGATGGCTTTTTTGCCATACACGCATGGCGTAATGAGACATTACAATAAATTGTTTATTGATTCGTCGTTCTAGGAACGAATGAGTTTCCGTAAATAAGTGTCGATAATACTTTCGAATGTTATCGTCATGATTGCCATAAATAAGAATGATATTTCGGCATCGAACCATGTTTCGGAATTCTAGAACACGTTCCTTACCACCAAATGACCAATCGCCCAAATGGTACAACGTATCATTCTCATCTACATGAGAGTTGATTACATCTGCAATATGCTTCGTCATAACAAATTCATCGGCGTAGGTTCTATATCCTTTATCCCAGTCTGATACAATTGGACCTGCGATATTCTTATGAAACGCATGAGTGTCCGAAATAAAATATTCCATTTATCGTTGCTCCAACGTCGGTTTAAGCCATAAATCATCTTCAAACAAAAACCACATTCCAAATCCATCTAGAGTCCTAAAAGAGCTAATACTATCCGCCCTGAACATCTTAAAGAGTTCTTCGCGAATTCTTTCTTTTGAAATACCAGACAAAAGACCTTTTAGGTCAGAATCATATAGAAAGGAAGAAATTTCCTTATCTAACTTAAATCCTAAGGTAATTGCGAAGCGAAATGCTCGCAAAATTCTAAGTCCATCCTCAGTAAAACGCTTCTCTGGCGAACCAACACAACGGATAATTCGCTGAGCAATATCCTTAATTCCACCATGTGGGTCAATATACGTTCCATCGTACTTTGCGATAGCATTCATCGTAAAGTCACGACGCTCCAAATCGTCGTAAATACTTCCAGCTTCAACCTTATCAGGATGTCTTCCATCATTATAAGCTCCATCCTTTCGACAAAGAACATAATCAGTAGTTCCAATACCTGGAATCTTAGCACGAATAGTTAGGAACTGTGGAGTTTCCAAAAAGATTGTTCCGCCAATTCTAAGAATTTCTTTCCTCATTTCATCGTATGATGATGCTTCTACAGAAAAGTCAATATCCTTACTATTCCTTCCAATAATTTCATCACGAACACAGCCACCAACCTTATAGAACTTGACCATAGAAGCCAGTCTCCGTGTCAAAAGTAATGTCCATCTTAATACCAGTTGCTCTAACGTCAAGCTTTCCACACTGCTCAATCAGATATTGAGTATTTTGCCACCGCAAAACCATCTTATTTATGGTTCCAAATGGTACGTTATGAACGCCGCGATTAAAACATTCATCAGCATTAAATGAGAATGTTTCGTAGAAGATTACACTGGAAAAATACTTTTTAGCCAATTTAACATAATCTTTACATTCCTTCCACGTAATATTCATATTGTCGACAATTGGAATATTTCCATCAGCAAGAATCTTCTCGACTCTCTGCTTATTCAAGTTGTGAAATACTCCAAGTTTACTAGCATCAAATTGATAAGTTCCGTCCTTGATAAAGTACGAATCTGTAGAACAAATCAACGAGTTGTGATAATAGTGCATTTGGATAAAGTTAGCCAAAGTACTTTTACCACTACCCGGAAGTCCACGCATAATAATTAACATACGAATTCATTCTAGGCTCCAACATTATACTATGTAGAGACCTGTTACGCAAGGGGGTCAAAATATTGACGATAGAGTTTTGAATTGATGGGTTGTGCATACAACCTTTTGAAAATATTTGATTCAATATACGGAACGTAGAGTTTGCTTAAAAGAAGTCTCTTGAATTCCATAATTGAAGTTACTTCAAAAAGTTTCCACATTCTGTAGTAGAAAAGGCTGTAGCAACTTCTAACAAATTGTATTCCTTCCTCATTAAATCTATTTGTAAGGAAATAAGATAGTGGCTTATTTCTTTCATTGTTGCATCCATAGCAACATGCGACGACATTCGCCGGGTAATTCTTACCACCTAAACATACAGGAATTATATGTTCTGTTGTACGAGTTGTTGGCGTCAAATTCTTATTACAGAAGAAGCATACTTTTACTTCTTTAGTTACTGGAATTATACCACTTCTTTTTCTTTTACGTTTTGATTTAACTACCATTTTAGTTTCCACGCTTGTTCAAGATGCATTCTTTCGCGAAATATTGATAGTTCTAGCTCTATTTGATACTGTTGTTCTATCTTAGTAGATTCTTCAATAAATTTATCAAAGGTATTCCAGCATCTTTGTGAAAGGTAGTATAAACTACCAATTCTCTTATAGTTCGGCCTATATTTCTTAACAAAGTCATTAAACAACTTATTGTTAACGTATTGTCTTTCAACAAGACGACACAGCTTAAACATCAGTATTCTCCATCAAATTCAAGTAAGAGAATTGCGACGATTGCATATAGTGCAAACCACCAGAAACCACACGTAAAAAGTATTGCAAGTCCAATAAGTATTACGACCAATTCAATTAGTTGCATCACTTAACCTCGTATTCAAAAGTCTTACAAAATTTGATGCATTTATCTTTGCAAACATACCAAAAAATTGGCAAATAACGAGATTATCCTGAAAGACAAGAACTTGAGTAAATCTATCATCAACATCCTTATTGTACATTTCATGTTCACGTCCGATATTCTGCGTAGTAAACACTTAGATGTTCCTTATGTGCGGCGAGGAGACTAGTTTAGCTACTACAAAAAGAAAGTAGTGATATAGCCAAATAGAAGAATAGCAAATGTTACAATATTTAGAGCTGTTAGCTTTACACACGTTGGGTATTTTTCATCATTGGGAATAAATTTCAAATTCGCTAAATTTAGAATTAACATGATTCCATACGCCTGAGGAAATGTCAACAAGGCAGTTCCAAAAGTAGTTACAATGAACCACGCCCATAAAAGCTTGAATGTAAGAGCCTAGAACATTCCTGTCAAAATAGCGTAAACAAAACTTCCAAAATGTGCCATCTTAATTCTCCTAAGTCATAATGATAAAATCAACATCACCACCAACTTTACATCTTTCCAAGAATTGTTTATCTGGAAAAACTATGACATTAGTTACAGTTTCCAAATCTAAAAATCCAAGATTATCACCAATTCTAGGAACGAAATTTGTATTTTTACATACTTGTTTTAGTGTCTTGCTGCTTACAAAGATTATTCTATACATCGTTTACTCCGCAAAAACTATGGCAACGTAATCATTATTTGGATAATTATTTCCAGGTAAATTTATTTTATTCAAATAATCTTTTGTTGGAAACAAAAGAACCTGCTTAACGACTGGAAATAATCCATTTACTTTAGGACAACATACTAACATATCTCCTACACGAGGAATAATAGGAGCAATCATTACAAGCGATGAAGTCATACTAAAATTGGATATGTATATCTTCATACTAGCTCCTCAAACTGATTGAAGCAATTTGTACTCCATAGTAATCACCACGCATATCATATTGACGTTTATATTCATCAATAATTTTTTCAATGTCAAACTTCATTAGATAGTATTGAGTAGTAAGTTGAATGACTACAATCAATCTGTTCGTTTCTTTTTCGATTACTAAGATTGAGTTCATGCTAATCGCGCCTTTCTAGCAAAGAAAGTAAAGTTTTCTATTATGTTGTACTTGTGATGGACGCAACGATTCTACTTCTTTTTGAGTTAGCATAAACTATTAATCCTTTTAAGATGTGGACGCAATTAATTTACAATATCTAATAAATTCATCTTGTGATAACTCATTTTTCATATAATTAACAGTCCTATGTACTATTTGAATATTATCTTTAGTATAACCTAAATTATTATTAATTCTATCTACTGATGCAGTACCATCAGTAAAAGATATTGAAATATTAGATAATATACATTTGTATTTTTGCTGAACCAGTAAGTTTTCTATGTCTTGTAATGTTATCTCAAATATTCTATTTTTCCTCTTAGATTCTCCTTTTAATTTTGAAAAATACCGTTTTATATTTTTAACTTTATTTGATGGAATAAATTTTGATGATTTATGACATAATATACATCCAGATTCATTATAATTAAATATATCTGCTTTTTTATAAGATATATTACCACAGTCGCATTTAGTTTGATAATATATAACTGGTCTATTTTTTATATATTCTCTTTTATATCCAATAACAGTTAATGTGCCGCGTTTTTCGCCAATTGGTATTGTTACACAATATTTACAATTACGTTTATTATTTAATGTGTTAGCAACAATTATTTGTTCTGTATTACACTTTTTACATTTTACTAAAATAATATCTAAAGGATACTTATAGTGTTTACCTTTAGTTTTTTCTCCTACCTTATCTAAGATAGTATAGGTAGGATGATTAAGTTGTTTCCATTCATCATTAGTTTTATGTAAAGTAGTCATTGTATATCCTATTCATGGTTTATCTATCCATGAATATATACACCTAACTACTTTTATTTTTGCCTTTTTAAGGCATATAAAGCTCTTACAGCATCACTATTCTTTTTTTGCTGCCCATGCAAAACGAGACAAAAACTTTCTTCTTTCGTCAGTGGATTTGCAGCATGACTATCATCCTCGTCGATAGGCATATTTCCAGCCTCATGACGATTGAAGATAACCTTTGAATAACGAAGATTATTTTCAACAATCATGTGGTCAAGTCTACCTCCATACGAGGCAGTTAATACGAAATTGGCAGGAATATCCTTAATTTTATTTGACCAAACTTTGAGATTCTTTGTGTAAGCATAGAATAGTCTATCGCTATGTAGCTCTGCCATTCTTACCCACGCATCAAAATATGCCTGAGAAAAGAAATCGCCCGAACTATGTATTCTACACACTCCTAGATTAGAAGGCATCGAGTCATTTAATAGAGAAAAAATGTGTGAAGATGTTTTTGCCGACCTAACCAATTTCGTATTATGGTCGTCCGACGCAAACTTTGCCTTATACAATACTTCCAATGAGGCCGCGTAACACCTAAACTTTGTGTGCGGCCCGTCCACTATCTTCCCATCAACAACCTTAGATAGACACTCATTACTATAGGGGCAAGTATGTCCCGCCAGTAAGTCGAGCGAATATATCTTTCGGTCGCCGCCTAAATACTTCTTAATCCAAGGAGCTTTAGCAAGCTTTTGTAGCTTGCTGTTTGCCTTGGAAAACTTCAACATACTTATTTTTCTCCTGTTACCACCAAAGTGTTTTCTTTTTCTTTACAATCACATATTCTATCTCAGATAGAGCGATATTCATGATTTGAATATTTTTGTCGAGAACTATCAATTCCATGGAATTTATAGAATCGCCCGAATATTTAATCTTAAACTCTTTAAACCATATGGAGATAGAGTTTCCACTTTTAAAGCCAATTTCAACTAGTGAAGCTTCTTTCATGTTTTTTCTCTATTAACTTTTGATAAATCTGAATAATCGCGAAGTGTCTCTACTAGGACTCGAACCTAGATTTTGGGATTTAGAGTCCCTCGTATTTCCAATTATACGATAGAGACAGCCTTTCAGGATGTATTACCTACTATCTAAGTAAAACGACCATCCAAGCAAAATCATAAAACAAACTGCGCCAATTAACAAGCATATAGCTTCCATTATGCACCCAACTTTCCAAGCGCTCTGAACAATGCAATCTTAGTTCCTTCCTTTCGCACGAAAGGCTTCTTCTTTGGGAAATTGTACTTTGCTGAAGTTGTTACACCATCAGGCGTTGTAACTTCAACATGAGTAAATCCACCATGCGGCAATACAACGTCCCCATACTTTTTACTATATGTGACTTGATAAGGTCGTAATGGAAACTCCAATTTTCCTTCCTTTAGCTTTTCCTCATACTCATAACGAGAAAAAAGCCAGTTCCAATTTTCATCACATACAATCGTATCTCGCACATGAGTAACACGAACCTTGTAACCCTTCTGACGTAGCTTTTCAACAGTAACTTCACTCATAAAACCTCCTGGAATTCATAGTAATTGTTGGACTTTTCACGCTTTTTCAACTCAAGACGGCGAAGTCGTTCGAACTTGTCCGTCTTTTCACGCTTTTTCTTTTGATGGTTTCGGCGTTGCCGCTCTTCAAAGATTTTGTTCTGTTTCATACTTTAGTTGCAATTTACGGAAATTGGATTCTGTCATACGAGACAATGTAAATGACGCCAGCATATACACTAAACTATCTACGCTATCAGCTTCATCTGCATTGATAATGTAGTAATAGTTTTTTGCAGTGATTGTAGCTTTCAGTGCTTGAAGCTTTGTTGAATCAATTTTATCGAGGATTTCTAACACCATCTGTTCCATCTCATCGTTGTGATGGATATACTGTGATAGTAGCTCATCAATTTCCTTTTTGCTATACTGACTCGACATACTTAAAGTCCTCTCCCTTAAAGTTATGAATATCCGCGCCTAAATTCTTACCAACAGAAAGATGATAGGCTCTTTCACCTACAACTCCCATCATCTCTCCCGGCTCTTTCATTTCACCAATCGGTGTTTGAAGTTGGCGAAAAGCCTCGCCAATATCATCCAATGACGAAATTTCAACCGCTACATAAAGTACATACTTCATTTGACTTTCCTAAATGCGACTTGTTTTTGTCCAAAAAGAATATCACCTTCATCTACTTCATATTTTTTTATACGGTATCCTTCTTTAAAGAGGTCCAAAAGAACATCATTAAACCAATCCTTCAACTGATTTAACGATGTAAAACCAAAACAAAAATTAGACTGTTCATCATCGGTTAAATTATCCCAAGCTTGAATATCAGCCCATGGAGGAGGAACATTATCTCTCCCTTTAGAGCGAACATGACTATTCATACGTAGCCAAAATTTGGCTGTTTGGTTAGGATTTCTATAAGGACCATATCCATTCTTATTCTCTACACGGAATACTTTGAATTTTTGACCCATTGAGATAGACCTCATCTCCAGAGATTTCTACGTCAACATATGAAAGTTCTGCCAAGCAGATAAATAAAGTGTCATCATACTTAAACATTCTATTCCTATGATGATGACCAAAAATCCACAATTTTGGTTTGTGAACTTTAAAACATTCATCGAGAAGGATTTGGGTTGCAGACGTATAGTTTCTTGCAAAACCAAATTTTGGAAGTATATCTGAACTTGACACATATTCCACTACCCTTGATGGACAGTCATGACTAAGCATGACTAGAATCTCATCTTTACACTGTTTGTAGGATTGTAGAATTTTTGACCCGTATTCAATGGCTGGTTCTTCGTCATTTAAAAAGGATTGTTTTCCACCAAGCAGAAAATCTCTATATCTAAGTTCCCAGTCAATAGATTGGGCACCAGAGATATAATGGTATCCACGATGATTACCGAAAATATTTAAACAGTTAGAAGGAGAATGATATGGCGACCATTTCCAATTATCATGATTCCCCATAAAGAATTTATGGTTGTAATCTATTTCTCCAGCGTCAAAGACGCTGTAGTCATACGACATATCACCAATTTGTATACTTTCATCGCATTCGGCGATAATCTTCTTATACCCTTCGATTTTTCCGTGAACGTCACCAATAATACGCATGATTCACCTACAAATTGTTGATGATTCTTTCTAATGAGAGAAGATTTAACGTCTGAGCATCTCTAACTAACGTGAATTCATATGAGACAATATCTAGCTCTTTTCCATTGATATGTCTATCCATGACAATTTTGAGAGATTTCATATCTCCATCACTATCAAGATAATATCTTTGGAAACCCTTGTAGCCCCACCTGTAGTAATAGACATATAAAATATACATTTTTATACCTCAAAGCAAATTTTGTCCTGGAAAAACGAAGGAAGAACTTCCATACCAGCTGGGTCAACTACAATATTATGTGCTAACTTCTCGTAGATAGAACTAATATTGTCTTCACCAACAATACGAAATTTAGCTCCAATCTTTACTGTTTCCAGTTTTTGCGGAACATAAACTGTTTTTTCATATATGTGGGTTATGGGGAGGCCATTATCAGTTAAGGATACATCTTCCTTAACTTTTTGGCAAAGTAAACTTCCAATAGAAGAAAAATCTACAAACCAACTTCCCTTTGCAATTTCAGAAAATTTCACAAAATATTCCTTATGAAGATGGTGCTTTTGCCGGTCGTGCCCCTATTATACTAGGTATGACCCTACCAAGCAAGGGGGTCTTTTTCTTACGAAGAAAAATCTAGGCAGACCATCTTATCTCCACGAAATCCAACATTTCCACTATGAATATCTTTTAACCATGCTGGCATATTTGAGCAAAACATATCTCCTAATTTAGACTCAAAATCGCCCATAATACTGTATAGTTTTTCATATTCTGTCTTAAATAGTGGATGATGACGAATGAGCATAACATGCTCAACGAGCACTCCAGTACATCGTTTTGAAGTGAAGGTATCATAAATAAATGTGCCATATCCATCTAGGGCGGCACGCTTATTTTCTTCAAATGAAAAGCTGGAAAGATTATAGTTAGGAAATACTTTTAAGCCAAATTTATCATTTAGCTTAAAATAACAACAATTAACTCCACTAGCCAATCCTACACACTCATGGTCAAAGTCTTCCGAATCCATACTGGATTCAATATTAGCAAGAATCTCTTTAATTTTATTTAGCATGACCGCGCGAGCCTTTTAGTTTAGGTGATACGTATATGCCCTATGCCTAATCAATCTAACTCTATCGGCCACGATACAAAGTCTATTATTAGACTCATAGTCAATAGCCAAAACATCCTTGTACTCTAGGATTGATATGTAAAATGTATCAGACTCGCGAATAATTCTTTCCCCATAATCTATAGCTCCTGCTAGATTATAGAATAGATGGAATCCTGAGATATAGTTAACACTGCTGTCAAAACTGTCAAGTATTCTTCTATTATACGCTTTTAACCATCTTGACTCGTGGAAGGAATCCATTCCACAATGGTATGATTTTTTACTTACTGGTAGAAAGACTTTATATCCAATACCATAATCACGGATTAAGGATACTTTCTTCTTTTCTCTTTTTGTGAGAGGAATAATACCTTCTACCTTTCCAAAAAGATTATAATTCCCTTCCCAGGTAAGTTCATAATGTTTCCGCCAGATGATTTTAGATAAACACATAATTCTAGCTAATTCCTTTTTATTTAGGAATAATTCCCTTGGAAATTGGTAAGTTTTATATAGACTTCTTAACTTAAAAGGCTATATAGTGTAAGATTAAGAAGAAGGATAGGATATCCAATAAAAGAAAGAAAGTATATCCAAGTAAATATACAGGAAATCCTAATAAACGTAAGAAAGAACATAGAAAGAGACAGGGAAAGGATAGGAAAATGGAAAAATTGTTAGTTTTTTGCATTTTTTCACATTTTTCTACCATTTTTTACACCATTATCCTCTCAAAAACACAAATTTTCAAAAAATTCCTCTAAAAACCTACATAGTCTCAGAAAAATTTTTAGAAAACTCGCCATTCCAATACCAAAAAGTACGTGAAAACGCACTAAGGGCGTAGTTTTAACCACTAACGCCCACTTTTCCAAAAAACAGCTTTTTCGAATGTATAGGCGGTTTTATTCTTTTTTCCCTAGGGGAGAATCAAAATTTTCAAAAATGATAAGGGAAGATTTTACGCCACTATTTCCTTAATCTTCCGTTGCAACTTCAAAGTTTCCTCCACATGTCCACTGGCAAACACACTTTCTTCATCCGTAAACGGATTGAATTCGCTCAAAACCCACTCATCTCCCTTCAAAGAAATTGAACAGAATCCACTATAGAAGTTTTCACCATCACGCTCAAATCCACACTTTTCCAATACTTCGTAGATGTCCACTTTAGTGTTCCTTCTATTCAGGAAAAGACATTTGCTGTTCTTCAAACTCACGCCAATATTCAATGGGCATTTTGCAGTGTTCTTCGGATATGGTGATAAGTTTCATGTCCTTATTCCACCGCTTTGCCCACACGCGGATTTTCATTTTCTTTAATCCGCTAACTTCTTTTGTGTGAAACACTTACAGCCTCACAGCAATAGAAAATGAATCGCTTAGTATCATAACTTCAAAGCCAAGTTTTTCAAAATGACCTTTTACAGTATTAGGATTGTCACATATACTAACATAAATTCTAAATGTATCGGGTTTATGTTTTCCATCAAAATCTTCAATAATTTGAGCAAATTTTTGCTCTACTTCTTGTTCAAGTTGCTTAAGTCGTTTTTCACGCTCTACAGCACTATTATACAAATGAATTTTGTTAATAGCCGCCATACGAATTTGTTCAGCAGTAATCATACATAATTCCTTACGTTGAAAGGACTTGCCACGCCCACCATTGTACTATGTAGTGACCATCAAAACAAGGGGTCTACTGGATACGCCCAACGTATCTTAGACGTACACCAATATAGAAAGTTGGGTATTCTTCATCAAAGTCAATATGATGGACATCTAAACATCTATGGTCGAAATATTCTTTTACACTATCAAATAATAGTTCTTTTGGCAACTCTATTCGTAAAAAGTATTCCTCCAGAGGAACTGTTCCATCATACCTTTCGGCCAATCGGCACCACTTACCAATAACTTCCTTATAGAAATTTTCAAGACGAATTTTAGAACTGTTAACGTAAGTGTTTCTCTTACTTAACATCAATACTGCTAACTCGTTAGGTGTCATAGCTTCCTCAAATTAATAGGAAAAGAAATGTATGGGCGACTACCGCGAAATATACACTTTCAAAAACCTGTAGAAATATTCATTCTCAAAATAATACATTACGATTCTAAATCCATACTTTTTCATGTAATCTACTACAACGTCAGCGATTAAATTACCACGTTCAACTTGAACAAACTCATTGTATGGGTCTGTACTACCAGTGTAGTTTTCGAGCCGTTCATTCCACGCCTTAATAGTATTTTCGTGGAACGTGTTTAATTTTTCGGCGAGCAACCGATTTTCCTCTTCCTCTTCTTTTTTAAGATATTCTTTTCGGCGGGCGTTCATGACTTCTAAGATTGCAGAAGCTAACATTTATTGTTCCTTATACCTTAAGATGTACGCGCAAATGACCTAGACGTTCATAGTCATCAGTTTCATACAGTTTACAGATAAAACCCCTGGCCAACATAAAGGCTTGAATCTTTTCTATACGTACGTCTGGATGTTTAATGATGATATATTTCTTATCAACATCATTACTTCCATTCTTTTAGCACATCAGAATAGAACTTCTCTAGAATTGCGTTTTCAAGAATGCTCTGGTCCTTAGCCTTCTTTGTAAGAAAGTATGCCCTACGAGCAGTCATAATTTGTAGTATTTGTTCCGGCGAATACATCTTCATAGCTCCTTCAGTTTCTAGCTTGTCCAAATGTCAGAATTTTCAGTAGGTTTAGCAAGATATACATGAAGAAAGCTTGGTACATCAGACTCATGTACGACAAAACCATGTTGTGCCATATACTTTTTTACTATTTCGATATCAACGCCAGGACTCCAAACTGAAACATATTGTTCGTGGGGTTCAAGTATACTATACCGATAATTTTCCAAAAACCGATTCCATGTAGCGATTGTATCTTCATGAAATTTTTTAAGTTTTCCAGGAATACAAATCTGTTCTGCTAGCTCTCTTTCTTTCTGCTCGGTAATATATTGCGAATTTAAAGATTTGATGGATTCTAAAATTTGACTAGCTAGCATATATTATTCCTTAGTTGGTAAATATTTATTAAGAAAAGTTTTCATTCGGCGGCGAGAACTTCTTTTGGCCGACTTATTTGTTTTACTTGTTCGGTAGAAGCAGCTACAGTCATATTTCTGACTACGACTAACTTCCAGCAGTTTCTTGAATTTTATCATACTTACACAAATCTTCATGAGAGTTAAGAAGTTCTTTCCGCTAACCTCTTTATTTCAGTATAGACCAATCCCCTATACATAATAAAGACAGGCGAAGCAAGACTTGAGTACTTAATAGATAGCTAACCCAGGAATAGAGAAAAAGCTAACAGTCGGCTGAAAATTTCTTAGTTCCTATAACTAGCTGACCTTAGCTAACAAACCACATACACATTTTTTCTCTATTAAATATTGTCGTTTTAATCTTTGTAGATTCAACCTCGTAAGAGAACAACCCTCGATAGATAACTAACTGTTCCCGCCATCGCTTATGCTCCTATAAGAGACATACTCTGTTTTTGATGCCGCGTCAACCCTTTTTGCGAAATACCTGGAAACTTTTCTAAAATAATTAGCTGACTGGCTAACTACCGCGACTTGGCCGACTTTTAACGGGTCTAGTTTAGCTAGAACAGATTCAGCAAAATATTTAATATCCGCATCCGTTGCGAAGCAACGAAAAAGCCCAGACTATCTTGCGATAGCTGGGCTAAAAAGTTTAGGAGCGACTTATCAAGAATCCTACCAAAATTCCTACGATTATCCCGCAAGTAGTCATCCAAAACTCCCCTCTAGGGAAAGGGGAGGGAATAACTCCCCCTCCCCACGTTGTTGAATGATTACTAGACGTTAATCACGTTGTCATCATTTTCTGATTCTTGTGGAGTGTCCAAATCCCCCATTTGTGGAGCATCCAAATCGAAACTGAATTGCGAGACAATATCTGCGATGGCTGCCTTATTCTTTCCACGTCTGGCAGGACTTGGCAATTGTTCGTCCAAGAACTTCTCGACTTTCTTTTCAAACGCCTTAAGGTCATCGGTCCGCTTGTGGAGCTGCCAATCCTCTAGGGTACGTCTATGCTTTTCATACAAGCTTTTTGCCATTGCATTGCGAGTATTACTCACAAAGGTGGACAATCCTTGGCAGCCGCCCCGTTCGTCCACTTCATATGCAGTCCCCAATTCAGCATTGAGAATAATCGCAATCTGACCAATGGTTTTCCCGGCTGCTGTTTCGCGTTTCCAGATTGGAAGAAACGCATTAACATCGACAGACTTACCCCGCGGTTTACGTGTTCGGTTCAAATTCATACACAATTCCCCTTACAAAGAAACTAAACAACTCTATCCAAAGCTAGCAACGTGCTAGCTATTTTACACTGTAGTGAAAAGCAGACTCCCTTAACTTGTCGAGAATAATCTTATAAAAGATTACTCGACGTTCCGTTCTACTCAATCTTCGACCGTTTCGCCGAAAATGTTTTCGTTGGGAAAACCTTACGATATTCCCATTTTCCATGACAATCCCAGTTTTTAGCTGGGACGCAATTCCATCTCGCAATTTTCGATGTTCAAAACTTTCTGCCTTAAAGGCAGGATAAGTGAACACGCGAACTGCTTTCCTTAATTCTTTTAGGACGTCACTTGTCGCAACAGTCCTTTGAACACTCTGTTGAGTATCCATCATTATGTCCCCATTGTACTAGCTACTTCCCATCGACGCAAGGGGTGTTTTTCATTCTCACAACCCCCGTTTCCATGCCCCTATTCTACTAGCTTGTTCCCTATCATGCAAGGGGTGTTTTTTATTCACCCCTAACCATTCCCCCCCTCACAAGTGTATTTATACTATGTCCTTCCCGGTGAGGATACCCCCCATCCGGCGGCGGGTCTGGATTGGCTGGTACAAAACCCTTTATTATACTTTCTACATTCCAATAAGTCAACACCCCCCGTCTGGCGACGGAAGTAGGTTAGCTAACTCGTTTTTTCATTTATTATACTATCTTGCTCCCTGGCTGGCTACCCCCCCATTTGGCGAAAGGACTATATTGGCTGAGTCAATCCCCTATTTGGCGAATGGGTTAGGTTAGCTGTGACATAAATAGTCACCCAGAAACGTCCCACCGCCAATTACGGTAGGACCAGACGACTTTAGAAACTACTTGGCGTCATTCAAATCGGCAAACAGTGTTTCACTGAAAAACTCTCGCCGTCTTGCAGCCAACACATCGGGCGGAATCATTGGTTGGCACTGTTCATGTTGGCCTTTGGTGCGATATGATTCGCGACCAAAGGACGTACGGATATCCGGGATACCTGGAGCCACAAAAATTTGCGTAGCAGTCATGACAATCCTCCAAAGAACTAACCAAGATATACTCGAAGTGAGTATAGCTAAGTAGATTCTTCGCGGACCTGCCCAACAGGATGGGCAGGTATGGTTTGACGGTGTGGATTATCCTACCCAACTTATGCGGTATCGTCCATATTCACATGTTTCGTCAAGATTAATTAGGTCGAAATTGTCGACCCCTAATGCGAAAACTTTAAATCCTCCATTCTCAAGTCTTTTCCTCAATTCCTGATTTAGGATTACACCCGAGATACCAAACTCCCCCCTGTTGGCTGCCCTTGCAATCCTTTTCTTAATTTTGGAAAAAGAGTCCTGATTTCTCTTTTCAATCGCTCGACTCCTCGCTTTCGATGCATCCATTGTACTATCCTCATCCCGAAAAAACAAGGGGTAGTTTAGTCGTCCCATTGACTCCATTAACCGCCCTTACAAGTGTATTTATACTATGTAGTTCCCTAGCTCGCTACCCCCCGTATGGTGAAAGGAGTAAGTTGGCTAACTCGTTTTTTCATTTATTATACTATCTACCTACCTGACTAACAATGCTACCTTTGGCGAATGGGATGACTTGGCTGGGACAATAGCTCGTTTGGCGACGCAAGTAGGTTGGCTGAGCCAACAAAGAAACCCCGCTGGAGCGTCCTCCAACGGGGTGGGTCTTAATCTCGGACCATTGGTCGCCCACTCCAATGTGCCCATAGCCGATATTATTGGGCTACCACTCTTATCGGCGTGGAGTGGCAATCCCTTCAGTTGGGACCGTCGCGAATATACACTAATCTTCTCCTGACATCGTTGACTTGTATCAAACTCTCTGCTGGGAACTTTTTTTTAGTTCATCGTTGATTGACTCGTTGCATAGCGGCGACTATGCATCCACTTGCCAAGTGGCGTTTACGGTTAATTCGAGTTTAGTCAATCTCTCGATGCGAGATAGAGTTTCGTCAGTTTGGGTTAGTCCCCCTAACCCTTCATCACTGTTCTCTATGATATTCTCCCTTACAGGATTGATTGTACTAACTAGGTCACTGGCTTGCTACCCCCCATATGGCGGCGGGTCTGGTTTGGCTGACTCAAAACTATTCATTATACTTGCTTGTTACCTAACTAACTATCCCCCATTTGCCGAATAGGTTAACTTGGCTAATACAATCACCCACTTGGCGAATGGGTTAGGTTAGGTAAGTCAACGAAGAGACCCCGATTTCTCGGGGTCTCAGTTGGTTCAGTTGCTACTTCACTTTCACAACCTTACCATCTTTCAACTCAACCTTGGCGTACCAAGTGTGAGGCTTCGGATAATGCGGTCCTCCGACCGCAGTTGTTCCGTTCTCGGGAACTGTCCCGAGTCCAGGGGCAAACACACTGACAGATTCTCCGGAAGAAACGGCCTCTTTTAGAGCCTTCTTTGTCTTGAAGTTTGGCGATACGTAGAACATGTTTTGAACTCCAAAAACACCCATGAGAACCTGCCCCACATTGGGGCAGGCTATTTACCGACTTCCACTACTACTTCTTGTCCTCCCATTCCTTAATGCCATACTGCTTCGCAGTCTGGGCAGTCGTGATTTTCTCCCACCCCGCCTCCGTTGGGGACATATTGCGACCGCACGCCAGACAACGCGTTCCGTTGCGTCTTGCCATCACTACCTTGGAAATCATACGGCGAGCACCACAATCGCACACATGCAGAATCGACAATCCCTTAGCCATCGGAAAATCTCCAAACAAGTTAAAGTTTCTGACCACTGTGACCATTGTACTTTCTACCTAACTAACTAACTACCCCCAGATTGGCGAAAGGGGTATATTGGGTGAGTCAATCCCCCATTTGGTGAGGGGAGTAGGTTGGGTATGCCAACGAAAAAGCCCCGCTTTCGCGGGGCGAGTTTCTCTTAATATCCGATAATTCTATCGAAGATAAGAGGATAGAAAAAACTGTCTGCCCCGCAGACTAATTCCCCTGATTCCCTACCGTTTACATACGATAGAAAATCGTTATGTGGGATTCGTCGTAAGAACGCTCGTTCTTTTTTCTTTTCAATTTCAATCTCTTCCGCAATCATCCCAACTTGAAACCATGTCAACATACTTCTACCTCCAAAGAGGGGCGAGCAAACCACTCGCCCCGAGTTCGTGAAACACTACTTCCCGTTGAATCGGTCGGCCCATTTTTGGGCCGTTTGCCGTTTCTCGTCCATTGGTTCAGTTCCCTCCCATAAGAGGAAACACTTCAGCGGAACCCGTCGCATCTTTCGGTCGAGTCCGATAACCTCAAAACCGGGTTTCGGCTCATCCACTCGTTCAACCGTTGCCGTACCAACTAGGAACTCTTTTCCTTCATACATTCCAACCATCTTACTTTCCCCTATACAGAATCTCGAAGTAGACGCACGCACAAGCGTACGCCATAAACCCGCCAAGAAACCAAGCCAACCACTCCATTAGTATATTCCTTTATCCAAGAGGGGCGAGCGAACCACTCGCCCCAAGTTTCTTAACGACTATTCACTCATGTTTACCTCGACTCTTATACACGCCTTCCAAATTGATTGCTTGCTCAAAGTATTCTGCGTACTGTCCTCCAAGTGTTCCATCATCATTTCTAGGCCAGCAAAGAACTCGACTGCCGCTTCCTTTGACGGGAAAGATGGAATTCCAAGATATTCACGCTCGACAATCGCTAGGGCAATTACCCCAGCTTGAAACCATGTAAACATGCTATTGTCCCCTAAAAGTGGGGGGAAAGAACCATTTTCCCCCAGTTTCGTTTCGTCATGGTTCGACGTTTCCGACTAGGATAGTCGGATAGTTTCCGTAAACTCGCGAAGGAACCTTAGTTCCCCCGCTTCTGTGGGGGATTCGATAATCCCCTCTGTTTCGTCCGCTCCAACCTGATGGGTTATCGGGATTTTATCCCAGTCCCCATTGAATTGGGCGGCTAGACAATTTTGGGCTTTAGCCCAATTTGCTAGCTTATCCAAGTTGGGGGGAACTACCGTCCACCCTTTCGCCCCTTCTACCCACAGAATGGAGCGAATAGCTTTGGCTAGTTCTAGCTCCCTTTCAAACTTCTCAGTCTGGTCGATACTTTTCTTGTGAGAGTTATTGTTAACCCATTCCGTTACATGAGTTTCGGCAGGGTCAACCTGAATAATTTTCCCATATAGGGGATGTTTTGAGATACGGCAGATAACCGTATCACCACCGTAAATTTCTCCATACCCCTTCTTGGGGACTTCCCTATAGCCTATCAACATTCAAAACCTCCCTCCCCCAACTGGGGGACTTCTTGCTTCTCCCTCTTAGGGGCAGGAGATTTCCCCAACTTGTCGGGGGGAATAATATCCCCTAGACTTTCCACTACTTCCAGACTTCCGTTCATTCTGTCGAACCGATATGAACGGAATGTTACGCCACCCCTTCGGAGTGTACCTACGTCGATATATTGCTTACCGACATAGGAAACTTGCCCCTTTACGGGATAGGGATTAGATAGGACTATCCTATCCGTCCCATCCTTTTGGGGAAACGTACTTATCTTTTGATAAGTAAACTCTACCCATTCCCCTACGCTGGGGATTATCATGTCAATGCCCCTATCTGTTGATTGTGTACGCTACTCGCCCATACTGTTCCCCTAGCCCATGTGTAAAGCTAGGGTAATGTGGCGAGTCTCAAGTTGTGAAAGAGCGAAGCGGGGCATTCTCTCGCCCCGCGTTCTGATTTTATCGGCGAGTCAACAGTTTGGAAATAGGGTATTTTCCAAGTTTCTTGTAACTTATTATCCCGCAATAGTTTACGTCGCGAGAATTCCGCAAAAACGCCTAGACTGGACATTTGGTATTTAGTAATTCGTCCCATTAGTGTATCGCTAGTTCGGATGGGTTTATCCCCCCCATTCTATTTCCCCCGTTCGGGTGGGTTTACCCCCCAAAAAATGCCGGGGGTTCCATCAACAATACACGTATTTCATACATATTGTATCACCCAAACTACTCCTTTCATCAACCGTAACTCACGCCCCAACTTATGCTTACGCACTTCAAAGTTGCAAAATATAATATTCCTACATATATACTTAGAGGAATTTAATATATTAATAGGAAAAAAATATGCACATTACCCCACAACAACTAGAAGAGATAGAAAACGTAGCTAAAAGGCTAGCACCAAAATACGTCTTTCCAGGTTATGACCTAGAGGATATTATTCAGGAAGCTATTATCATTGGCCTTAACAGTTTTCAACTGTATGATGAAAGTAGAGGAACTTTTTCCGCCTACATGTATGTCCATATTAATAATCGTTTAAAGACGCTTAAGCGCGACAAGTACTATAGGCCGCTTCCAATGAATTGCAAGGAATGTTTAGGGGCAAAGAGTTCCGTAAATGAAGATGAGTTATGCCCAACTTGCCAGAGCAGGGCAAAACGTAATGAGACAAAACGTGGAATCGCATCACCAGTTAATATTGGCGAAATTGATATTGAGGAAGCTCGCGTCGAAGACGCGTTAGAGATTGAGGAAGCTAGGCAAAAAATTGCCGATAAGCTTCCAATGGATATGCGCGAAGACTACCTACGTATGCTCGATGACTTCTACGTTCCAAAGGCCCGCCGTCTATTAATAGAAGAGGAAATAAGAGGAATTTTACATGAATCAACCGAATAAACGCGGCCCTTGGTCAGCCGAAGAAAAAATGTATATGGAGGAAAACGCCGCCCGTTTAACTCCAAAGCAAATGGGCGAATATTTACAGCGCGACCCAGAGGCCATTGAACGCTATATCAAGGGCGGAATGTACGGACAGAATCAACGTACTATAAAGACGGCTGAAAATTACCTACTCCGTTCCCCAACCTGGGAGGACTTAAAACAACAATTCACAAAGGAAGAATTGGATATGTTCTTATATCATTGGGGCCGAATTATAAGTCAATTCAAGGATGACGTGCTTCCTACGGAAGAATTGCAAATTATAGACACAATTAAGTTGGATATTCTCATGAATCGTATATTGCGAACACAGTATGAAACTAATAAGACAATTAGTGAACTCGAACTGAAGATGGTGCAAACGGCCGACCTTAACCTCCTAGACAACTACAATCGGCAGTTAGGGATATTGCGTGCATCCTTGTCAAACACGGATAAGACATACCAAGACATGCTTTCCAAGAAAGAAGGAATCCTCAAAAGCATGAAGGCAACGCGTGATTCGCGCGTAAAGGTTGCCGAAAATTCGCGCCAGAACTTCACGATGTGGCTCCGCCAAATAATAGAAGATAAGGATACTAGGAAGGAACTTGGCCTATACCTCGAAAAGATGCGTATAGCAACAGAGTTCGAAATACGGCGACTATCCGAGTATCACAAATACGCGGACGGCGCACTAGACCAACCATTACTAAATGCGGAGACCGCGAACCATGAATAAGACGGCAATAATCACCGGAATTACCGGCCAAGACGGGTCATACCTTGCGGAAAACTTGTTAGGGCGCGGCTATAAGGTAGTTGGCGTGAAACGGCGTAATTCAACGGCTAACACTGGCCGCCTCCGCAACATAATGACACACGCAAACTTCTATCTGGAAGAAGGCGATATAACAGATTCCTCTTATGTATTTTCTTCTCTATTAACTTATAAGCCAACTCACATTTTTAATTTAGCTGCCCAAAGCCATGTAGCAACATCCTTTCATCAACCTATGTTGACGTTTGACGTTACTGGGAAGGCAGTCCTGAATTATTTGGAAGCAATAAAATTGCTATGTCCGAGCACCCGATTCTATCAAGCTTCTTCCTCGGAAATGTTTGGAAGCTCGGTTACTCGTCAAAACGATGAAGCCTTCCAAAATGAATCAACGCCATTTATGCCACAATCTCCTTACGCTGTTGCGAAGCTATCAGCTCATCACTTAGTCCGTTTATATAGAGAGTCCTATGGACTATTCGCCGTTAGTGGAATCCTATTTAATCACGAAAGTGAAAGAAGGGGTGACCTGTTTGTAACAAAGAAAATTACAAACTATGTTAGGTCGCTACGCGATGGCACTCAAAAGTTTTATCTAGAACTCGGTAACATGGATGTATTCCGCGATTGGGGACATGCCGAAGATTATGTTGAGGCAATGAGATTAATGATAGAAGCCGACGAACCGGACGACTTCGTCGTTGGCACTGGCGAAACACACAGCGTACGCGAATTTGCCGAAATATCCTTCTCGTTAATAGGGAAAAAATCAAGTGATTACATCCATATAAATAAAGAATTATTTCGGCCCTCCGAAGTAAACTTCTTGCGCGCGGACGCACGAAAGATTCGCGAAAAACTAGGGTGGCAGCCAAAAATATCTTTCGGCGACCTCATAAGGAGAATGCTCAATGATAATACTTCAGGATATTAAGGAAAAGATACCGTGGGACTTCACGCTTTACAGTGATGTTTCGGCGCAAAAAGTTAAATACATGAAGACTGGCGACTACACGGTTGAAGGTCACGAAAAATCAATATGTATTGAAAGAAAGCGAACGACCGGCGAAATATCTTTAAACCTTGGTAGTAAATATAAGCAATTTAAGGATGAATTTGACCGTATGCAAGCCTTTGAACACCGTTTTGTAATATGTGAATTTCCACTATGGTTAATAATGGACTTCCCAAAGAATTCCGGCATTCCAAAGTTTAAGTGGAAGTATTTACGGGTAAATGGCAAGTTTCTATACAACCGCTTCATGGAACTATCTAACGAATATAATGTTCCCGTATGCTTTACAAATTCCTCGCTAGAAGCGCAAGACCTAGCAATAGCCCTAATAAGAGATAGAGTATGTCCAACATAAAGAAACGCCTTGAGGATGCGTGGTTAAATATTCCCGGCGAACTACAAGATTCAAAAATCTTCAATCCATTAGAGACGATTCCGCCGTTCTTTGAAGAATCGCCGCACCTATACATTCTTTCCCTATTACAAAAACCCGAATACTTATGTTTCGCGGCCAGAGAAATACTTAATGTTAAGTTATTGCCAATCCAAGCGATGATGATGAGGGAAATGTGGACGCATAAATTTCCAATGCTGATTGCTAGTAGAGGTTTTGGCAAGTGCGAGAAAAATTCTTACGTAGAAACTGAAAGCGGCTTCGTAAAAATAGATGATTTAGTTGGAAATATTCCAACGATGACACGTTTATATACGAATAATTTGAAGTTGCGTGGAATTAATGGATATCAGCCGGTTGAATATGTTTGGAAGAATAATAAGGAAGAATTAGTATGTATAGAAACTGAAGCTGGCTTCAAGAAGATATGTACTAAGAATCATCCTATAATGACTGTACAGAATGATAAAATAGATTGGCAAGATGCAGGTACTATCGTTGAAGGAGCATATATTCCGATAGTTAGAGATGATAATTGGTTTCCAACTCACAATAATATAAATGAGGATTTAGCGTATTTATTTGGGGTTTTAGTCGGAGATGGCGGCTATACAGTTAGAGGAAAAATTACAATAACAACAGAAGATTCTGAAATAATAAATAGATGTAATGAAATAGCATTAAAGTATTTTGGAAAAATTTTTAAAAGACAAAAAAGGAAAATATCATATTTATTGTGTAGTACTTCTATTTGGGATAGACTTTTCTCGGAATTTGGATTTAACAGTTTTGTATGTGCTGAAAAAAGCTTTCCAAAAACTATTCTTCATGCAAAGAAAAGTACAGTTGCAGCGTTTATTAGTGGTTTATTCGATACTGATGGATATACATCTAAAGATAAGAAATGGTTAGAGTATTGTTCTAAATCTGAAGACTTAGTAAAAACCTTACAATTTGTACTAACAAAGTTTGGTATTATTTCAAGAGTAAAAAGTCGTCTTAATAAGAAGTATAATAGAAGATACTATTATCTATATATATTTGGAGATAATGTAAATATATTTTATGATAAGATAAATTTTAAACTTACTAAAAAAGTAAACAAATTAAAAAGTATATTAACTATAAAAAGTAATACAAATAAAGATATAATTCCGCGTGGATTGTTAAAAAATATTCCAAAGCGAGAATTTTCTAATAAAAAGAATATTACTTATAATATAGCTAAAAAGTATTCTGGTAATGAAGAGATTATAGCCAAGAATTACTACTATGATAAAGTAAAAAGAATTACTACTTTGGAAGATTATACATATGATGTGTATATTCCTAATGACCATTCTTTTTATGCTGACGGCTTTATATCTCATAATAGCTTCACGCTTGCAGTATATTCTCTTCTACGAATGCTTCTACTTCCTGGTCGCCGTATAGTTATCGCTGGTAGTGCTTTCCGTCAATCAAAAATCATCTTCAATTATATGGAAAATATATGGAGAAACGCACCTATACTTCGAGACTTATTTTCTGGCGATGAGTTTGCTGGTCCACGTAGAGAGCCAGATATGTATAGATTCCACCTAGGAGATAGTCTTACACAGGCGATTCCAGTTGGTGATGGTCAAACAATTAGAGGATTACGTGCTAACGATATTATAGTTGATGAATTTGCATCAATCTCGCGTGAAGTCTACGAAGTAGTTATTCAAGGGTTCGCGGCCGTTAAGTCTGACCCATTCTCCGGTGTTGAGTTTGAGGCGAAGAAAAAACTTTTGTTGGAACATGGAGAAAATCTAGATTCGCTAGACACTGAACAGAACCAAAACAATGAAAACCAAATTGTTATTTCTGGTACTGCTTTCTATGACTTTAATCACTTTGCCGAATACCACAAAAAATATCATAAAATAATTACTAGCCAAGGTGACATATCTAAGGTTTCCGAAGTAATGCAAGACTATGAAAAGGAGTCTGCGTTTGATTACAAACAATATAGTATAATGAGAATTCCATATGAGCTTATTCCAAAGGGCTTCATGGATGAAGGTATTATATTGGCGGCCAAAGCTACTAGCAATACTGGTCTATTCAGTATGGAATATGGAGCCGTATTTAGTAAGGATTCTTATGGATTCTTTAAGCGCTCACTGATAGAAAGTTGTGTCGTTTCTCATGAAAATCCAATATCTATCAATGGAGAAGAAATAACATTTACAGCAAAAATGTATGGAGACCTTAATAAGAAATATATATATGGAATTGACGTAGCGTCCGAACAGGATAGATTTGCTATAGTTATTTTGGAGCTGCATCCCGAACATAGAAGAATAGTACACGCATGGTCTACAAATAGAAAAGAGTTTAACCAAAAAGTTAAGGATAATCTTATTAAGGAAACTGACTATTATGGGTATTGCTCTAGAAAGATTCGTGAATTAATGAAGCGGTTTCCATGTGAAAGAATCTTAATGGACTCTCAGGGTGGTGGTATTGGTGTTATGGAAGCATTACACGATAATGACAAACTACAAGAGCTTGAACATCCTATTTGGCCAGTAATTAATCCAGAAAAGCCTGCTGATACAGATGGAAAGCGTGGATTACATATATTGGAAATGGTTAACTTTGCTAGTAGCGAATGGACTTCCGAAGCTAATCACGGAATGAAGAAAGACTTTGAAGATAAAATATTGTTATTTCCATTCTTCGACTCTGTCGCAATAGAACTAGCAACAATAGAAGATGGAAGAACTGGCAAACTATACGATACGTTTGAGGATTGCCTATTAGAAATTGAGGAGTTGAAAAACGAACTTTCCATAATAACTATTACTCGCTCCTCAAATGGAAGAGATAGATGGGATACTCCAGAAATTAAACTTCCAGGCAATAAGAAGGGTCGCCTACGTAAAGATAGATACTCGGCACTGTTGATGGCAAATATGGGCGCAAGAACCTTGCTACGTAAGCCTTATGTTAAGTATGCGATAGATGAAGGTGCTGGCGGATTCGCCGGTTCAACGAAAAGTAAGGGGGCAAAATATACTGGACCAGAATGGATTACTCAGTCTCTAAACGATTTATATAACTAATGGCGTATATACTATTGTACCAATTCAATTACAATAGGATTAATCATATGACCGAACAATATATCACTGGTGACAACTGCTTTTCTTCCTATGCAAAGGAAAATATATATGAAGATAACTTTATCACAAAGGGCAATAATGGAAGCAGAACATTCCAAAATTTTGATACAAATATTTCCGTAAAGTCCGAGTATTTACGTCAAGACTATAACTATTTCCGCGTTAATGAAGCCGTTCCAAAGAGACAAGAAGATAGAACTGCAATGTGTATCGACATATATAAACAGAATGGAGTAGTCCATAATGTTATTGACTTGATGTCAGATTTTTCTTCACAGGGTATACGCTTCCAACATCCAATTCCATCAATTAATAGATTTTATGAAGTATTTTCAAAAAAGGTTGGAGTAAAAGAGCGTTCAGAACGATTCGTAAATTACCTTTTAAAAGGTGGTAGTATAGTAATTAAGAAGAGCTATGCCAAAATTGGAGGAAAAATAGAAAAGAAGTGGAAGGCAGCTTCTTCCGATTTGGAAATAAAAGAAAAGTTAATAGAGAAAAAAGAAATACCAATCCGCTACACATACTTTCTACCAACGGCTATTGAATTAGTTGGACAAGAAGTTGCCCAATTTATTGGAAAGCCAATCTATGCAATCCGCCTACCAACTTCATTTCGAAGTACTGTAAATCAGATTGGAAAGAAGATTGACGATAAAATATTAGAGCAGTTGGCTGAACAAATTCCTGCGGATATTCGCCAGCAAATAAAAGATAATGCTCCCTATATTATTCCCGACCAAGATAAAATATCTGTATTCCACTATAAGAAGGATGATTGTGATTCTTGGGCCGACCCATTAATCGGGCCAATCTTGAGCGACCTCTTACAACTTGAAAAGTATAAGTTGGCCGATATCTCAGCTTTAGATGGTGCTATATCAAATATTCGTCTTTGGAGATTAGGTATTATTGGAGACAATCCACAAAATACAATCTTACCAAATAAGGCAATGATTAATAAGTTACGAAATATCTTAGCAAATAATCCTGCCGGTGGAACTATTGACCTAGTTTGGGGACCAGAATTAGATTTTAAGGAATCAAACAGTCAAGTATGGCGTTTCCTAGGTGCCGAAAAATACGAACCTGTATGGAATGCTATCTATGAAGGATTAGGAATTCCTCCAAGTATGCGAGTTTCTGGCAAAGGAAGTTCTGGTACTGGAAATTATGTTGGCCTAAATACTCTTGTCAAGCGCCTGCAATACGTAAGAGATATCTTAGTTAGTTTTTGGCAGCAAGAATTAGCTTATATTCACGAAGCAATGGGCTTTCCAGGCGAACCGCCCAAAATAATATTCGACTTTATGGTGTTTGCCGATGAAGCAGCGGAAAAGAAGTTGTGGATTGACCTCTATGATAGAAACTTGGTCAGTGCTGAAACTATTCAGGAGGTATTCGGCCGATATCCACGTTTTGAAAAGACACGAGTTGTTAAGGAATATCGCTCTATGGAAAATGGCACGTATCCAGATAAGGCTTCGCCATATCATAATGCAGATAAAGACCACGAATTAAAGAAGATTGCCCTACAGGGTGGCAGTGTTACACCGTCTGAAGTTGGTCTAGATTTGGATGAGAAAAAGCCGGGCGAAATTCCAGCCATGGAAAAGCAAGCTAAACTTACGCCGAAAACCCCTACATCTTTTCCTTCTACTAAAAAGGGCGGTAGCCCTGGTAGACCTAAATCAGTTAAGGAAACTAAGAAGAGAAAACCAAAGCCAAAGGGCAGACCGAGTACAAAGGCTTCAATATTTACTTGGGCAACTAATGCCTATGCCAAAATAAGCGAAATAATGAATCCGGTCTTACTAAAAACTGTTTCTAAGACAAATATGAGAAAGCTTACTGAGGAAGAAGCAGATTCCTTTGAACTAATAAAGTTTAGGGCATTATGCAATCTTACTATTTTCTCCGAAGTTAATGAAGAGTCGATAGACCTTACGGGAGAAGCTTACAAAAATGTATATCCAACTTTTGCAGCAGCGTTGAAAACCTTCAAGTCAATTAATCAAAGAGACCCATCATTAGATGAAGTAAGAACTCTCTATATATCATCTTATGTATTTTTCCTATTAGATGGTGTATAAGCCAATGGAGGTACAAAAAATGAATGTATTTAAAAGTGAAATAGAAGATGGAATATCTGAACAAGTGGCTAAGGCTAATTCTATCGCCTTTACCTCTACAATCAGTGTAAAAGAGCTACCGCAAGAAGCCTTGGAAAAGGCTTTAGCTATGCAATTTCAGCCAATAACACAAATAGATTTATTCTACTATGAAAGCATCCTAGTTTCCACAGGCTGGAATAAAAATGATGATGTCTTTGATATTAGGGAAGTAGTTAAGGCGCGAAATACTCCAAGTAATAAACCAGTTAACTATATGCACAATGAAAAAGATATAATTGGGCATATGACATCTTCAATATTAATGTCTGAAGGTAAAATTTTACCAGATACTATTAATGAATATCCAGCTACGCTTGATGTAATCGTTGGTTCCGTACTTTATAAGTACTGGGAAGACCAAGAACAAAGAGAACGTATAAATAAACTTATCGCAGAGATAGTAGATGATAAGTGGTGTGTAAGTATGGAATGTATATTTCCACACTTTGATTATGCTATAGTTACACCTAATGGTGAACAAAAGGTTGTTGCTAGAAATGAAGAAACAGCCTTCCTATCAAAATATTTAAAAGTTTTTGGTGGAAAGGGTGAATATAAAGGATACAGGGTTGGTAGATTACTAAGAGATTTCACTTTTAGTGGAAAAGGAATAGTAGACAACCCAGCTAATCCTAGAAGTAAAGTTACAGATACTCATATGAACAGAGCGGAATCTTTTTACGGTGCCGCAGCCTCAATACAAGATATTGGGTTAAATCAAGAGGAGAAACAAATGTCAAAAGAAATAGAAACTGTAGCAAAGTCTGAATACGACTCTTTAGTTGAAGAATTAAAGGCGTTAAAGGCAAGTGCTGCCGAGCAAGCTCAGAAGGAAATCGACGATAAGATTAAGTCGATTAGTGCTGAAGTAGATGCTCATAAAGAAATTATTGTTCAAAAGGATTCGGCAATTGCCTCCCTAACTGAACAACTAACAGCCGCTAAGAGTGAACTAGAAACTGTGAAGAAAGAACTACAAACTGAGAAATTAAATGTAGTTAAGGCATCACGTTTAGCAAAACTTTTAGAAAAGGGCGTATCAGAAGATAAGGCCAAGTCATTAGCTGAAAAGTTTGCATCAATTAGTGAAGAATTATTTACTGAACTTGTAGATGCCATTCCAACTGAAGCTAAGAAGTCTGATGAAGATATGGAAAAAGAAGAATGCGCCAAGAAGGCCGCTGAAGCTGCTAAGGCTTTAGAAGATGCAAAGACAAAAGAAGCCGCAGCTTCAATTCCAAATGACAAAAAGGCTGATGATATAATTGCTAAAGCTTCCGCATGGTTTAAGCCAAGCGTAGATAGCTCAATCCCACAAAAGAAAAGTAAGAAATAATAATAGGAGATATTTACAATGGCATTAAAAGCTGATAGACTATCATTAGACTCTGACATTTCGTTCTTCATGAACGAAGTTGCTGAAAGAGGCGGTATTGTTACTATTAGCACTGTTGGTTCTGGCGCTGCTATGGACCAGTCAAGTGCTTTAGCAACTTACGCTGCAAGCCCAAGCGGTAAGCAAGCCCTAGGTGTTCTAATGTGCGATATGGTCAACAATGACTTAACAAGAATACACGAAAACTACTATAAGGAAGAAGTTCAAAAAGGCGGTAAAATAACAATTTGGACTAAGGGCCAAGTAACAACCGATATGATTCTTCCAGGCGAATCTCCTGTTGCAGGTAGCAAGGCTTATGTCGCTCACTCTGGTAACTTGGCGTGCAAAGACGTAATTGGCAGTTGCCAGCAAGTTGGAATCTTCCTATCGTCTAAGGACGAAGATGGATTCGCTAAAGTTTCAATAAACCTACCATAAATATAAAGGGAGATTAATAATATGTCGATTTTAAAGTTAGAAAAACCAGAACAGGACGTAATTGACCTTATCGTTCGTTCAGGTGATATGGACCAAAATGTATCTATGGCCGGACAGCTAGATTTAGCTAAGGCCCTAACAATGCCATTACGCCAAGGCGTATTGGTAGGAGATATTGCTAGTGGTCTTTATCAAGTTCTACCAATGCTTCCAGGTTCATCGGTTGAATTTCCATTAGACCTTATCGCTCCTGGTGAAGAAGCCGACTTCATTGCCTACACAAATCCTGGTAATGGTCGTATTCCAGAACGTCAAGTAGAAGGTGATTACCTAACGGTTCCAACCTACGGTATTACAAGTTCTATCGACTGGTTACTACGTTTTGCCAGAGAAGCACGTTGGGATGTTGTTGGTCGCGCTATGCAAATTTTCGCAGCTTCATTCGTTAAGAAGATTAACGATGATGCATGGCACACTCTACTATCGGCTGCCGCTGATAGAAATATTGTTGTGCATGACGCCGATGCTACTGGTGGCCAATTTACTAAGAGATTAGTAAGCTTGCTAAAGACTACAATGATTCGTCAAAGTGGTGGTAATAAGACATCTATCAATCGTGGTAGACTAACTGATATCTTCCTAAGCCCAGAAGCTCTAGAAGATATTAGAAACTGGGGTCTAGACCAAGTAGATGAAATGACAAGAAGAGAAATCTTTACAAGCGCTGAAGGAACTCTAACAAGAATCTTCGGAGTTAACTTGCACGACCATGATGAATTTGGTGAAAGCCAAGAATATCAACTATTCTACAGTGGTCAACTAGGTGGCACATTACCAGCCGGTGACGTAGAACTAGTAATTGGTCTAGATATGCAGTCAAATGACTCATTCTTAATGCCAGTAAAGCAAGAAGTAACAATCTTCCCTGACCAATGGTTGCACAGACAACAAAGAGCTGGTTATTACGGCTGGGCAGAAATGGGCTTCGCAGTATTAGACAACAGACGGGTAATCCTAGGTTCGTTCTAATACAATCCAAATAAATCAACATTGCGGGTTGCATTGCGACCCGCTTTTTTGTATACTACACTAGCGCTGCCGCTTTGGCTGAACTGGTTTTTAGGAGGACAACGAGGTAATGTTAAGAGACGATAAGACGTTTGAGGTGTTTGGGTATCATATTGATAGCCTTTCTATTAAGTCATCGAAGGAAATATGCTTGGAGTGCGACTATTGTCATAGTATATTTAATAGAAAGAAAAAGAACAGGACGAAGTCTAATCTAATTTTAGATAAGGACGCGTGTGATAAATGCGGTGTCCAAAAAAGAGAAGAAGTATGCATGATACAACACGGAGTAAAGAATCCTGCACAACTATCTAGCGTTAGGCAAAAAATAAAAGATAGTAAAAATCATATAGATTATGATGCTGTATCATTAAAATATAAGAAGACTATGAAAGAAAAATATGGTGTCGATAATGCCATGCACTCAAAAATTCTTAGTGATAAACAAAAAGATACGCTTAAAAGTAATTATGGAGTAACTAATCCAACACAAAGTAATGAAATAAAAGAAAAAGTAAAGCAAAGTATGCTTGAAAAATATGGAGAAACATCTTTTTTAAAGACTGACGAATGTAAAAAGAAATTTATTGATAAGTATGGAGTAACAAATCCATCATATCTTCCAGACCATATAGAGAAGCGTAAAGAGACATGTTTAAAGAAGTATGGCGAGGAACATTATCTTAAAGTAAAAGAAAATGGAAAGATTCATGGTCAGTTTGTGTTACAGTCGAAGATTAATAACGGATTAATAAAGCTATACGATGGCAAACCAATATCAGAATATAGAGATTTATCTGGATATTCAGATTCGCATTTCAGAACATTAATACATCAACATAGTTTTGATATTGCGCGAAGCATGACTCCGCACGTATCTTCATTAGAAAAAGTTATAGATATATTTCTTAAAGAGAATAATATAGAATACACTAAGGGAACTATTAGTGGCTATAGACCAGATTTCATAATAGAAAATAAGAAGGTTATAATAGAGACTGATGGTTTATATTGGCATAGTGACGCTGTCTGCGAGGATAATTCCTATCATATTAAGAAGAGAGAAGCCTATAATGCGGCGGGTTATAGAGCGCTATTCTTTCGCGAAGACGAGATAAGAGATAAACTACCAACCGTAAAATCCGTAATACTAAATAGCCTAGGAATGTCTAAGAAGATTTATGCCCGCGACTGCGAACTTATATGGGGCCACCAAGAAACAATGGTCGCCGGAACCCATCTTATGGGCGCTGGTGCTGGCACTATTTTTTCCCTATTAAACGGCGGTGAAACCGTCGCATCCTTTCAAGTAAAACGAATTAATGGGAATGATTGGGAATTGTCAAGATTTTGTACGGCGAACGGTATAAGTGTTATCGGAGGATTCTCTAGACTACTTACAGCCTTTGAAAGGGAGATGAAGCCTGATTCTTTAAAGACCTTCATAGATATGAGATATGGAAGCGGGCACTATTTAACTAAATTTGGCTTTACAGAAGAAACGTGTTACGCAAGCTTTAGATGGACGGACTTAAAGAATACATTTCCTAGAACGCGGTTTCGTAGCAATTCTGGATATGATAAGGGAATGTATAAGATATGGGATTGTGGTCAAAAGAAGTTCGTAAAGGTGTATAAAGTAGTGGATACACTTTAACAAAGGAGAAAATATGCCTGCATTATCAAACTATGCCGAATCCGGCATTCTTAATATGTTATTTCGTTCAAACAGTAACAGTTTTGCCGCACCAACACGGCTAGCAATCGGCTTATGTAGTTCTGTACCTACAGAAACTTCAACCGGCGCTAACTGCTCTGAACTTCCATTTGCAAATGGCTATGGTAGAAAAGACTTGGGTGCGCCGTCTAATGCCACTTGGACTGAAGTAGTTCAAGACCCATCTTCAAGCGGATATATTGAAAATGTCTCTGTCCTCCAGTTTGGTCCAGCTACCGCAGATTGGGGCTATGTAAGTGGTGTTGTAATTTGCGACAGCTTTGGAGTTGGCTCTGGAAACGTACTAATGTACGGTGCCCTACCAACGCCTAGAGATATAAAGAATGGAGATATTTTCCAGTTTAGTGCTGGCGCAGTTGACATTTTCTTTTCTTAATAGGAGAAAACAAATATGGCCCTAGTGACAGCAATCTCAAAGATAGATAAAACTGTACTTCACAATGCGGCCGAGCATAAATTATCCGCCGATTGGGTAATCAACCCTTCGGCGGAAATTCTTTCGTCGGACCCCGCCCTATGGATTTTTGAAGGAAACAGCGTGCGTCTAGCAACTCAAGAAGAACAAGATATGATATATTTTCCTCTATTAAAGGAAGAGAAACTTCGTGCTATTGATGTTTGGTGGAGACAGAAGGAAGAAACGGGTATTCGTGTTCAAACTGGTGATATAGATATTATGTTGGCTATTACGCCAGACGATATTGCACTAATCAACGGTGTATATACGACAGCTAAGGAGACAGTTGCCCTTGGAATAAAAACATTATCCGATACCTTTCAACTTCATGATATTGAAGGAAATATGCATCTATTTACTCTTACTCAGCTTACTTCCGTATTATTAATTTATTCTCAATCAAGAGCAGCTATTCATGCCGTAAGAAATAGTAAGAAGAAAGCAATTTCCATTGCTACAACAAAGGTGGAATTAGATTTAGTGGAGATACCATAATGGCAAGTGGAGATACTCTTTGTTTTTTTAATGCTATAGATAATTATGCACCCGTTTCTGGTAATGCTACGTTTGACATTAGAAATGTACGCGTATGTTTAGATTTCGATTATGTAACAGAAGAGTCTGCGGTATTTAATGGGTATATGCCCAGTTACTATACTGGGAGTGGTATTAAAACTTCTATATATTTTGCTGCTACATCTGGAACTAGTGGTACAGTTGGATGGAAAATATGTTTTGAAAGAATAGGCAATCAAATACAAGATATTGACAGTGATGGTTTTAATTCAATTACTACTTCTAGTTTAACTACTGTTTCTGGAGATGCTGGTAATATATTTGTAAATAGTTCAGACATTCCACCTGGAACTGGTACTGACTATATTAGTGCTAATGAGTTATTTAGATTAAAAATTTCTAGAGACGTTGCTAATGATACTTTAACTGACGACGCAGAATTATATGGTATAGAATTGCGAGAATTATAATGAGTTTTAGAATTCAGAATGGTTCATCTGTTAATATAAATATAAATTTTACTGCTAATCAAAGTAGTTCATATGAAAATGCATTTACTATAGGATACTGGTATAGAAAAAATACAACGTATACTAATAAAGTAATAGGCGTAAGTAATACTGCTAATAATCATTATATCATACATGGTCTAAACTTTTTAGGTAGATTTATACATTATTTTAGTCATACTGGTGGTGTAGAAAATCAAACTTATACTATAGTACCTACTAGTGGTGTCTGGTATTATGTTATGTCATATGTATCTTTTGACGGCATGAATACTACAATACGAGGAACTATATTTAATAATACAATTTTACAACTAACTAGTAGTTCAAGAAATTTTTACCCTTTTGATAAGTTAAATATTGGCGGAGGCGGTGCATCAGGTCAGTATGCTTCTTTATCTGATGTAACATTATGGAATAAAAAGTTGGAAATGAGTGACTATACACAATTATCAAAAGGTATACATTCACTTAAAATATGTCCTAATAATATTACGCACTATTTTCCATTAAAAAATATTTTTGAATTTAATGATAATCTTTTTGAAAAAAATAGTTTTACATATTCAGGTTCTAATTATTATTATGAAAAAAATGATAATCCTAAATTATATTATCCTAATTCATATAAAAATTATATTGGGCAAACGTATACAGAACAGCCTCCATCACAAAATATTCAATATGGAACATCAACTTTCTATTTAAATGGCTCAATATATACTCCATCATCACTTAATATGAATGGAGCTTCTAGCTTTTATAATTCAGCTAAAGTAGACACAACATACCAAAGAATAATTCAACCACAAATACTCTTTCTACAAGATTCTATTATTCAGTCATCTTCTTCAAAAGTGATTGGAGGAATAGTAATATTTGATAGTGATAATGCTATCCAACTAAATTCTAATAGAATTATACAGCCTACAAGTAATGTTTCTAGTAACATGAATAGCTCTGCAACAGGTTCATTAATCGCGAATAGTATGATTAATCTTCCTTCAAACTCACTGAATAGCAGTGTCCCGCACTGCATAATGAGTCCGCACATTACATTAAATAGTGAAAATAATCTATCTCCAGTAAGTTCCCTATTAATAAATGAAACGTCAAATTTATCTGTTTCAACAAAAATAACTCCACAATCACAAAAAATAATACAATCAGTTTCTAACTTTTTAGCATCGTTAGATACGACAGCATTACCATCAACGACTATCTCATCAACTCTTAACTTCATACAAGAAAACAACTTAACAATAATTCCATCCATAGTATTTAATTCGCAGTTTACCGGAAGTGCTAATAGTGCATTAGGAACCACTACTCAAAGGTTACTAAATAACTCAATTTCTATTAGTGGAAATAATATATTTTCGACACTTTCTTCACTTATAATTAGTGGATTATTTGGACCTAACGCTGATTCTATACTTGACTCCTCATTAATCCAAGTAGATACGGGTGAAACCCTGTACGGCGAAGCCGTATTCCAAACCTTAACACGGTTAGGATTATCTCCATCATTATTAGTGAATGGAATGGGACAGTTAGCATCAAATAGCATATCCAACATAGATTCCGTTCGTATAATCTTGCCAACTGTGGAATTAAGTGCAGACACAAATACTTCAACAGTTTGTTCCTCAATCATAAGTGGAATTACACAATTGGAAGTCTTTTCTAATTTGGATGTTTTGTCTCAACGTGTGATTAGTGGAAGCTTCAATACTTCATCAGATTCAATACTACTTGGAAATTCAAACCGTATAGTTAGTGCAGATTTAGAATATAAATTAGTATCGGACTTTCTAACATTATCAACAAGGATACAAGGAGGAACATTAGTCTTATCTAATAAAGCTTCAGTAGATAGTGATGGATTTAGAATCGTAAACGGAGTATTAGTATATGAAGCTGATTCTAGTTTGCTATCTTTTAGTACGAATGTATTAGATTCTTCAGTAAAAGTCCTAGTAAATTCCAATCTATCTTCTTCATTTATAAAACTGACAATAGTTCCGATTACTTTAAAAATAGCAAAAAACATAGAAATAGACCTTCCAATTGTAAAAACGTACGAAACTTCCTTAAAAGTTAATAGAGAAAAAGAAATACAGTTAAAGATACGTAAGGAATACACATAACATGAGTGACGAATATGAAATACATGTAGATAATGTCGGCACAACATTTAAGTGTACGATTTTAAACGGCGAAGGCATAGAAAATGTTAGCGGGTCAACTACAAAAAATATAATATTTACGCGGCCAGACGGAACTAAACTAACTAAGTCCGCTTCCTTTTATACAGACGGAACTGACGGCATAATAACATATACGGTAGTTGCTGGCGATTTATCAGTGGCGGGTCTATGGCGGGTGCAAGGGTATGTAGAATATTCGGCATCTGAACAATACTATTCCAACATTAAAACTTTTATAGTATATGGGAATCTATAATGGCATGGCAAAATGAAATAACAAATATAGTTCGCAACTTAATAAACGACCCAGACGGCGATACTTACGCAGATTCTAGGGTCGAGCAAGTTATTCTTGTGGCCGCCCAACTATTATTGAATAAGGTAGATTTTTCAAATACGTATACGATAGATGTAGACCTTCTATCATTAAGTCCAGACCCAACAACGGTTAGTCCAAAGGATAATGATTTTATCAATTTAGTTAGTATACAGGCGGCCGTAATCTTCTTAAAGGGCGAAGCAAAGACGCTTGGTGCAATGTCCTATAAAGTTACAGACGGCCCATCAAGCATAGACGTAAGTGCAGCTTATAAGGCTGTTCAAGAACAAGCTAAGGAAATGCAAGACTTACTAGATTGGGCAATCTTAGAATTTGGAACGGGAAATAGTGGAGGTCAGGCTATTCTAACTCCATATACAGTAGTTACTCAACAATCAAGATTTTATAATCTTTTTTACCCAAGGGGATAAAGTATGGCAACAATACATATTATAGATAGTAATAAACAAAATATTGAAGGTAGTGCAGTTATAAATAATAATGGATTAAAAATATTTACGGGAACTTATAAAATAGACCCAAAAATTAATAAACCATTACTTCGAGTTAGTGGTGTTCTAGAAGAAAGATTTGACGACCCAACATACTATGGCAATTAACATTCCTCAGTCCTTATGGGACAAATACTATGAAGCAGCAGACCTTTTTATAAACGACAATCATATTGGCCGTTTATGCAAGGTTGTATATCCGCCCAAACAAGTAGAATGTACAAATTGTGTTATATCTTTAAGTGGTAGTTCTACATCCAACACGTATAAGCATGGCGGGCCAGCCCCATTCAATATTGGAAGTTGCCCGTTGTGTGGCGGAAATGGTTACACTCAACAAGAATATACAGATACGCTTCGCCTACGTATTTATTGGACTAAGAAAGATATGGCTAGAATCGCCGCCTTCAACAAGGCCGGTGGTGCCTCTATACCTGATGGTGTAGTTCTAGTTATTGGTTTTATGTCAGACATCCAAAAGATAAGACAGGCCGCAGAAATACTTCTTGTTAGTGAGAATACGGTTGAAGAATATCGTTTTAAGTTAGAGTCTGAGCCATATCCGCACGGTTTTGGAAAAAATCGTTACTTCGCCGCCTATTTAAAGAGGACATAATAATGGGATTTAAGATATTAGAATCAGACGCCCAAATTAAAAAAATGGTAATGGCCGCCCTAGAACATGATTTGAATACACATGTTTTGGCGGCCGCAAGAGCTGCTAAGCCGCGTATAAAAGACATGGTCGCGAATGTGTTTCGGAAGTCTGATACATATCTTTCACTATTAAATGGTGATTTATCTGGAGAAATGGGTTTCTATAAGGGAACGTCTAAAGACAGAGTAGAAGCAATTCTATTTAAGATTGCAGACCTAACAAGTATAAAGTTTTATCCTATAAAGTTACAAAGAGATACTTTTAATGGTGGTATTCAAATAGGAATACTTAAGGAAGATTTTTCCGACCTTCTAAATATGACTGAAGCTATTATTGACGTTGGAAGATATACACTTCCATGGTTAGAATGGTTACTAAAAAGAGGCGATGAATATATTTTTGGTGAGTACGCTATAATATTTAAAAATGCTGGACGTAGCGGTATGGCTATTATGACAAAAACAGAAAAAGTTACACCCTGGAGAGTGGATAGTGAACACTCTGGAACACAAACTAATAACTGGCTGACTAGGGCGGTTGATGCTCACTTCGAGTTTATAAAGGAAAGTCTAATAACTATTCTTGAAGAGGAACTAAACTAATGGCTATTACAAGCTTTAATGGAGTGGGCGAAATATCAGACCCATCAATAAATGAAATTATTAAAGATAATCTTATCTCATATCTTGATTGGGGTTTTCTTGAGGCTGGTGGCTTTGGTAATGTTAATATACCTAGCTCTGGCACTAACTATATTGAAAAGTTAAGACGAGTAGACGACCCAAGATATACAAATGGAACTGTTTGGGAAGCACAAAGAAAGAATTGGGTTTGGGAAACCAACCTAGAGCGAAGTACACAGCCAATAGAAATATCTGGAATCTATGTTAATAATACTTTTTGGCCAAAGAATAGTGGCTATTATATGGATTATCCTAATGGCCGTGTAGTATTTAACTCGCCCATGCCAGCAGCCTCAAGTGTTCGCCTAAATTATTCTTATAAGTGGGTATCCATTTTGGATGGTGATGCTCAAGAAGATGTTGCACAGATACAGTATAGGTCTTTCAAATATGATACAAATATTCCGGTCAACTCAGGTAACTGGCAAAGATTGGCTGATACAAGGGTGCAACTCCCAGCCGTATTAGTACACATCCCAACCAAGAAAACATATCAAGGTTATCAGTTAGGTGGCGGCCAATATGTTCGTATGGAAGTTCTCTTAGATGTAATAGGAGAAGACAAGGTATCAGCTACTAGAATCGCGAACGCTATATCTCAACAAAATGACTCAACAATCTATGTGTATGATACAGAGCGAGTTGCAGATGATGATAATTATCCGCTGGATTATAGAGGTTCGCCGAAAGATTCTGCTATGACATACCCAGAACTTATAGCTTACACTGGAGATGGTGGATATAGATATATCGACAAAATCATGAATAGTAAAATGACATTTATTAGAACTGAAGAACAGGGAGTCCAAAAATTAAATAATAATATTTGGCACTGTCCAGTTACTATGACAATCGAATTAGTGTTAAATCAGATATAATGGTGTATATATTATTGGATACACTTAAAAATAGGAGATAATCTTAATGGCAAATAATAGAATTTTCTGGGCTATACAAGGGTTTGGACTTGCAAAGCAGTCTACAACCAGCTTTACAGCCGTACACGGTTTACAAAGTCTAGGTATTACAACTACGTTTAATCTTGAAGAAGCATTTGAACTTGGCCAGTTGTCTATCTACGAAAACATTGAAAACATTCCAGACGTTGAAGTTACTGTTGAAAAGGCAATCGACGGTTATCCACTTCTTTACCATCTTGCTACTAGAGGCTATGCAGCTAATACGTTGACAGGTCGTGGCAATCAGCAATGTAACGTAGTATTAAATATTTATGGTGATACACAAAGTGCTGCTTCTGGTACGCCAATCAATGAAGTTTACATGAGCGGTATGTATATTTCATCCGTATCTTACACAATGCCTGTTGATGGATTTTTCACTGAATCCGTTACATTCGTTGGTAGTAATAAGGAATGGAGGCAGTCGAACTATCTACTAACTGGCACTCTATTCGATGGCGATGATGCTCCGCTAAATGCTGCTTCTGGATATGGTGGTATTCAACGTAGACAGCACTTCAAGTGGGATGTAACGAGCGTATCAAATCCAGACGGCACATTACTTCCTGGTGGAGTTGGTGGAATCGCCGGTATTAGTTCTAGCGGAACAAACGATAAGACTGGTAATCAGTTGGCCGTTCACGCAACTAACGTAACTATTGCCGCTGACTTTGGTCGCGAGCCAATGAATGAACTAGGTAGAAAGGGTCCATACTATCGTTTCATGAACTTCCCAATCGAAGTAACATGCGATGTTGAAGTATATTGCTTAAGTGGCGATAATGTTAGTGCGACAGAAGCCGGTGTTAATTCCGATGGAACTAACTTATCAAATAAGACAATTTACATTAAACTAAGTGATGGAACGGCGTTCAACTTAGGAAATAAGAATAAGTTAGCTTCGGTTGATTATGGTGGTGCTGACGCGGGCGGTGGTAACGCTACTTGCACATACAGATTCCGTAACTTCAACGACCTAATTATCACTCATCCACAAGACCCAGGTTAATCTGGCGAGTGTTTTTAATATAAAAGGGGAATAATCTTCCCCTTTTTTTATTGGAGGATTTAAGATGGAACAGTATGAGAAGGAATTACATATAAATAGAATAAGGTCTGGCTATACTATTATTGGCGATATAAGAATATTACCGCCGACACCACGCGTAGAGTACGAGGCATCCATTATTAATAGGGAAATAATGTTAGATGAATCGTTGATGGGCGAAACTGAGATGCTGCAATACCTCATTGAGGAAGGTATGTGGACAACAAAAGACCAGGAAGAAATAGGAATAACTGAAAAACATATAGAATATTGGAAGGGCGAACTATTCACAAACTTCTTTTATGAAGGCAAGCGTGAGACTATGCGCGGCTATTTGCGGGCGGCCGAACAACATCTTTTTTCCCTATTAAATAAGCGAAGCGTAATAGAATCATATTGTAAGATGGGAATTGCAAATTACAGTAAAAACATATATATATTTATGAATTCAGCCTTCTATGAGGATGGAACTAAGGTTGATTGGAGTATACATGACGTGACGGCAGTGATGAATAAGTATTATAATGCTACACTTCAGCCAAAACAGCTAAGAGAATTAGCCAAAAGTCCAATATGGTCCTCATTATGGAGTATTTATAGTAAGAGTGGAAAACAAATGTTTGAAAATATTCATCTTACGGCAGAACAGCAACAGTTAATTCAGTGGACTTCTGTCTATGAAAATGTCTATAGCTCTCAGGATTGCCCATCTGACGAAGTCATAAATGATGACGATGCGATAGATGGATGGTTTATAGCTCAAGGAAAGAAGCGTAAACAGTATCAGAATGAAACTATGATACGCGAATCTAATTCAAACTTTGGAAAACATGCTGAAAATTATATAATGGCTGAAAATAAAGAACAAGCCGAAAAAATAATGTCCATGAACAGTCCTCAGGCTATGGCTGTTATGAAATCAAGATTAAAGCAGGTTGAAAAAATGGGAACTATTAAGGAACAGGACTTAATGGATGTTAAACAAAGCATAATGATGGCTCATAACAGGAGATAATATGGAAGACAAACTTACTATCCTATTTAAGAATAGGAAGGAACGGGAAAAGAAACTAGATGAAGATTTTAAGAAGTCTTCAAAGCAAAAGCTTCAAAAGGCTTGCTCTACAAAAATTCGTACAACAATGATTGGTGCTTTGGATATTATAGAAAAGCACTTAAGTAAGCATTGGGAAGAAGATTCTGAAGGTGCCGAAGAACTTCAAAATGTATATGAAGAAATTCGTCAAGAAATACTGGATAAAGGTAATACTCAGATTCGTAATTTAGAGAAAGAATTCGAACAGTATGAGATTACTTGGTTAAGATATAGTATGCAACTACCTATAAGACATGGAGATTAAGGAATGATTAGAAATAAGATTGAAGTTAAGTCGACTGATAATGATGGTAAGGAAGTTACAGTTTACGTTATTAGGCCAAACTCGCGAGAACTAACTGATGCTCAAATTGTTGCTGGTGGTGTTCTAAAGAATGCTCTAGACAATAAGGCATTACTACGCTCTCAACTTCGTGAATACATGGTCCAAAATGGAATGTGGGACGAGAAGAAGGAAGAAAGACTAGAAAAGATAGATGCTGAAATAGTCGACGCTCTTACAAAGATAAAGAAGGGTGGTATGAAGCTTAATGAAGGCAAGGAATTAGCTCTAAAAATTAAGGCTAATAGAATTGTTAAGCTTATGTTGGAGGCATCGCGCAGACAACTAGATGAATATACGGCGGAATCTCAGGCAGAGAATGCCCGTTTTGATTACTTAGTAAGCGTATGTACAAAGAATGAAAAGGGCGAAAGGGTATTCGAGTCGTTGGAAGATTATAACGCTCGTGCTGACGAACCTTTTGCTAAGGATGCTGCATCTAAACTGGCATCAATAGTTCATGGATATGACCCAGATTGGGAAAAGAAACTACCAGAGAATCAATTCCTACTAAAATATAAACTTGTTGATGATAATCTACGTCTAGTAAACAAAGATGGACATTTTGTAACTAGTGATGGAAAAGTAATAGATGAGAATTATAATTATGTAGATGGAAATGGTAATATAGTTGATGAGAATGGTGTATTATTAGATAGTGACGGACTACCAAAAGTCGACTCTGAACCATTCTTAGATGATGATGGAAATCCAATCACTGTATAATACCAAAAAAAGGAAAGATATAGGGTATATTGGTTTTCGCCGATATACCCTTTTTTTATTTAGGGGCAAATAAATGGCTAATGGTTTTAAACTAACTGCCGAATTACTACTACAGGCACCAACAAAAGCAAACGTATCTGCCGTAACGTCAGAATTGCGTGCAATGCTTAAGGATGTTGACGTAAATGTAAATGCTAAAGTTGGTTCAACCTATACTAAACAAGTTAAGGCCGCAAATACCGCGACATCAGAACTAACTGATGTGATTGAGTATGCCGATACAACAATGTATAAATTCGGCCATCAAGTTGGTTTAGCTGCTAAGCGTTTCGCAGCCTTCACAGTTTCAACTGTTGGTCTTATTGAGCTAATGCGTGCATTTGGAACTGGTATAAAAGATGCCGTCGCCTTCCAGCACGAAATGGTTAAGATTGCCCAGGTTAGTGGAAAAGTTACTTCCGGCGTAAAAGAACTTGCTGCCGAAGTTACAAGACTAAGTATTAATCTTGGTACTCAATCAAATAAACTTTTGGAAGCATCCCAAATCCTAGTACAAGCCGGTTTGTCAGTTGATGATACTAAGACAAGTCTTGAAGCGCTAGCAAAGACATCTATCTCGCCAACCTTCGACGACATCATTGATACGACTGAAGGTGCTATTGCTATTTTCAGTCAGTTTAAAATTCAGGCTGAAGATTTAGAATCTACTTTGTCCTCAGTTAATGCGGTTGCCGGTAAATTCGCCGTAGAATCTTCTGACATTATTACAACAGTTAGACGTACTGGTGGTGCCTTCAAAGCTGCCGGTGGCGACCTAAATGAATTAATTGCTCTATTCACTTCTGTACGTGCGACAACTCGTGAAAGCGCTGAAAGTATTGCTACTGGTTTCCGTACTATTTTCACGCGTCTACAAAGAAGTAGAACAATCGAATTCTTGGATAATCTTGGTATTAAGTTAAGAGATACTAATAATCAATTCATTGGACCATATAAGGCAATTGAGGAACTATCTAGAGCCTTGAACGGTATTAAGGGAACTGACCCACGCTTTAGTCAAATCATCGAAGAATTAGGTGGTTTCCGTCAAATCTCAAAAGTTATTCCGCTTATTACAGAATTTAGTGAGGCTCAAAAAGCCTTAACGGTTGCCCAATTAGGTTCTAAGTCGTTAGCAATCGACGCTGCAAAAGCTCAAGAATCATTAGGAATTCAATTTACGAAAGTTGGTGAACGCTTTGATGCCTTAATTCGTAAGTTTGCCGACACTAATACATTTAAGTCGCTAGTAAAGGTTGGCCTATCACTAGCTAATGCTTTTATTGATGTGGCGGAATCATTAGAAACTGTACTTCCATTACTAGTTACATTCGGCGCAGTAAAACTTAGCACACTATCTAAATTCTATGTTCCTGGTATAGGTAGTGGTCTAAAGGGAGAATCAGCTACTCCAGCAAGAGTTCGTCGATTAAATAGTGGCGGCCGCGTATTTGATGGTGGAATAAGAATTCCATCTTTGGAAAAGGGAACTGATAAAATCCCAGCAATGCTATCTAAGGACGAGTTCGTAATTAAATCATCATCGGCAAAGAAAATAGGCTATTCAAACTTAGAACGGCTAAATAAGTTTGGTTATTTTTCTAAGGGTGGCAGCCCATCTTATATTCCATCTTCCGGCGAAGACGTTATGAATACTGTCTATAAGTCTGTAGATATTATTGTTAAGCAAATTGCCGAAAAGATTGGTCTTGCCATTAATCCAGATGACATCAAAAGTATGATTCAAAGAGCGTCTGGAAGTAGTTTTAGAAATGATGCTGGTAAGCCTTTAATGTCTGCCGGTGCTGCTGGTCAGCATGAAACTTTAGACGGTTCTGCTATTCTTCTAAAAGATACAATTAATGTATTCGCTGATAATATAGCAGAATTAGGGCTATCTACAAAGAAAATAAGAGAATTTTTGGCTCACGAAATTGGCCATATTATTGATTATAATTCTCCAGGTGAACGGTCAAGTAATGTTTTAGATTTATCTCCCGTAAAGAGTGGTTTTTCTGAGAACATTTCTACTATCAAGTACAATAATGCTACGCAAGAACAGATAGCTAAACATAATGAATATATGCTTAGAAATAGTGAAGTTTTTGCTGACTTATTTGCAACGCTTGTAAGCGATATTGATTCACAAAGTCCAAAAAGACTCCAAAAGATGAAAGAGACTGTTGTAGATAAGGGCTTTCCATCTGGTTTTGATAGCACTATAAGAGAAATTGTTTCTTCTAGATTTAATGCTGGAAGGATGCAAGAATTTGCACTTGGTGAGCCAGAACCAAATGGATTTAGTGGCTACGAGAGAAAATATAATTATAGACCGGACCTTCCTCCACTCAATGAGGATGTTCTATCTATAGAAAGAGGAGGAGCAAATCCCGATAAGGATAAGGCTTATCAAAGAAGAATAAAAGATTTGGAAAAGCGTCGTGAACAAAAAATTAGAGATAGACGTCAAATGTTCTTGGATAGACAAAAGGAAATGTCTGGAAAGTACAATGATGATACTATTCCATATATGGAAGTTGATATGGGTAGCATCCTTCAACTTGGTAAGCAACACGCTCTATCACTTGGCCGTCCTACGGCGGAATTCTTTGAAAATGTAAATGATAGGGCTACTGGATATGCTGGAAGAAAGGTATATCGTAATTTTTCTACACCATTTGGAAAGTTTAATCGTCGATTAGGGCAGAACGATAATGGAACATATGATGCAAATGTTAAGACGCAAAGTGAAATTACTGCCGAACAGCTAGAAAACGAAAAGAAAGCTAAGAAAACTTTAAGAATACGTTCTTTAAAGGATGGTGCTCTCGTATCTGGACCAGAAGTAGAAGAATGGCAACGTAAAAACGCGGAACGCGCTAATAGAAGACAAAAACTTCCTGACGTAGAAAATACGTATGAACTAGCAGATAAAATAAATGATTTGACTGGTCAGAAAGAACCAGACTGGATTACAGAACTATATAGACAAAAGGAACAAAAGGCCAAAGAATTATTCCTACTGCTAGAACGTACTGATACTACTCCACGTTTTGATACTACGGGGTATGGCGGTTTTGGTAGGGGTGGACGTGGTATACTTCCACCATTACCAGTAGGATTTGACCAGCCACCACCTAATGAGCCAAATAGAAAATATAAGGAGGCCCGCTACTACAAAATTAATGAGAAGTCAGAGGAAACCCCTGAAAAAATGGGCCGCCTGGGAAAATTCTTCAATAAAGTATCTAGCCGCACAATTGAAGGCGACCGTCAAGATATAGCTAATAAGGTTCTATTGGGCATCGGTCTAGCTAACTTCGTATCAAACTTAACAGAGTTAGATGATTCATTGAAGCAGGTAGTTCAGACGTTCACAAAGCTTGGCACTACTTTTTTCACTATTAATAGTTTAAGCAGTGAATTTAACTCTCTATTATTCCACGAAGGAAAGATGAGACGTGCAAATAGACTCGACGTTAGAAATAGTACTGTAGTTGACAGAAATGATAAAAAGATTAGTAAAATAGAAGAAAATCTAAGTTATAATAAGGGGTCAGTAGTTGGATATGGAATTCTAGAACAAGAATTACTGAGAAGAGACAGAGAAAAATCTAGAAAGGCTTTTACTGAACCAGAAATAGTAAAAGAAGATGTTAGACAGTCGTTAAATGAAAGAATAGAAAATGAAAAAATAATACGTTCAAAATTAGATAAGACAAAAGATAAAAAAGCTTTTTCGCAAAGTGAAAATAGACAATTTCAGTTAGAAACTGTATTATCACAATTAGATGATTTTGATAAATTAGATAAAGCTATAAATACGTCAAAGCAAAATATTAAATTTTTAGAAGCGGCTAGAACACAGTCTTTAGTAGTTAATGATGTAGAATCAGCTAATAAATACGCAGTTAATATACAAGATGAATATAAAGTCCTTCAACAGTATGAGAATGAAAAGAAAAAACAATATGAAAATACAGCTAAGACAAGAGCAGAATTATCTAAGCTTCAAGACAAGTTAGAAGCTCACTTAAGTGCTCGTCAAGAATTACGAGCAAAAAGAGAAAGAGCGGTAGCTACAGCACGTTCACAAATAAAGGCTGCTCAACTTGCCGAAAGATTCTCACCAGTAGTTTCACTAGCGTCAACTTTAGGAATTGCTGGCGGCGATATTGTGTCTGAATATGCTAAAAAAGATATTAAGAATAGAAGCAGTTTGTATCTTGGTGCTCAAACTGCGCAAGGTGCGGCATTTGGTGGCCAGTTAGGTTTTGAGGCTGGTAAAATTGGTGGAGCTACAGGTCAAATAGCCGGTGTTGTTATTGGAACTGTTGGTGGAGCACTATATAGTTTTCTAAAAGCTACAGAAGAAGTCTCAAATCAACTTAAAAAGATATCCTTTGATAAGGAATTCAAAGCTGTTAGCAAGAGTTTTGAGGGTATAGCTAGCGGTGCTGATAATTTATCAGCAAACATAGGAACATCTTTAATATCTTTCAATAAATCATTTGATACATATTTGAAGACAACTGGAGATATACGTCAAAATCTTAAGGGTGATTTAACTCAATTAAGCGTTCCATTAGATACAATAATTAAGAAGGCTATAGCTCAGTCGAAAGGTGACACATCAGCATTCAACGCTTTGATTGACCAGACAACTATAAAGAATTTTGCTGGTATTACTGACCAAAATGTATCAGACGTTAATAGGTCAATATATGAACAGTTGACTAAGGCTGCTGAAGATGCTAAAAAAGTAATAGTAAATGCTGACGCTCAGAGCGTCGTAAACGCTTATCAGGCAAGCTTAGATAATTTGAATAATACATTCAATGAATATATTGAAAGTGTAAACAGTGCATCTAATTCATTAAGCATACTTACTGATGGAACTGTTAGTTTCGCCGAAGTGTCTGACGACGTATCAAAGATGTCGCCACAGCGTTTTTCTCAAATGGTTGCTAGCGCGAGTAGAACTGCACAATTCTCTGGACAATTTGGTCAAAAGATTGTAGACCGTTCACAACAAGCATACGAGGCTTCTAGAGTTATTCCGTATGTACTTCGTGAGGCTCTTACTTCTGGTGGATTAGCTGGCAATGGTTTAGACTATTCTATAGTTGAATATTTTAAAGGTAAGAAGAATGCTGACAATACTCCTAAATATGATGACCAAATAATAGCAATTATTCAATCGTCAGTATCAAAGACATTGGGTGCTGAATTAAAGCCAGAAAATTTAGCTAAAAAACTTATTGAAGATTTTGATGGAACTGTTAAAGAGTTTAGAGAAGCTCTTGAGAGTGCTAGTAAAGGTCTAACAATATTCAGTAAATTTAATGTAGAAAATTTAAAACAGATTCAAGAATTCTATCAAAAGAAAAAGGAGATAGATGAAAGAATACTAGAATTATCGTTAAAAGAAATTGACATAAGAGAATCTATACAAGACCAAATAGCTGAGGTTACTGGTAATAGTCGTGGTCGTGTCTCCGACACGTTTAATAGAGAAAGAGCAAGGGAGATGCTTGGGGCTTTCGGCAACCTAGAAGGTAATGTCGATGCTATTGCCGCGCAATTAGCCGCCTCTCAACAATTTATTGAACAAAATGAAAAGAGTGTAGCTAGCGGAGCTGCTTCAAGCGACCTTGCAGACCGATTTAACAGGGAAATTGATAAAAGAGATGCCTTTATTAAGGTGCTAGATTTCTACACGGACGTTACTAAGACTGCCGCTGAAGCGCAAGAAAAGTTTTCGGCAAAATTAAATTCATTGAAGATTCGTCAATCAATTTTAGATACGAGGGTATTTGGCACAAGAGAACAAAAGAGAAACCAAGAAAGAGTTTTAGAGAATGTAAGAAGTTTTGCAATGACTGCTAATCCAGACTCCGTCGATGAGTCTGTAAAGCAGGAAGTATTCGACCTATTGAAGAGTATTGGAAATGCAAGTATCCCCGAATTAACTGGTAATAGAACGGCCAAGGAATTATTGGATACGGCACGCTATAACGATTCCTATACGATGGCTAGGTCATACGGGGCTGATGACGCTACGGCTAGAACTTATGCTGATTCCCAAGTAAATATGGCTAATCAGCCAGACGTTCAACAAGCTATTATTGAGTTAGCAAACGCGCAAAGCACATCTTTGAATGCGATTAATACATTAGATACGCACTACAATGGTATAAGAGATACAATTTTAGATAAGTTGAATGATATTCTAACTAACTTTACTACTAATCTAAGTGCTATTTTAGCTAGAGAAGAAGTTCGTGGTTTACAGCAACAACAACAAGACACCTTAGCAAAGTTAACTGGATATTCGCAAAAGAATGCTACATTGAGAAATGCTGTATCATTTTTAGGTTCTAATTCAAATAATCCAAACTTAGTTAATGAGGAAAGTTTGACTAAATTAGTAGCAAGTACTTCTCAATTAAGAAAAGACTTTGAAACATTAAAAACACTGGGTAATATACCTCTTGGTAGAGATGCTGAAACTTTCAAAATATTGACAGGTTCCGTAGAGCAATTCTACAACCAGAGACGTCAAATGGGTATTGCTGGCGGTGGAACTGGAAATGAAAGCCCAAGATTATCTATTAAAGAATTTGATTCTGTTTTAGAAACACTTAGAACAACATTAGCTTCTAAATATGATGCTAATTTTGCTCAAGATATTGTAACTCAGATGAGACAAAATGAATCATTAGCACCAGTTAATAGTTTTGTAAAAGCTGAATCAATATCATCAGTTTTCGAGGAAGCATTTAATAAAGTTAGAGTTGGTAAGATAGCAGAACTTGGGGAGGCTCAAAAAAGAACAAATGAAATATCTTCACTACTAGGTGTATCTTCATCTACTTTATACCAATATTTAAGTAGTGGTATATCAAAGGAGATGACACTTGCTTTTGAAGGTACTAAAGTTTCATTTAATGCCATGAATGATGAAATTGTCAAGCTTAATGACAGTTTACGAACTATAAATGCTACATTAAATGCTATTCCTCCGCAGTCAGTTCCAAGACCTCCAATTAGACGTCAAGCTGGTGGAGAAGTTCCTGGCATTGGAAGTGGGGATACAATTCCATCATTGCTTGAACCCGGTGAATTCGTACTTAATAGAAACGCCGTTAGAGCAGTTGGGGTCGGAAGACTTACTAGTTTGAATAATGGAATTTCTAGATTTCAAACTGGTGGGTTAGTAGGAAGAAAGATAAATACGATTGAAGATGCGTCCGCATATGCTAGAGATTATGCCAGAGAAACCTTAGGTATTAAAGATGGTAATTTTAGTGCATTAAGAGGAATGTTTACTTTTGCCTATATGAAGCCAGAAGACGCTATTGCTGCTAGAGAAAAAATTGGATATATTCCTCAGGCATTTTTTAGAAGAGGTGAAAAGAAAATATATATCCAGAAAGATAAAAATATTGATGCTTCAATAATGAATCATGAAATTGCCCATGCTATTGACGCAAGATTTGGTAACGATTCAACTGTAGCTAGCGAACTTCAAGGGTCAAGAATACAGCAATTCATGAATAATAGCGGATATTCTGATATATATAATAGGATGTTAGATACTCAGGAAATGGAATATCGTAATACTGGTAGCATGAATCCTAGTGATATAGATAAGTGGAAAAAGGCCAGAAGTAGACCTGCTGAAGCCTTTGCTACATTTATGCAACAAGATACTGAAGCTAGAAAAAGATTAATTGGTGAACTATTTCCTGCTGAAGCTACATCAAATTTTAATGCATCAGTTACAAAATTCAGTTCATCGGCCGCTTCACTAGCAACCGCCCTAAATAGTTTCCCGCGCGAATTAACGCTAACAGCGAATCATAGAGTAGAAATTGTAATAACTGGCGCTCAAGCCTTGCAAAATATGCTTCCGGCCGTTACAGAATTAATAGTAGCAAAGGGTAAGGAACAAATCAACAATATGTTGAAGACTAAATTTCCAACAGTAGGATTGATGCCATAATGGGAATAATCACAATAAAACCTAATAAGATTAGCGGCTTTCAAAACTGGTATACCAGCTCAGGTACGCCAGTTGGAAGCGGCTCCGTAGATTTTATAAATGAAGGAGCTTCCCACCCAACGGTTGATAATACTTATATATCCAATTCTGGAAATGACTATATCTACTTACATTTTAAGGGCGATGATGTCTCACCATATTCGAATATAAACAGTGCCATTCTAAGAACACGTATGTGCGGCGACAGCCTGTATAATGGAGGCGCGTATCTATATAATTCATTTACTAATACTTATAGTCATGAAACAGTTAAATATTTATTAAATGAACAAAATCAAGATAGCTTATATGGAAATCCATATACAAAACTAAGTACATACCAAACATTTGATAATAATACTACTGAGGTAGACTTGGCGAGTAGTGGTTCGTATGGACTTTTACTTATATTTTCAACGATAGATTTTACATTAAATGTAGCGGAAACAGCAAAGTATAACTATCTCGCCGGAACAGTCTTTAAAGACTGCATAGTAAAAGTTGGCTCACTATCTGGCCTTTGTATAAGTTCGGCCGAAATACTTCTTGACTGTGATGAGGGAAATGGCTTCGCAATGAATGTTGTTGGTGGAGATGGGGTAATAAGGAAAGAAGATATGCGAGGCGTGCATCTATCGAATATGCGATACTTTGGCAACGAATCGCCGCACCCTACTGGTTTCTTTTCCTATTACACCTTTTTTGAAGGTAGTGGAAATAGTCGGAGTAAGTTTGGTTTCTTAACTTCTAAGGAAATGCAAACAAGCTACACTACGCGTAGCGTTGATAGAGAGCAGTATAATTTCTATACTAATCCAATACCGATGACAAGCGGGCATCCATCCAACTATGTTAATGGAATTTGTATGGAAGGTAGTGGTAGTAATCCAGGATGCTTTTATTTGGAAGCTAACAATTCTACTATTCTTTCAAATGCTTGGACATATTACTTAGCATTTTTTCCAAAAGATACAAATGATATTAATGATGAATTCCGTCCATTATTAAGATACGGTGGTGATGCTACTGGAGGATATCCAGACGAGAGCTTTTGTTTTTATATAGAGCCGAATGATGGTGGACATGCACTTCCATATGATTATTTGTCAATAACCTATAAAACTACTGGTGGAACTGTAAAAGTAAAGAATCTATATTCGTCAAACTTCAAACCGTTTCATAATGCTTCCGAACCAATTAGAACTATTATAACTTATAGTGGAGAAAGTTTTGCTTCATATAATAATCCAAGTGGAACTATTAATTTTTATGTTGAAGATAATAGTGTAGTAGATGAACATAAGAAAGCTTATTTCAGATATATGGGGTCTGTATCCGACGAGTTCTATAATGAAGATAGATTATATGATAGTGGTGGAACTGTAAGTATTGGTGGAACCCCACAATTTAATGGAGGGCTTTATTCACTAGAGGACAATAATGGCAAAACTATTTTTACAGAAGTCGGCCACAACTTTTTATACTACAGTGGAATTAAGACAGTTGACTCGGTTCAATACTTAGATAGTCCAAGCTTTGAAAAGTTAGTTACCTCTAGAAAAAATGCACAAGATTATATAAGTGAAAGTGGCGATGGAAAGTACGTATCTTTTGATTTTCAGCCAATGTGGACAAGTGGAAATCCAGCAAATAATAATAGAGTTGAATTTATCCATATTAATATTGGGTCTGGTAATCCATCCTCATATGAAATGATAAATAGCCGCTTAGCACATGATGGATACATAACTATAAATCCAAGTTCAACATATGTGGAATATATGTATGATGTTCATACAAATCATCCATCTGGAGTCGATTTAATATTCAATGTGAATAATAATAGTCAGCATGGAAATAATGGATGTTTTTCATTTGAAACAAATAATCCTAGCGGAACTTATAGTGGCCGCCTGTATAATCCTAAGATTTATGGCGGCGATGCTCCTCAGCTTTACGGCGATGACGAAAATATATTCTTCGACATAATTATGCATACGCATCCAGGAAACTACACAACTCGCGTTGATTTACATTATGCGCGACTATATATTGACAATATTACGGTAGCAACTACAGGAACAAACAGTATTCCTCTGTATACTACTAGTAGCGAAACCGAACTAACTAATAGTTTGGAACTTTATTTGGAAGGATACTCATCGACAAATAATGATATTGACCTATTCTTGAATGGTCATATATCAACTAATGAATCAACATACCTGTATATTAAGAGTGGAATAAGTGTTAGTGGCCAAATAACAATGTATACAGATGGTATTGGCGTAGAAAATACAACTATTCCAATGTATGTGGCTGGACCGACCGTAAGAAGTTCTAGCGGAAACATTCCATTATACTTACTTGGAACGGCGAATAGCGGAGAAAGTGCTAGACTTTCCATGTATATGGAGGCCGAAGACCTATATAGTGACCGCGTCCTTCCACTAGTTATTACTGGGTCGCCCATTACACATTCTTCTTCTATTAACTTGTTTATAAGACATGATAATGAATGGAGTGGAGATAACTTCGACCTATACTTAAAGGGGCCAGGAGGCGCTACCAGCGGAGTTCCATTCCATATAACTGGATTGGGTACAACAAGCGGCTCAATACCACTAAATACAGAATTCCCACTATTTATTGCTCGTGGTAGTGAAGATAGCACAGACGAAAGACTACGCCTATTTATTGGCGGGCCAGAAGGAGTAGTAAATAGTACAAGTATGTATATTGCCGGTGCATATATACACAGTTCTTCAATTCCAATGTCAATCGAAGGGTCGCCAATAGATATTACAGCTTCAATCAAAAATTATATACACGGATTTTAAAAAATGGGTAAAGTAATATACGATGGAAAAAGACTAATTCCGGCCCCTTTCCTGTCTATTCAAAAGAATGGCGAAAGAAAGGGGGATGGAGAGTTAATAGGGAAAAAATACAGTATATCGCTACGCGGAACCTTAGTTGCGTTTAAGGGGTCACCAACTAGTAGCGGTACATGGTATGACCAGTCTGGGTATCCAGCCGATGAAACGATTGGTAGTGATTCTCGTTTAGGAGCTTTGCTAAGAAAGCAAGAAGCGCTCCGCGAATTATTTAGCGTGGATGGTCGTACATTAGAAGTCCAAAGTATGGACGGAACCCAACCATTTAAGTGTAATCCACGAATTCTATCAATCGACGTAAATGAAGGTATTTGGTATGATAGAGTAGAATACACTATAAATATGGAGGCAGATAAGGTATATCCAGAGGATGATTCAACAGACGGCCTACCATATATTTCGGATTTCTCCGAGTCATGGAATATAGATACGAATGAGAATCAACTTGAAAATTATGATGGCACTCAAACATATACGTTAAGACATTCTATTTCGGCGCGAGGTAAGCGATTTTATGATGAGACGGGGACACTAAGTAAGCCTGCTTGGGAACAGGCTAAGGACTATGTAGTTACGCGACTTGGATTCGATAGCCAAATTCTATTATCTAGCGGCGTAATAAATCTTCCATCCTATTATCGCGGCTATAATTTAGTGCGTTCCGAGGATATTGATGAGGCGGGCGGAGGATACTCTGTATCGGAAAGTTGGGTAATTTCGAGCGGAAACGCCGTAGAAACTTTTAACATTAAGAAGGAGATACAACTTGAATCTCCATATACAACTGTAACAATAGATGGTGAAGTAATTGGTTTTGAAGATAGGGATGATGATATGTCTATTACATCTTCAAAGTGGACTAATGCTCAAGCAAAATATGCAAGTATTAGTGGATTAGCACATGCGAGAGCACAGAATTTTACTGGTCTACAGTTAAATATTAATCCTTTAACTTTTAGCCAAGGACTAAATCCTTATAATGGAACTATTAGTTATGGAGTAACATATAATAATCGCCCAATGAACTTAATTGAAGGCGCAAAAACTGAAGTCATAAGTATTAATGATAGTAGACGCGGTGATGTATTTGCTTCAGTATTTTGTATTGGAAGGGATGAAGGGCCTATATTACAATATATGGGAGCTTCAACAGAGGCTACGCGTTCACTAAACATAGAGTGTATTGTTCCAGTCGAAAACTTTACAGATAGGTCAGTATCTACGATACAATCTTTAGTGAGAAATCCGCGCGAAAATCCAGCTTACTCAAGCACAATAGAAAACTTAATTTACGCCGTGAATCCTAAGAATAATGGCTTCACATTATCATATAAAAGTTCGCCACAGGAAAGTTGGAACTTTTTAACAGGACAATATTCATATAATATAACATGGACTTACGAATAACGGAGGTTTTAACTGCTTATGAAAATCCAACAAAATCAAAAGAAATCGGTTAAAATCGCTTGCTTTTTAACCCAAAATGTAGTATATTTAAGGAGTGAAACATGAAAGTCACAAAGGTAACGAAAGAGTATTTCGAGATAGAGGACGAGAAGGTTTATTTCTTTGAGCCGTTGGAAAAAGAAATATCCGTTGAGGATATGCAGAAGATTGTGGACGCAAACGAGAAATTAGTTAAGGAGTTGAAAGATGGGAAATTTTGATAGCAACCGATTTAAGAGCACGAATCAAAGTTGGGAAACACCAGACGATTTATTTGCAAAAATAAACAGTGAATTTAATTTCACAAGAGATGTCTGTGCATCTTCAGTTAATGCAAAATGTCAGAATTATTGGAGTGAAGAAGATTCTTGTTTAGATAAGGTTTGGGATGGGGTGAACTGGATGAACCCGCCATATAAAAACATGAAACAGTTTATCAAGAAAGCGTTTGACCAACGAAATAATGCCGTAACTGTTTGCTTAATACCAGCAAGAACCAATACTAAGTGGTGGCATGATTGGTGTATGAGGGGAGAAGTTTTATTTATTTGTGGACGACCCAAATTTAAGGGTTGTGTTCATGGACTTCCTCAACCCCTTGCTCTTGTAATCTTTGGAAGAAAATCTCGTGTTATGGGGTCTTTCTTTCTATGAAAATCTATAAAATCACCGAAGCC